AGGACAAGTCTAACAGGAACTTAGCTCAGTGGTATGCTAGCTATTAGAGCGCCTCGAGTAACTACGAGGAGGTCGGTTGTTCGATTCAGCCAGTTCCTACTAAAAGGGGAAGAAGTTTACAAAACATTAGAGATGTTGTGACTTCTCTTAGAAACATTTAACCATAGGTTAAAACGATTGCCTGTCACGCAATAGTAGTTGGTTCAAATCCAGCCTTCCCCGCGAAGTGCATCTAAGTGCTTCCCCGCGAAGTGCATCTAAGTGCTAAACTCTAGATAAATATCTTAAAGTTTCACTTAGATGTCAAATGTCAAACAATATCATTTCACGTATAAAACAACGTGTTTGATAAACGGGAGATATTACTTAGGCATGCATTCGACCCGTAAGTTGGATGATGGCTATTTAGGTTCAGGAATAGTCTTAAGACGATCTCTTTATAAATATGGAAGGGAAAATCATAAGATTGAGATTTTAGAGTTCTTTGAGAGTCGGGAAGATTTAACAAAAGGAGAAATTCAGTTAGTAACTGAAGAAATTTTGAGAGATCCTCTTTGTATGAATTTAGCGTTAGGAGGAGGTAATGGATGGACTGCATATAATAAAGATGCAAACGCTTCTAAAAATAAAAAATGGAACAGTATTCATAAAAGATTTTTAGGAAAGAAGCATTCACAGGAAACTAAACAGCAAATATCTAAGACTTCTATTGAAAGAGGAATTCAAAAGGGAGAAAATAATCCAATGTATGGAAAGACTCATTCACAGGAAACTAAAATTAAATTAAGTGAGTTAAAAACAGGAATATTAAACTCTCAATTTGGAACAATGTGGATAACTAATGAATCTGAAAATAAGAAAATAAAGAAAGACTCCTTAATTCCAAAAGGATGGAAAAAAGGAAGAAAAATGTCGCATTCGCCTAGTAGGTAGGGCAACGGCCTTTCAAGCCGTATTCGAAAGATGTGGGCGGGTTCGAGCCCCGCATGCGATACATAAAGACGTCGCGTTCGTCTAGTGGCCTAGGACCCCTCCCTTTCACGGAGGTAACAGGGATTCGAATTCCCTACGCGATACTAACGGTCTGACAGCCGTAAAATGTGGTGTTGCATATGGCTCGCGAGTAAGTATGCAAAGTTGCTAAGAAATGCCGCAGGTAATAGCTTACGGCTGTCAGACAATACGGAGCCGGGGTCTGCTCGGAGTGGACGTCTCCCTGTCACGGAGTACAATCAGGTGGGTTCGAATCCCATCGGTTCCGCAAGTTAGGTATAATAGCCTAACGATTAACGTTGGTAGTAACGAAATGAACTCAGACATCGCTATACCCTGTTGTTTGAGACGATGACTGAAAGGTCAGCCAGCAGACTTTCGAAGGTTTGTAAACCCCAAGAGTAAAGGGATATGAGGAGGTTACGTTAATCAAACTTATTTGAGCTCCAAACGCTGGTCCAAAGCGGCTGGAATGCACACAACAACCCTGTAAAGGGGAGAACGGAACTGGACTACCGTCTCAAATCGTTTCAGTGGAGCTCTTTATGGCCCTGTCTACTAATTGGCTTAGGTAATCGCCCTCTCAAGGCGAAAATGCGGGTTCGAACCCCGTCGGGGCAACACCAGTGCATCTTTGTACTTTCGTTAGATAAATAGTCTAAAGGAATACTGAGATGCCAAGAAAGGAACATAAATATCATTACATTTACAAGACGACTTGTAAAGTAACAAATAGGTTTTACGTTGGGATGCACTCAACCGATAACTTAGACGATGGGTATTTAGGTTCAGGGTTAAGGTTGAGGCGTTCTTTATATAAACACGGTAAAAAGAATCATGTTCTGGAGATTTTAGAACAATATGATTCACGAGAAGAGTTAGCAAAACGTGAAGCGGAGTTAGTGAATGATGATCTTTTGAAAGATCAGCTATGTATGAATTTAACACACGGCGGGCAGGGAGGAATTCCTAAGTCAATATTAGACGACGCTGAAAAACTTTTAAGTTTTCATACATTAGGCGGAAAAATTTCAGGAAGTAGTGAAGAGAATCGACAAAGACAAAGAAGACGTTTTATAAACCTACATAAAGACGGTGTTATAGAAATTCCAAATTGGAAAGGTAAGACACACAGCTTTGAAGCTAAAATGAAAATGAGTGAAAAAGCCAAATTAAAAATCGGAAATAAAAACTCTCAATTTGGAACAATGTGGATAACTAATGGATTTAAAAATCAAAAGATAAAACAAAGCCAACTAATTCCGGAAGGCTGGGTAAAAGGAAGAAAATGAGACATAACTCAGACCGACTGTCACCGTGAAAAGGGCAGACCTCCTTGCAAAAATCAAGGAAAACAAAGAAAGCCACATTGTCGAATACGAAAAAGTGGTAGTGGCCTACAGGGTAGAAGCTAAAAAACAGTTACGCGAGCAGACAAAGAAGCTTCGTAACGGCGAATTGAGCCTCCACCTACATCTGGTTTCACCGGTAAACATCTCTGATGAGTATGATAAGATCATCAAGATGTTTGAATGGGAAATTGAAGAGGTTGTAGAGTTATTACAAAGCGAGTTTAACCAATATGTTTTGGATGAACTTCCGTTTTCGATCCAGGCAAAGTCATTAAATAATACTTATTTAAGAGGATAAGGTTATGACCGAAAAGGAGTTTGACGATTTCTTAGAGTTTAAGGTTGGTGGGCTGATAAACGGACGCTATCCTGATCGACCAAAGATAGTCTCACACGGCTTTTTTTCAATAGGACCAGGATGGTACTCCATCGTAAAGGATCTGATTGAAAAGCTTATTGAGCTTGGTTGGAACCGAGAGATATGCCAAGTTAAGGAAAAGTTCGGAGGCTTACGCTTCTATATCAATGATGGTTCGCCTGAGATATTTGCAGCCATCCGAGAAGCCGAAAACAAGTCATATGAGACTTGTGAGAAGTGTGGAGAACCTGGAATGGCTAAGAAGTCGCCTAGTTGGATTTTAACCCTTTGTGATAAACACAGGGAAGAACGGATAAAAGAAGGGGAAAGTGCGTAACGTTGTTAAAAAGTCGGACTTAATTCAGATCTTCCTTGAAAGCAAGGGGATCAAAAGCATCGATGACTGTACGCCGAGACAAAAACAAATCCTAAAGAACGAAAGCCCAGCGATGTGGCTTAATTATCAATGGGACCTAACGAAAGATGAAAAGGCAAAAGCTACCACTTCGACTGTTTAAGGTCGAATGGACCCACACTGATGGGTACCACGCTCCCTACTCGTTTGTAGAAGCGGAAACAAGAGAAGAGGCTGAGAAGCTTCAAAGAGAAACAAAGTAGTGACTGACGGATTTTCCTGAAAGCTGGTGATGGAGACTGTTTAGAACAAACTTAGTTTGGACAGCAGAAGAAGTAAATGGGTGGAGGAGGTCACCTCTGAAGCCTAAAGGAATTGATGTCGGCAGCCGAATCAGGTAAAGATGCAGATGCCGACATCAAATAGGAGTATAGCTCAGTTGGAAGAGCGCATCGTTGACATCGATGAGGTTCAGCAGTTCGATCCTGCTTACTCCTACAATATATAAAGTCGAAAGTTCGAATAAATAATAAAAACTCGAACTTAAATGATTTGTCAAAATTGTGAATGTGAACATGATGGAAGTTACGGTAGTGGAAGATTTTGTTCTTTAAAGTGTGCTAGAGGATTTAGCACAAAAGCTAAGAGAAAGGAGATTAATAAAAGTATCTCCGGTCGAATGATCGGTAAAGGAAATCCAGATGTTACTTTAATATGCAATAATTGTGAAAAACCATTTACTGTACATTGGAATAAAAGAAAACAGAAAACATGTTCTCGTAAATGTGCCAGAAAAATATTTTGGACTGAAGATAAACGAGAATCTTTTGGTAAAATTATAAGTTTACGAAACGGAGAAGGTAAAGCTGGTTTTTCTTTTGGTAATAAGAAATCGATATTTGAATTTAAAAACATTAAAGTGAGATGTGATTCAAATATTGAAAGATTAGGAATAGTTGCAATAATAAAAGAATATAAAATTAAGGATATTAGACGCTGTGATTTTTCTATTAAGTATCAATATAATAATAAGAATCACTACTTTAATCCTGATTTCTTGATTGAAAAAGAAGATGGCGGAATTATTATTCTTGAATGTAAGTCTACGATAAGTAAAAACTCAACATTAAAGGAAACTCGTCCGTTTTATTTTTTAACAGTTGAAGAGAAGAAAAGAGCACTTAAGGCATATTGTGAATTAACTCAGAAAATTCCAATATGGTTTGATAGTGGTAAATTACAAAAATTGTAAAAAATGCGCCCAAAGGACAAAGCAATTTTTAAGTTTAATGGAGGTCTTGGTGCCTTACTTTGTTCTGGGTGTAGTGTAATAATAAGAACTGGAAGTTCTTTCACAGATGATGAAAGAAAGGCCATGAGAGGTGAAATAGACCTTGAACCTTGTTATTGCGATAAATGTAAAGAGACAGGCTCCAGTAGGTCGTAAGACTGAAAGGTGTGTACAGCCGAGGTATAGGATTCCCTGGGTGCCGCTGTCTCGATTCGGATTGGTAGTTCAGCTGGTTAGAATGCCGCCCTGTCACGGCGGAGGTCGTGGGTTCGAGTCCCATCCATTCCGCACTAAAAAATTAAAGATGATTGAGTTCTACCTCGAGGCATACACAGACGAGTCAGCAGACAAAGTTAGGTTCATGCTGTCTGAACTTAATGAGTCAGACGTCGACCAACGATATCATTCGACCCACCGTGTCTCCAATAGAGACGGGTATCTTTTTTCTATAAAAGGTACCTGGGAGTTATATAAAGCATTTTCTCATAAGTTTGAAGAGCTGGGACTTTCAAGTCTTGCTCATTATGAAGAAGAAGTTGAAGCATAACATCCAATCAGACAATCAATTAAGTATAATAACAAAACACATTTAAAGATATGACAGATTTCAAGAACATCACAGAAGAACAAATGAACGCAGCTAAGCTGAAGTTCACTGAAAACAACCTCGGAGTTCAGATGAATAAACTGGCCTCAGGAGTTGAAGCAAAATGGGGCGAATTGACTGACCCTGAACTTTACAGCATAAACCAACTGCGTAATAAGATGTTGGAAGTTGCTGTGAAGATAAACACCTCATGCGATGACCCTATTTTAGGAGACACTTCAGTTGCATTCACTCATACTACCGGTCGTGGTAAGAAAGTGAAGGTAACCTTCTTCGACATATACCTGTTCTTGCGTGCAGCATACGTTTACCAAAAAGAAACTGCTGAATACAAGAAGGCACAGAAAGAAGCACGTGACCTTAAGAAATTCATCGACCAAAACAAGTCGACTGAGGACAAGATTAAGGACGCTACTTCTAAGCTGTCTGAGTTCCAAACCAAATTTGGTGAGGACCTGGTAGGCGAAGAATAAAAGAGCTTAAATCCTTCTTAGAATACGTAAAACAATGTGAAATGTTGGCCAATAGGTAGGCCAATTGTAATCCAAACAATCCGTTGCTGGTTCGATCCCAGTCGTTTCAAACATCATTAGAAGGATAAACTTATGCCGGGATTTTAGATATTTTTATGACTTTTTCTACTGGGCTTGCCCTATTAAGCCTAAACAAAAAGTTGGTTTTTCAAGAGGGTCTTTGTCACCTAACAAAGAGGAGTAAACGGAAGGAGCAATACCGTCCACCGAAAATCTAAGTGAAGACGCGAACAGTACCTTAGATACCTTATGGTCCCTCTCTATGCCTGAGATAGAAGAAAATGAAGTAAATCGTCGCCTTATAAGCGAAGGTATGGCTGGCTCAAATCCGGCCTCGGGCACCAAGAATGACTGAGCTTAATATTCCTTGAACAACAAGGGGCTCTTTCGTTCGATATTTTTAACAGACCGACTTAGAAAATCAAAACTCAGTTTTTGTGGAAAAAATGAAATTAGTCGGTCTTAAATTTTTTAATTAATATGACACAGACAGCATCAACCGTCTCAACTAAGAGACCAAGAAAGCTTCAAATAGGAAGCAACACATCAAGTGACAAGCCACGTTTCCCACAAACATTGGAGACCCTGCAGTTCTTAAGGACAGCTAAAGGTAAATCTGATTCTTTAATTCATGCACACCTGGACAAGGCATATGCAGAAGTAAAGAAGGAAGGGTTTGAGCTACTACTTGAGCGTATCTTCATTCATATTGGTGACGTTTCTCGTCAACACAACGTGCTCAAGGAACTTGGTATCAAGTCTCAGACAGGCGGTGCACAAGAACGTTCAATATTCCGTTCCATCCTAAGATGGTGGGAAAAGAAGATGCCTGAATCGTTTAAGAGAAACATTAAGCTTATTGCAGAGTTTACTTTGTATGAGAACCTTATGTTCTACCAGATAACTACTGACAGGAAAAAGGGTAATGTCATCTCAGAAGAGACACTGTTTCCAATGCCTGAGGTTGTTCATGAGTTTCTTGCATCTCAAATCAGAGCAGGACGAGACCTACGCCTGATAGCAAGACACTTACCTAAATATCAGACAGGTAAGAACCGTGTAAGCAAGCTCGTAGTTAAGGCCAAGAAAGATAAGACCGAGTTTAAGGTAAAAATTGACGGTCGTGAATGGATTAAGGTAAACGGTGAGAGAGTTGAGGGTCCTACCATAAAGGTTAAGGTCGGTGATATAGTTACATACTCACGTCAAAAGAAGGGAGCAACACTTAAGAAACAAGTGTTTGTCAATGCCTGGATAAGGAATTTCTGTGAGGTTATGGGTTGGACAACTGATCAGTACCGAGACTTCCGTAAAAAGCAAGACTCAGCAGAACAGAAGTTCTCAAGCAAGAATGTCTTAGGAATGGCAAAGTCAGACTTTGATGAGTTTCTTGACAAGCTGACAGCTGGTCAAAGGTTCCGTGTAGCAAGGATGCTTGCTTTCAAGGACGAGAAGGGTAAGCTTAACGCAAGGCCTAAGTGGGAAAAACTTGGTGAATGGTATATTCAATGGGAAAAGGGACAAGAAAAAGTCGCTGACTCCCTAAGGGAGCTTGCCGTTCATGGAGTAGAAGACCCACAGAAGAAAAAGGAACTGATGACTCAACTTAAAGTTAAGGCAACCGGTATGCAGACAGTAGACTTAATTGTTCAACTGCTTGGTGGTAGATATTCTGACTCTCAGATTAATACCACTTACCAGGCCCTTATCGAAAAGATGGACCTTATTGCAAACGTCTTCCCAGTAATCGACGGTTCTGGATCGATGGACGCAAACGACATAAACGTCAACGGAAACTACCTGAGCAGAAGGTTGGTTGCATATACTCTTGCAATCGCTCTAAGCACAAGAAACCCAGTTGACGAGTTTAGAAACACCTTTGGCTGGTTCTCAAGCAACTTCCACGTCTGCGGTAACTCCAAGTATGTGGACGAAAGGCCAAACCCATACGTCCAAAGAAGAGCGTTTCAACGTCAGGTCCCAGAATACGCAGTTCTTTCTCCAGGTAAGACCTTTACGGAAAACCTGGCAGCAATAAAGGCTGCTGACCCTCAGGAAGTATCATCGACAAACATATCGTCTGCCCTTGAATACTTCATGGACCTTGTCAACAAGGGTAAATGCAACCTTGAAGACCTACCATCTGCCCTGTTATTCATAACAGACGGTGAACATAACACCGGAACACACCCTAAGCTGACTTTAATGAAAGCTTCGAGGATGGGTTGGAACCCACTGGTAATCTTCTGGGGTATTAAGGACCTACCATACACCATAACCAAGGAAATGGATAAGGTTTCAAACGTACTCCTAGTGAGCGGATTTAACGAAGGAACAATCTCTCAAGTCCTTCGAAACATAAAAACAGGTTCTATTGACCCTGAGACCGAACTTTGGGCTATCTATGATGACCCAAGATATTCGGTGATAAAGTAAAGTTGGGAGTGAGTGTTAGTTGAAAGGAAGGCATGAAAGTGTCTTCCTTTTTTGTTTTTAACACACTTAAATAATATTAACACAGCTGTTTTGGTATTTTTTATTAGAAATACACTCGAAATGAACTTTTTTAAGATAAAGATAAGTCTAATTGCACTGTTGATTGCACTGTTTTTAACAGTAAAGCCACAACAACCTAACACATGTGTAACCTATTTTAACAATCCTTCATTTGAAGGTTGGAGGTTTTTTTGGCCAGGCATACCGCCGCCTGAATGGACTCAAGTTGGACCAAACCAAACTCCCGACATGCAGCCTGGATTCTTTGGACTTAATATGCAGCCAACAGATGGCAACTGGTTTTTAGGCCTATGTCACCAATCACAATACGGTTGGCAGGAAGGAGTCACTCAAAAGATAAACTTTCCTTTCGAACCAGGTATCAAATACTCGTTTAAAATAGATGCTGCCAATTCAAGCACACACGAAGGAGGTACCATACCGGACCATGCTCAACTTTTAATATATGGAGGAGACTCTCTCTATGATTTAGATACACTGTTATGGTCGTCTAATGATTTATATCCCTTTGATACATGGATGACCCTAAATGTGTCCTTTATTCCCAACCAACAGATAACATGGGTGACCTTTCTTTGTTATAACTTGGGAAATTGGAACTGGCCGCCGACCAACCCTTACATAATGTTAGATAACATACGTGACGTTAGGCCAGCACAGTTTAACGTAAACCTTACACCAGGTGTTATAAGTGAGCCTACATGTAATGGATTAGACGACGGGTTTATAACATGTCAGTCTTCTGGTAAATTCTCTCCATTCACATATAAGTGGAACACTGGGGAAACTGAACAGACGATTAAAGTTGTAGCAGGAACTTACAATGTGACCGTGACTGATTCTACTGGGTGTAGTGTTACAACATCAGTGGACATAGGTGAACCTTCAAAACTTGAAGCAAACCGTCTTATAAGTTATTCTTCATGTAAAACATGTGATGCAGGTCAAATTAATGTTTTTGCGTCTGGAGCAACTCCACCGTATTCATATTTCTGGTCGACCGGAAGTACATCGGACTCAATTTTCGGTTTAAAGGAAGGAGACTATGAGTTTACTGTCACCGATTTCAATGGTTGTTCAGTAAGCGGTTCTGAACACATTGTAAACACTCATAACCGAGACGTGTTCATTCCTAATGCATTTTCGCCTAATGGAGATGGCAACAACGATTACTTTGAAGCATATGGTAACAAGCTCAACTGGAAAAAGATGAGCGTCCAAGTGTTTAACAGAGATGGTATCTTACTCTTCCAATCAAATGACCCCGACTTTAAATGGGACGGTAGGTTTGATGGTGAAGGAACTCTGCCTGGCGTATATGTCTACATTTTTAAAGTGACATACCTTGATACATACATGGATGAAATGAGAAAAGGCAGTGTAACTGTTATAAAATAACCGCATTCTTAAATGATAATTTCTACTGCCCGCCCAACGGCAGGCCGTCTGGACTCGTTTAGAGACAACGAACCAATGGTCTTGCTGATTGAAGACCTTGAACACATTCAAAGAAACATCCTCACTGATGATACATCTGAGATAACAGACGTAAGACATCAAATATCATCGTTACAATCTAAGGTTAAGTCATTAAAAAACGAAGAATTTGATGCTGAATTAGGAAGAATAAAGATGCTAAACGCATCAAAGTTTCCTTTTTATATGTCTAAAACCGTCCCAGGCATAAAAATTCCACTAAAGGAAGACCCAAAAAGGAAAGGAGAATGGGTAGCCGATTTTTCTAAGATTTATGCCGAACGAAAGGAATTTCAAAGAAGACTAAAACACCTTAAAGAAAATGTCCTACCTGAATTGAGGGTAAGCCAAGGAATCCGAAACATTTTCATCCTTGAAAACTTAGACACTAATCTAGCATACGTAGTCTCTTCAGTCTATTATGAAACGTGTGATGAGTTATTTCAACAGTTTCTATATACATCTTACAATAAAGAGGTCGATGCGATAAAACGTTCTTCTAAATGGAACACCTTTTATGTCGGTGCACTTGCAGAAAAAGTAGATAAAGGTCCAGTCTTTCACCAGATCTTAGAATACCTTTCTGTGAAAGGATATGAGACATACAACATAAGGTTTAAGGACATGTCTGATAAAATAATAGAAGCATCATATGCTACTGAAGAAGTTTGAGAGTGCACTGGAAGGTGATAAAGAAATAGTCCTTGTTGACATGGACGGTGTAATCTTTGACTATAAGAAAAAATAGGTAGAGATTTTAGAAAAAGATCCATCAATTCAATACCCACAATCGACCCCTGGATTCTTTTCTGACCTTGAACCAATGCCAAAAGCAATAGAGTCTGTCAGGGAACTTGAAAAGAATTATGATGTATGGATTTGTACACGAGCAAGCCCACACAACATTCACTCATACTCTGAAAAACGAATCTTAATAGAGAAGTATTTTGGGTTTGATATGTGTAATAAGTTAATGATAGTACCGAATAAGTCTATGGTAATTGGTCATTACTTAATTGACGATAACATACATAAAGGATTCACAGGAAAATCTCTTCTTTTTGGATCTGATGAATTCCCAAACTGGAATGCAATTTTGGTATATTTCTCTAAACAAAAGTAAATGTCAGATTTATCTTCAGAATACGACATAGGAGTCATAATAGGACGATTTCAAGTCCATGAACTTCACGAAGCCCACAGAAACCTCATTGATGAGGTTTGTAAAAACCATAAAAAGGTAATCATCTTTATTGGAGACAATGCGCAGATACCTCGTTCTAAACGAAACCCATTAGGTTACAAAGAGCGCGAACTGATGATAAAAGAACTTTATCCTCATGTAACTGTTATGCCTTTACAGGACAGACGAATAGATGAAGTGTGGAGTCAACAACTTGATTCTCGAATACGTGAAGTCTATCCGACAGGTAAGGTGTTGTTGTATGGCGGTCGTGATTCTTTTATTTCTCACTATAAAGGACAGTTTAAGTGTGAAGAATTAAAGCAGGAAGTTTACGTGTCTGGAACTGAAATTCGTAAAAACATAAAATGTGAGGTTCTTTCTTCTCCTGATTTCAGGGCCGGTGCAATCTATCAAATATACAATAGGTATGACTGTCTCTATATGACGGTTGATATTGCTCTTTTCGACACTCCTGAGATGCAAAAGATTCTCTTAGGTAAGAAACCTAATGAGTCTAAATATCGTTTTATTGGTGGGTTTATAGACCCTAAAGACTCAAGCTTAGAATACGCTGCTCTTAGGGAACTTAAAGAAGAAGCAGGTCATATTGAGACCGGAAACGCCAACTATGTTGGTTCGTTTTTAGTAAACGATTGGAGGTATAAGGCAGAGTCTGATAAAATAATGACGGCTCTATTTTACACGACGTATTCCTTTGGTACGCTTGAACCGTCTGATGATATATCAGAGATTAGATGGTTCCCAATAAGCGAAATCATTGGAGAGAAAGCAAAAGGAGCCGATAAGAAAATCATACAATACTGGATGAACTCCTTCTTAGTAGAAGAGCACCATCCGTTGATGGAAGCACTACTTAATAAGGTCATAATAAAGAAAGAGAATGAGCAATTCAGCTAAATTTTGGACAGGTCTAGGACTCCTGACACAGCTTATCCTTTTAATATTCTGCTGGGAAGCCGAAGCGACGGTTAACGGAATCCTAGGATTCGTGACTCTTCTTTTTATATTTGAAGATAATGATCCTCCTGTAATTGTGTGGTTTAATTATCCAGTAGCAATAGTGATGATCATCGCTGGAATAATCATGAGTATCGTCTGGCTATATAAAAATTCGATTGGACGATTTAATAAGTGGTTGGATTCAATAGATTTTAGTAAATTATTCTAAAGAAAAAACAAAGAGGAAAATGTCGAAAACGCAATTTAACTTCGGTCCTATATTCGACTATGATGAGAACTTACTTATCATGTCGGACTCATATAAACTAACTCACCCAGGCCAATACCCTAAGGGAACAAAGAAGATTATATCTTATTTGGAATCACGTGGAGGTCTATTCAACACCACACTGGTTTACGGCCTAAATTATCTGATAAAGAAATACTTAGTCGGCCAGGTAGTCACCATGGAAAAAATTGACGATGCGGAGCAGTTCTGGAACGCACACTTCGGGAAAAAGGTGTTTCCGCGTGCTGCATGGGAACGAATCGTAAACGTCCATGGAGGTAGACTACCCGTAAGGATTAAAGCTGTCCCTGAAGGAACATTAGTTGGCACAAGGAATGTGCTCGTCCTTATTGAAAGCTTAGATGATGAGCTTCCATGGCTGACCAACTTTTTAGAAACCCTCATAGTTGAGGTGTGGTACCCAATAACAGTAGGAACCTTATCCAGGGAAATTAAGAAAGTTTTCTTTGAGTGGTTCAAAGAGACTACAACCTACTCAGATGAAGAGATCCTGTCAATCATAGAATTTATGTTGCATGATTTCGGTATCCGTGGAGCAAGCTCGCCACAATCTGCTGCTTGGGGCGGTTCGGCCCACCTCTTAAACTTCAGAGGAACAGATAACGGAATGGCAATCCGTCTTGCCCAGAAATGGTATAACACACGTGAAATGTTGGGCTTCTCAGTGAGTGCGTCAGAACACTCAACAATAACAAGTTGGGGCAAAGAAAATGAAATTGAAGCTTATAGAAATATGCTTCAAATATATCCTGAAGGAACATTTGCATGTGTTTCTGACTCATATGACGTATTAAATGCAGTCCAAAACATATGGATGGGCAAGGAGTTAAAACCACTTGTTTTAAACCGAGACGGTAAAGTTGTCATACGACTTGACTCAGGGTCGGCTAAGGTAACGATAAAAGTCATCTTTGATGTTTTATGGGACCGTGCAGGTGGACATGTGAATGGTAAAGGGTTTAAAGTATTAAAGGAAAATGTCCGTTTGTTACAAGGTGATGGTATCAATTACTTCTCAATCCTTGAGATTAAGAAAATGATGATGGAAGAAAAGATATCCCCTGAAAACCTCGTTTTCGGTATGGGTGGAGCACTTCTTCAAAAAATCGACCGAGACACTCAAAAGTTTGCATTTAAGTGCTGTGCTCTTTATCAAGAAGTTAAGGGAGTATTGACGATGGTCGAGGTCTCTAAGTCTCCGATAGAGTTTGATGACCAGGGCAATCGTGTCGTATCGTTTAAGAGAAGTAAGAGTGGTAACCTTAAGTTGGTACGAACAGATAATCAGGAGGAACGTGATGTCTACAAGACAATAACAAACCATGACCCTGACTTTGACACCGCTCTTGATGAGCTTGTGACAGTCTTTGAAATGGGAGAGTTGATTGAAGACTATCGATTTGAAGAAATACGTGAAAGGGCAAAGATTAAACCAGGTTCTAAAATCGACCCGGTGTTAGAAAAAGACTTTTCATAAAGATTAATAATCTCTAAGAGCGGAAAGAGTCGGCCTTGAGTCGGCTCTTTTTGTTTTAAGAGAACCCCAGCCACACCTTAGAGTAAAAAATAATATGCACAATCTTATGTTAGACGATACACGAGACCTCAAAGAGTTTAAGCCAATTTTAGAGGGCCTCGTAGACGATTTTGGTTACACTTACTACCATGCCATTCTTACTTGGTGTGGAATCATACACACAGATCGAGAAGACGATGTCTGTTTTTGGCAAGTGTGGGTCATCAAAAAAGAAGGAAGGACTGTTGGGATATGTGGAATGTATTCTCTTGTCCCAGGAGTAGAAACATTGTGGCTTGGTTGGTTTGGGATCTTACCTGAATTTAGAAACCTAAAAATTGGAGAAGACGTCCTTAAGACAATGGAGGCATATGCCAAGAAAATAGGCTGCAAAACCATAAGAACATATGTTGATGAGGAAGGTAAGCCGCTTTCTTTTTATTTTAGAAATGGCTTTAAAAAGATTGGTATTGTTTCAGAGATAATTGAAAAGGAAGGTTATGATCCTGAAGAATTTGAGGGATTGAATGATCATGTTCTTGAAAAAAACTTAGCATAATTGAAAGACGTAGCAGCACGGTTCGACGAGTTTATCGCAAACAAATACCCCACCTTAAAATTTAGGCCACAACAGAGAGAAGTTATTATTGACATCATAGAAACCTTCTATGAAGGTAAGACTGAGTTTTACTTATTGGACGCACCTACTGGTTCTGGAAAATCAGTGATAGCTATTTTGTTTTCAGACTTTGTGTCAAGTGAGGGAAAAACCGGGTATATTCTTGCATCAGACCTTGCCCTTCACTCACAGTATGTTAATGACTTTAATGGGTTTAACCTCAACTGGGGAATAGTGAAAGGAATTGACAATTACATATGTGACATAAACGGAGAAAAGTTTTCATTAGGTGAATGTAAGATGAGAAGCATGACAACGACCGAAGCAATGGAACTACCATGTTATCCAACATGTGGTTATTTTTCGGCTCGTGAAAGGGCAATGAAAGCACCTGTTAGCTTGATGACTTATCCATATGCTCTCATTCAACGAAACTATGTTGAGGATAAATTTAGAGAGATGGGACAACCTGCACCATTTGGACGAAGGGACTTTGTAGTCTGTGATGAAGCTCATAAGGTGACTGAGATAGTTCAAAATCATTTCAGCCCAGTAGTAAACGAAAACATACTTAAGACTTCAAAGAAATTAAGAGACTTTTATTCAAAGAACAGGTTTAAGAAACCTGAATGTGATTTGAATTTTTTGAAAAGAGACATAGATTCAATTGAAAGAGAGGAAGATAAAGTGAAACTCAAAGAAAAACTTGAGAGGATTAAAGTCAATTTAGGGGAGTTAGTCAGAGTAGGTGAATCTGTTAAAAGAAGAGCTAAAGCAAATTATTCAGCAAACACTAGACTTCCAAAAGAATGGAGAAATGCTATGAGGAACCTGGACTTCATTAAGGATGTTCAGTGCAAAGTGGAGGACTATTGCTTCATATTAGACCAAACAGATGTCGAAAGCATGATTAAAAACCCTCAGGAGAATGCCACAGTGTTTAATTGTTTAGATGAAAGGTATTTGATGTATAAACACTTCAACTCTCGTTTTGGATTTAAACTTATGATGACGGCGACGATGGGAAAACCTGAAGACTATATGAGAGGTCTTGCTGCTAAGTCTGTGAGATATTTTAAGATGCATTCCACGTTCGATTACAGCAATTCACCAATTGTTTATTATCCAGGAAGGCGGATGTCAATGAAAAATAAGGAACAAAACCTACCATGGTTAGTTGAAACTGTTTCTGAAATCCTTGAAGAAAACAAGGAATTTCCAGGCATCATACATTCAGGTTCGTATGAACTTGCAAATAGAATATATGAAGGATTAAGCAAGGAACAGAGAGCAAGGGTGCTTTTATATAGAGGAACCGAAGAAAAGGAAAGAAGCCTCAATAAATTTACAAGTCTTAAAAACATGGTAATAATGGGACCATCTTTGCTTGAAGGTCTAAACTTAATAGACGACTTAAGTAGGTTCCAAATTTTCGTGAAAATACCCTATCCATCTCTTGGTGATAGATACGTTGCTGCAAAACTAAAGCATTCACAAAAATGGTATAACTGGAAGACTGCCCTTTCGATATTACAGGGAGTAGGGCGTTCAGTCAGGACTCCTGAAGATTGGGCAAGAACATACATACTTGACGGATGTTTTTCTGATATTTTGAGAAACAGTCCGGACCAATTTCCAGAAGAATTTACTAACAGAATTCGGCTTAAGGGAACAAAATAAGTTTTGATGTAAATTAGGCCTCTTTTTTAGTGATAATCAAGTATAAATAAGAAAAAGTTTCGCTATTATGGCAGATGAAAAGAAAAAGGGTGTAGTTATGTCGTTTGAGGAATATCTTGCAAAAGAAGAAGGTTCAACTGATACTCAAACTACTGATACTCCACAAGGTGATTCAACAGCTCAGGCATCAACTTCACCGGATGCAACTCCAGCTCCATCAGCAGGTGGAACAGGCGATGCAGCACCAGCTGGTGATGATACTGATTTAATGTTACTAGATGAGCCTGAATCAGGAGATCAAGGTCAAACTGCAGCTCCAGCCGCCACTGCTCCAGCTCAACCAGTAGCATAAGAGCAAGTATTAATACTTGTGAAATTTTAAAAAAAGGGGTCTATGATGGTAGTGGATACAACACAGGTATTGAATGTTGTTCAGACGTCCAAGGAGATATTAAGCGAGGATGTTCTTAAGTTGATAGGTCAAACAATAGGTGGTGCATTAGCTGTCGGATTACCTGTACTTTATCTTTGGATCCAAAAGAAAGCTAAGACCATAAATTGGACCAAAGAAAAGCTTGACATTCAATCGATAGTTAATAATCGAATCGTTGAAACACGTGCAAGGACAGGCGTTGATAGAGTTGCAATTTGGGAATTTAGTAATTCAGATAAAACTGTCACTGGATTTCCATTTCTCTTTATCACAATGACCTTTGAAAAGACTGCTGAATATATTGCAAATATTCGAGACAAGTTTAATAAGGTTCCAGCATCATGGTTTGCACCAATAAATGGTCTCTTTATTCCAACTGATGTAAAGTATGGAATTTTTTACGACGATGGCACTGTCATTCTCGATGGAGAGACTAAATCCGAAAAGGACGATGAGATTGCTTCTCTGTTAAGAGCATATGGAATAATGTCAACTGCCGCTGTTAAACTTACAAATGACATTTCAGACGGTTTGATGATAATTAACAGTCATATCGAAAAACTTACGTTTACTGAAGACGAACTTGAAAGTCTTTTTGGTGATGCGAGATTCATATGGTTCAATCTAGCACAAAGACCTAAATAAAGACAGTAGTTGACGAATTTGAAGAGGGACCAATAGGTCCCTTTTTCGTTTTTAGTATATTGGTAATATGGAAAATTCAACTCCAATCATTTTTCTTGATTTAGATGGTCCAATCGTGACAGACCAGATGGCGTGTCAATCAAACAATAATAAGTGGGGTGCCACTAAGTTTGATAAAGATAATGTTATGGTTCTTAACAAGATACTTAAGCTATCTGATGCTGAAATAATCATTTCTAGTGATTGGAGACACCATTACTACCTTGAAGAATTAAAACAAATATTTGAATACTTTGGAGTAATAAAGAAACCAATTGGAGTTACTTGTAATTTTTCTAAACAGTTTACTTCATTAGACTTAGAAGGAGCAAGAAGTGCTGAGATAATAGAATGGTTGAAAACAAACGGATCCAATAGAAAATGGGTTGCAATTGATGATTTACTTTTAACAGTTCCAAACTTCATTCATATAAAAAGAACTAAAGAAGGAATTAAACAGACCGGGTTAAAAGACAAAATCTTAAAGTTCCTTGTTTAGTATAAAGTTATTAAAGTAATAGCTAACAATGGAGAAAGCGAAAAGAAAAGAGCTTGCACAACAGGCAACGTTAAGTGCAATGGATGCAATAAAAACGACTCGTTCAGTTGGAATGATTCAGACAGACGAAGATCTATCTAAGATACTATGTTCATGTATTGAAGTAGTGATGGAAGAGACTGAAAAGATTGTACTGGATGACCAGAAGGTAAAAAATGATATTGTGTTGGACGCATAATTGGGTATCTTTATTCCATAAACTGTGATTTGTGAATATTAAGTACCGAGCAATACGTTGGTTTCTAAAGTTTAGAAAGAACCATCAAAAGATAAACCCAAGGGAGGAAAGAATTTTAAGAATAGTTAAATCACTCTTAAAAGACGTGACGACCGACCTTTATTATGCACCCATAAACAACACAAGATACATAAAAACAAGCGATGACAAGATGTTTGTCATCATCTATGCTGATAGTGTCGTAATTAGCAATCACCAATACTTTTACGACATCTCAATTGGAACAGATGCAGCCGAGGAATTAAGCGTAATCTTTGATAGGGTCACTGAAATGCGAAGAAGAAAGATGGAAAAGGAAATGTTAAATAATGTTTCAGTTTCGCTTGAAAAGATTGCAAATTCCTTGGAAAAAAGAGAAAATAATAAGGTGTTATGACAGCTAAGAAATCCACAACACCCATGCTAGACAATCACGGGAAGGACTTAACCCAGCTAGCAAAAGAGGGTAAACTTGATCCGGTCATCGGAAGAGAAAGAGAAGTCAAAAGACTAAGCCAAATCCTTGCCAGAAGAAAAAAGAACAATCCTATTATAGTAGGCGAGGCTGGTGTTGGTAAAACAGCAATCGTTGAGGGTCTTGCACAGATGATTGTGGGTAAAACGTGTCCCCGAATTCTTTTTTATAAGAAAATCATTACACTTGACCTATCATCAGTTGTTGCTGGAACAAAGTATCGTGGTCAGTTTGAGGAACGTCTCGAACAAATGGTTCATGAGTTAAAAAACAACCCTAACATCATCATCTTTATTGATGAAATACACACGATGATAGGTGCAGGAGGTGCAGGAGGTGCAATGGATGCAGCAAACATTTTAAAGCCTGCACTGTCAAGTGGTGAGCTTCAATGTATAGGTGCAACCACATTAGATGAGTATCGTCTGTCTATTGAAAAGGATGCAGCCCTTAATCGTAGGTTTCAAAAGGTATTAGTCGATCCTTCGACTCCTGCTGAAACTATGGTAATCCTTAATAAACTGAGGCCTAAATATGAAAATCACCACTCAGTTAAATACACTGAGGAAGCTATTGACGCATGTGTCACTCTATCTGAAAGGTATTTAACTGAACGTTTCCTTCCAGACAAAGCAATCGACCTTTTAGATGAAGCAGGTGCTAATGTTCAAATAGAAGGAGTGAAGACTCCTGAAGAAATAAGCGAGATTGAGACCAAAATCAATGTTCTTACTGAAGAAAAAAATATGGCTGCCAAACAGTCAAAATATGAACTTGCAGCCGAATATCGAGACAAGGTAATTGAGCTTAAGAAAGTGCTTGAGGAAGAGACGAATAGGTGGAAAGAAAATCTGATGAAGAATGAAAATCGTCCGGTCGTCACTGCACATAACATCGGCGAAGTTATTTCGTCAATGACAGGTATTCCGGTCTCTAAGATTGAAGAAGGAGAGATTGAGAAGCTCAGTAACATGAAAAAGGAACTGAATGACAATGTCGTCGGCCAATCAAACGCAGTTGAAAGAGTATGTCGGGCAATCCATAGGTCAAGGGCCGGCCTAAAATCGACCAAAAAACCTATAGGAACATTTATATTCCTTGGACCAACAGGTGTAGGTAAGACCGAACTTGCTAAACAAATTGCCAAGTTTATATTTGATTCAGAAGATGCTCTAATAAGGATTGATATGAACGATTATAGTGAGCAATTTACAGCATCAAGGTTATTTGGTGCACCTCCAGGATACGTTGGTTATGAAGATGGTGGCGAGCTTTCAGAAAAAGTTAAGAGAAAACCGTATTCAGTCATTTTGCTTGATGAAATTGAAAAAGCACACCCTTCTGTTTTTAATCACTTTTTAAGGATATTTGACGAAGGTATAGTTGTGGATTCGACTGGTAGAAAAATTGACTTCCGAAACACTATTATAATTATGACTTCAAATGTCGGCGTACGCCAGGCATCTGAATTAGGAGCAGGTGTAGGATTTAAGACTGCAAGTTCATTGGAAACAGGTGAAGCTGTAAAGAAGACAATTAAAAAGGAATTGATGAAACAGTTTCCTCCGGAGTTTATAAATCGTATAGACGAGATAGTCTATTTTGATAACCTATCTAAGGAAAGTCTAAGAAAGATTATTGAGATAGAACTAACAAACATCAAAAAGATGACGGAAGAAAATGGATACTCGTTCATCTTAACCGACCGAGCTAAAGATTTCTTAATAGATTCAGGATATGATGAAAAGTTTGGTGCAAGACACCTTAACCGAAGCATTAAGAAGAACTTAGAAGATCTACTTGCTGAAAACTACATCGATGGAAACATTAGTGAAGGGGACACCCTAAACATCGATGTTGACGATAAGAACGAAAACCTAATTGTCAAGGACAAACAAACAACGTCGGTGTAATTAATAGAGTATTTCGATAATTTTTGAAAGGGAACCCATTTGGTTCCCTTTCTTGTTTTAACGAGTTAACCTGAATAATAAATAGAAAAAAGAAGTCTACATATAATGAAACATACTTTTGAACTTCCAAAGACTGAAAGGACAAAAATATTGACCTTCAATGCATTTAAAGAAAACAAGGTCCAAGACCCAAAGAATGCATTGAAAGATGGCGGAAAGGTTGATGAATTAGAAAAAGGGAAAGACAATACCTCTAAACAAGGTATGAGCAAAGACCTTAAAATCAATCAAGCAGCATACGAAAGCTACACTGAAGTCGGAGACATGAAAGTAACTCTGGACCAAGTTAAGGGAAATTTGGAATCAAATGTGACCGAACTTCAAAGAGTTTCGTCCGACCTTTATCGTAAAGGATTTGAGACATATAGCGAAAAAGTCGACAGGATAGCTGAAGGAATAACGTCTTCTCTCCAGGAATTCGACTCAGTATTCACTGACCTTGACAACGAGGAACCTACCGATGTTATGTTTCCGAAAAAGCCTGAAGTGGAGACAGAAGTCGTAACAGAAGCACAAGGAGCGGATGCCGTCAAAGATCTAGACAAACAAATAGCTGAACTTGAAAAACAAAAGAAACAGCATGAGTTACAGGCAGCCCAACTTTCACAACAGGTAAATCAGCTTATCATACAGCGTGCAAACGTCGAGATAGCAGCAGCCAAGACAAATATGCAAGCATCACAAGGACAGCCAGGTCAGCCTGCACAACCTGCTCAGCAACCTACACAGGTTCCAGCACAAGCAACACAACCGACTGCAGTACCGCCTAATCCAATATCTTAAAACTAACAAGATAGCATGACAGAGGATCAGTTAATCAAAGACATCACAGATGAATTGACGTTTGCGAGAGCGATGCCATATACAATACCTGTCGAAGAAATAAAGCGTATTATAAAGAACGCAGAAAGGTATTTTTATGACAATTATCGTCATGCAGTAGACTCAGCATACCTGTTTATTCCTCAGGAAGTTTTTCAGACAGAACATTACAAGAAACACAAGATAATTAAACTACCTGATTGTGTTCATTTTGTTTGGCAATTAAGGGAACCAGGCGGTTCAAGCATATTTGGAACGTTTGACAGGGACTTCACTGAGACTAAGTTTATGGGTTCGGAGATTTTTCTTACTCCTTTTATGGGAGAATCTCTAATGTATAGGACAGTGATGTTTTCGTTTTTAGACCTCACTAAGGGTTTTATGATAGATACAATTGCCTACACTTTCAATAAGAACACTAATGAGATAACAGTTAAGGGTAGGACACCAAACGCAGGAGCAGTCGCTGAAGTTGCCAAGAAAATTGATAGGGGAGCCCTGTTTGATGATGAAATATTCCAAAGGTATGTTAGGGCAAAAGCAAAGATAAGACTTGGAGAGCTGTTGACAATGTTCGATTATCAACTTCCAGGTAATGTTAAGATAAACTATCAAAATGTCGTAACTAGAGCAGACAAGGAACTTGAAGAGGTTATGACAATGTTAAAAGGAGAGAACACTCCTGACTGGATGTATATGGTTAGATTCTAATATGGCTAAACCTAGCATAAGAGCTGAGAGAACTTACTACAGCCTAAGGATTTATATAAATGATAGCCTTCACTTAGAGTTAAGGATGGAGAATCATGATGGAGTTCAATCATGGTATGAAGGAGACAGATATAGAAACTATTTTATAGAGTTCTATAGAAAGGAAGGAGAACCCATCCTATTAGGTTATGACGATGTCGATAACTGGAAAGAGGTTCTAAAATTAATAGACGAAAACCTATAATGCTAAGCGATTTCTACTTTAGAGCACAAGACGACCCCAACTTTGTTGAGGGACTACCTGTGATTCATAATGAGATTGAAGAGGCAATTTATCAGACCAAGATGACTCTTCTTACAAACAAAGGTGAGGTTTTAGGAGAACCTAACTTTGGGTTTAACGCTGAAGACTATCTTTTTGAGCTTGGTCCAATAAACCCTAATGTCATTGAGGGTCGTGCATCCGCACAGTTAAATGATTATGCGACCGCTGCTAAAAAGTATGGCGTCTCAGTAAAGCCGTTCCTTTTACAGTTCGACGATGCCAGAGACGCCCTAGGTGTTGATATTAAAATGGGAACCCTCGGTTCCTTTGGTGTTCTATTTGGTTAAGATTGACCTTTACCTCCAACTTCAGATTTTGTTTCAGAACCAGGTGTCTTTGCTGCTGGTGGCTTAGGAGGTGCTGCTGCTTGACCTGGTTGAGCAACCTCAATTTCTTGGTCTCCGACTTTAGCTCCACCTTTTTTCTTGTAGTCCTCGTTCTTACGGAGGTCTTCATCACTAAGATGTAAGTATTCTTTGAGCAAGTATTCAACAGAGAAGTAAGCCTGACCCTTATCGTCAGTAACGGATTTAAGGGAGTTGATGGTTGCAAGCCTCTTATTGAGAAGCTCTTGATTCTTAATTTCTTCAAATACGTTATCGTCATACCATTGAAGACCTATTGCGTTTTTAAAACGATAATCATCCTTAAGCTCTTTGAAATCCAGACACATTTGAAGGTATAATGGCTTAGTCAAAAGCTCTTTGAATGCTGAACGAAGCCTTGATATAAACTTGTTATAACGAATCTCTTCCCTGCTTATACCTTCAGCGTTCATTGTGTATGCTCCCATACCTGTCTCGTTTGACCACCTTGAATAAGGTATCTTAGAGTCAAGCTTGAGTTTGTCCTGGAAGTATTTTAAAAGTTCAGAACCTGACATGTTAGGACCGGGATATTCAAGAGGTTCAATTTTTACCTGTTCGTTTTTATCGTTTACTGGCAACACATAGTTCTTATAGAAAAGAATGTTTGGTTTACCTTCAACTAAAAGTTCGCCTGAGTCTCCATTAAAATAAATGTCTTCTTTTAACATGTTTGCAAACTCTCTGACGTCTTCTTTAGACTTTTGGATAGACTTAGTTCCTACTGGAACGGTCGTTGTGAGACGAATCGGAGCGTTCATTACGTGCCAGATGACTTTGCTATGTTCAATTACACGCATAAGATTGAAGGATCTCATCAGTCTTTCAACAAAGCTTATTCTCTTGGTTCTAAAGTGATTAGAATATGAGATGTAAATGATCTGAGCATCAGTCAGTCGTCTGACCTGACTCCTGTCCTTTATCATCTGTGTCCATTCCAGATAAACTTTTCCGCTTGGATCGGTCTTTACACTTGGTGAAAGAGAAAATGGGTCAAGTTCCTTAAACCCAATTATTTCTTTAGGATTGTTTAAGTCATCGTACAGGATTTCAAAGGCAATGTGACCTTCAATCAACCATTGGAAAAGGTATTGCCAAGCTGAGATTCCTTCTGAGAACCCCCAAGCATTATACACCTTTTCGAAGTTTTCATAATACTTGTTGATTATCTTTTCCTGGTATTTGAGACGTTCATCCTTATTTTTACCACGATATCTAATTTCGCCTATAAGGTCGCTTGGGTAGCAAAAGCGGTTGTCATTGTCAAAAACAATAACGTCATCTGTTATTGTCTCAAGAATGAACTCAATCTCACCGTTTGCCGCAAGATCTCTTAGCCTTTCACGTTTGGTATCATAATCCATCTGAAAGAAGGCTATTGATTTAGTCCTAAGAGCAGAAGTCGTGTCAGATATTGCCAGGGTTGCCCTAGTGACAGCATCAATCGAACCGCTACCGTTCATGTTCTGAAGGAACGTGCTCTCAATGTAACCTATTGCCTGTGAGTTTTTAATGAGAAGGTCGTCATACTTCATGCCGATCCTACTCAAGTTGCTTAAGTTTCCTTTAGAACCGACGTTCGGTCCAAATCTATCTAAAAATCCTGCCATTTAATTAGTTTCTTTTTATGTTTGGGTCATTCTCCCAATCTATTAGAAAGACCTTTAATGCTTGGTCCCATCCAATGTGTTTAGGGTCAATTATGTTTCTCCTATAGTATTTATTCAAATATGGTCCTAGATGAATGCCAGCAAGCCTCTCTGCTACTTCTTGTGTCAATACAGCTAAATGTTTGTCTGTTGATTTAAGATTGAGGCCTTCTGAGAGGTTTTCTTTTTCGCCTCTCTTCATTAGAGGAATTACCAGTTTTCTTTTGGCTTCAATTGGAAGAACTTTAAGATTGATTATAAGCTCAAAGTCCCTATGAAACTCATGAAGTATTGGAATACCAATTGGTCTCTGGTCGTAATATGTCTGGTCTCTCAAAAAGTTACGAGCAACCTTAGGATCATCTAACTGTTTTTGTGTTGGTATCTCGCCTAAATCAACCGATTCGTTTGAAACAAACGAATAGATGTGGCCTGCAATAAAAACAGGAAGAGTATATTTGGTCCCCTTAATGAGGTTGTTCCTATCCATCATAATATCTTACTTGGCATTAAATAAAAAGTTTTCAGTGATTATACCGAACCCTATACCTAAACCTGAAGCATACTCTTTTGCTGCCTCAAACTTTGCCTTATTTATGATGTATTGTTTGGCTGCCCATAGATAATTTGCCGTCTGTTTCTCAGTCATTCGTTCTGGTGCCTTTGGATGTTGAATGTATTTAGTCGGTTTTACCTCTACCAACCAGGCCTTTTCATTTCCATCAGAATCAGTATAAGCAACATAAAAATCTACGAAGTAAGTATGAACCTTTCGGTCAAGTGGATTAAAATATGGTATACCAATAGGTTCAGACGACCATCTAACAACGGTTGGAGTAGTGTCGCACCATTGCATAAATCTAAACTCCCATGAAGACCTAAAAATGATCTTGGGGTTTCCAATATATTTTTCAGGTCGAGAAGGGATGAAATATCCTTGTTTGCTAACTTTAGTTGTTCTAGGACCAAAGCTTTTAATATCTTGCTTCTTTTTCATCTATTTTATCTATAGATGAATCAGGTCATATGTAGATGTGCTAAAAAAATTAGAAATATATGAGTTAAAGGAATCACGAGTGGTCTTAGGATCTCTTTCCTTTAAGAAGAGATAGAGGTCATTTACGTCCTTGATGTTTTTTATTGCAAAAAAGTCGTCAGAACCCTGAAACCTCTTTTTCAAATCAGTCACCAATGAGTCCCAAAGAAAGACAGAATATCCCATCAGCATTAACTCCATCATCATCTTTTTACCGTCCTTATCTCGGTCAAATAGTATTCTGACCTGTTTTTTATTTTTAAGGACAGTGTCGAGAAGTATATGAACCTTTCCTAAACCTGAAGTAGCGAGACAGTTATCTATGAATAGTGAGTCTATTTGACCTTCAACAGCAGTCACAGGTTTTGAAAAATCAAGATTAAGGACGTTAAAATAGTTGTTTAAAAAGTTTGCATCCTTTTCAAGGTCTTCATCGACTTTAAATTCTGAATATATCTTGGTGATATCAGAATAATACTTTAAAACATATTTCGGAGCATTAGGATTGACTTCAAACTTTCGTATTGCATAACCCAAAGTCTTTCCGGTCTTTTCATCAATGTTAAAAATTAAAGCAGAATCATCAGATTGTGTAAAATAGATTGGAGCCTTAATGTCAACAAGTCCTCTTTTCTTTAAAAACTTTTGAGCATTTGTTCCGCTCATGACACCGTCTTTGTGAATTAACCCAAACCTTCGTGATATGTCATCGATTTTAACAAGGTTGAGGTTAGATGACATAAACCGAAGAAGAGGATTATGACTCTTGACTTTAATTTTCTCTGATTTGTCCCTCTTTGTAACCTCGATATCAGGTAAGTGTATATGATACTTACGACTAAATGTTAAGAATAGTTTTTCAAGAGGCATCCATACAAGACATCCGCCATTAAAACACTTATATGATTTGGAATCAAACCAAAGGTTACCTCTCTTCTTCGAAGACTTAACTTCTGAGTCTCCACAGAAAGGACAAGAAATGACAAGCTTTTCGTCGTTTTCTTCAATCTTCTGTTTTTCAAGGTTACCTGGAAATCTGTGTCTGAGTATTTCCTGAACAAATGATATGATGTCTTCTCGTTTCATCTATATCCTTTTACCTTAAACTATTCTTCAGTTTCAGCTTCAGTCTCCTCGTTTTCTTTGGCAAGGGCTCTTGCCTTTTTGTCCTTCATTTTCTTTATTTGCTTTTCCAAGTCAAACCTAGGAACTAACACAGTATTGAGACCGTATTTTGAGATGTATGATAGATATTCAGAGAAGTATTCGTCTGGAATATCAATAGGAGTTTGGTTTAAGGATGCATTGACTAATATTTGAGATAGGTGTTCAGGCATCTCAGTAGTTTCATATGTCTCAGAATTCACAACGGTTACCGGATACCAGTCTTCCGCTGGTTTAATCTTTTTAGATTTTGTATGTTGAAGCTTGACATTTCGTTTTAAATCTTCATCAAGTTCAGTCATCTTCATTGCGGTCAAAAGACGGTTTACAGGTTCAACTATTAATATGAAGAACTGTTTTTTTCTGTCTATCTCAGGAGCAAATTCTTTTGGAAAAGAACCAGGTGAATACGCGAAAATGTCTAATGGATGCTTCTCCGGATCAAGGTCAGGAAGAGAATGCTTAGTGTGATCCACACGATACATTTTAATCTTACTGCCTGATCGAACCGGATTGTATTTTTGGCTTCGACTGTGTTTGAGCATGTAGTTATGATATGAGGCTGCTCGTGAGTTAATTGGAATTCCTTTTTCAAGAATCAGAGGATAATCACTGACTACATACTTATCATATTCATTTAAGTTAAAGTTTTGAGCGATTTGGTCTACTTCAAGAGTCTCCATCTCATCCCTTAGCATTTTAAGGGTTGGAACCAATTCGTTCTCGATATCAAGGTCAGGGCCTCTTTGAAGTATGATTTCGTCTAATGCTTGAAGATGAGTCCTTGCCCAAACAGGCCAAGATGATTTTACATTTTCAAGACCCTTAACGATTAGGTATTCCTTGTCTTTTCCTAAAAGCTGGTTGCCTTTTGCTGCTACTTTAAGAATATAGTTCTTCTTTTTTAACCAGATTGCATATTTAGAAAGGTTTTCCAGTTTAAAGTCCTGACGGTTTTTAGTGTTAAAGTGTTTACCGTATTTTTGGAACACTTCATTAAAATATTGTGCAAGTCGATTGTCATTGACCGCCAGACAAAATTTTAGTTTCTCTTCCTCGGTCATCGGTGGAAGACCGACTACTGATTTTAAAGCCGGATAGAAATAAACATATATGGAGTCTGTGTCAGTATAGATTGCACAATCCTCGTTTATCTGTTGTATTTCATAACCGTCAATTCCCAATATCTTATGAAGTTCAGTATCTAAATGCCACTTGTTTCTAAAGAAATGGTTTACGGCTGTGATTGTAAACTTAATCATGTCCTGTCCCTGTAGAGTAATGGACTGAGCTATATCTAAATTATGAAAATAAAAGTATTTGTTACCAAATGCACCATAGAACGCATTAATCAAGATTTTAATGGCGTTTTGTTTAAGATCGAGTTTCTTAATTTGTTGTTTAATATCTTCCATATGAAAAGTTATACAAACTTACTTAAACCTGGTTTATTGGTCGTAGTAAAATAAATAGAAATGAACATGGAAACAATAACACAAGACGAACGAGTTCTCAAAAAGTTTCCCTTTTTAAAGGACTTTCCCTTTCAGGAATTCTCTATAAATGGGTCGGAAATATCTATTATGAACATGGATGATGAAGATTCACAAAGGACTAATATAGATCTGGTGACATTCGCCTTTACCGATTCTAAAAGTCATAAATTTAGCATAGTAACCTATGATTCTGAGTTAGAATGGATGTCTAAAATATCTGAAAAGATAACTGATCTTGACCAAATACACTCTATATTAAGGGACGCTGTAATCTCAACTGATCTAATTGAGAAGAGAAACTTTATGAGGAAGTGTTTAGAGTGGTTAGTTAAGATAAACGACGGAAAAGCAACTATTAGCTTTTTAGTGTTCAGCGACGTCCTGCTCGGTTTAATAGACCACTATGGAGTCAAAGACACTACTAAGTTTATTTCAAACCTAAATAGGTTAACTTCAAACAAAGGAGTGGTTATTTTATCTGATGAAGAGTATAAAACTTTGAACGCCTACTATGATTTTCACTTCTTTTACACTAAGGTAATGCTTGGAATAATAATTGCAAGTAAACTATCAGTTTAATACTGGAATCCTAAAGGAACGAACAGGCCAACCTTGTTTCTTGTAAATTTTGATTCTTTCAAGCGAATGTTTAAGGACGGTGTTCTTCATCCACGAAGTTTCTCCTTCTAAAAGAACGTCGACTATGTCAAACACGATCACCTTGGTCTTATCCTTAATAAGACGCATTCCACGTCCAATTGACTGTCTTACTATTATTTCAGACTTATAACTTTCTGCGAAGATTATGTAATCTAAATTTTTAAGGTTAATACCTGTAGAGAACGTCCCATATGACGCAACAAGGACTACGCCCTTGTTTGATTCCATGATATTTTGATATTCAGATCTCTGACCTTCTTTTACCGCACCATCTATGTAATAACAGTGCTGGTTCCATTTACTTATCTTTTCATGCAGACGAGAACCATACTTGTTCTTTATGTCTATAAACAAGATTAAAGTGTTACCTCCAGAAAGCTTCTTAGTCATTTCAGAAATATAATCTAGTCTGCTCTCTGATGCAATAATATAAGCTTTTTCCATGGCGTAAAGCTCCTTACCCATAGATGCCCTAGCATCGAAGTTATCCTTTACAGATTCCTTGAGTTCTGTGTATCTTCTTATAAAATCATCAATCTCATATATCAAGTTAATAACCCGTATGTCGACGTCTGCTGAATACTTATTTTCTTGTAAGTGTTTGGCAGAAACAGTTAACATGAGAGGACCCAGCTTTTCCTGAATCTTAAAAAAATCTAAATGGTCTTCTTTAATCTTTATGGTTCCGGAAAGTCCCATTTTATATTTTGCATTCTTAGAATAGTCAAGAACAGACTGTATCGTCTTACCTCTGGTAAAATGACATTCATCTATACAGACAACATTAAAATTTGAGAAAAACTCTTTAGGTCTGTCACCAAGGCTTTGGTATGTCGTTATAAGCAATTCACAGTCATCAAACTTTTTTTGTTTAAAGCTATGATCTCCACCTAACATCATTATATCAAAATCAATCAGACCTGTGTGGTATTCATCCTTAAAGGCTGCGTTTGTTTGGGTAACCAGTTTTATGTTTGGAACTATTAGGATTGCTTTTTTATCCTTGGATATAAATCCTTTCCTTTTAAGGTATGCCAAATAAATGTAAAAGATAACTGTCTTTCCGCCGGATGTTGCAAGTTCCTGCGTACACATCTTATATTTAAGGCCGCGATAAGCCGCTTCAAGTTGATAGGGTCTTAATTCAGGTACGCTCGGACAACCATCCAATAATACCTGTGAAAACTTTTCAATCTTCTCCTTAGTAATTTCAAAATTAACAAGGTCTTCGATTCCATCAATATCAACATCGAATCCAGACTTTTTGGAAAATTTGATAATTTCCTTCCAAAGACCGGAACCAATTTTGTTGTCTTGTGTTATAAACGAATGATAAGATGCAGACTGTTTCCTTCTGGCAAAGGGAGAGTATTGAGAACTCTTTTTCTTTCTAAAATATAAACGCAGGGAATTTAACTCAGACCTAAGGTCGTAGCGCTTAAGCTCAAAATGCTTTTGATCTTGTGAAAGTTCAAACCTAAGCAATTCATTTTATGACTTTTTAAACTTCAAACATTTTGTCAACCTCAAGTCGAACTCTTAATCCAAACAAGACATTGTCAACCGTCTTTATCGATTCAACATAGAAATCTATGTGATTTTCAACCTGGTCCATCTTTAATTTAAGTTCAGATACATTCGGTTGAGACTCAACAACTACCCCCTTTTCAGAGGATTGATACCTATAGTTTCCATTAGTTGAAACATTAACCCATTCTTCACCCTTTAAATCTCGAAACCTTTTCTTAAGTCGATTGAAGTGTTCCATTAATGAGTGATTATCCTCAACGAGTCTCTGTCTCAGGGATAAAAACTTTACCTGGATCTCAGGAATGTTTTTTGAATCTTCAAAGAGTTTTGCTCCAGCTCTAATCTCCTTAGATATAGATACTCTCTGTTCTTCAAAAACCTCAAGTAAGTCTTTCTTTTTTTCAGGTGTTTCTGCCATAAAATATTTTACTAAGAATTGTTAAGAAGTTTAGGCAAAAGTGTAATAGTTTGAGCCTATTTGATAGTAATCTCCACTAAATTCGTTCTTGTCAAACGTTGTGAAAATTTCAGAACCTATGATTTTATGTTCACCGTTCTTATAAAAGATTGCAACCTTTCCTTCAAACAAACATATAACTGAATCTAATCTATAGTGCTCCAGCGATCCTATTGCAATTTTCTTAAATTCTTCTAATGAAACATTTGTGTCTTCATTTGTCACGAAGATGCTAGGTTGTTGAAAGTTTCTCTGAAATGTGTTATCAAATGAATGAATTGTTTGCAACACATAATTCAGCTTACCGTATTTGTCAAGGTCATACAGAAATGCCTTATATTGATTGGGGTCTCTGAAATTATAAATCAGAAACGGCTTTTTCTGTTGAACGCTGTCTCGAATAAGGGTGTATCTATTTCCCGGATACTGTTGTGTCTTTCTGTAGTAAGCCATAAACTTTTTTATTTATTCCAAGTATAAGATTGTATGGAAACGAATAAGACTATAAATGTGTACGATTTTGACAGATGTCTAATACGAACACCAGATCACCAAAGCCATAACGATCATGAAAGGGAACTCTATCATTGGTATGACTCTCCAGATTCGTTAGACTTAAATAGGTTTAACATTTATTGCATAGAAAACGTCGCAAATGATGTTAGAGAAAGGTCTAAAAAAGGAGAGCTTGTATTTTTAATAACACAGAGGGTAGAAACCCTTAAAAACGAAATTTTAACAATATTCGATCACTTTAACCTAAGTTTCGACGAACTGTTTATGTTGGGTCGAATGGATAAAAAGGGACGAATAATGTCTGAACTTGTTAAAAAATACGAAGCAAACCGAGTTAGAGCATTTGATGATTCTCTATCAGAGTTACATAGTTATGTAACTTATGCTCAGGAAAAATACGAACACTTAGGAGACTATGGGCTTGGCCTTGATTTATTCTATATTGACAACTCAAAGATTATGAGAATAGGTGAACCTATCGTCTATGACCATGATAGAATAATTATCACAACAAAAGACAAATCAGTTAAAGACGTAGGATGATAACATATATTGAAGGCCCAAGAAACTGTGGAAAGACTTTTTTATTGACAAAATATTTCGATAGGTCGTCAAAAAAAGACACGATCGAATATTATAAGTTCTATTTTGCGAACCATTTTAAAACTCTAGGACTCGAATGGATTGAAGATTCACCAGCATTACATTATTTTAGTTTAGGAAACATCATGACCATAATGGAAATGAACGTTGAAAACAAGCTAAACCTTCCGATTGTTTTCGATAGAGCAATAATATCAGCATACACTTGGGCAATACTCAGAAAACGTTTGACCAAGGAAAAGGCAACTGAAGAATTTTTAAAGCTAATAGGTTCTCCTCTTTTTAGAGACAGTAAAACAATTGTAATACGTCATAATTCACTTGGAATTTCAAGTAGAGTTAAAGACAGTTGGGATGGTTCTAATAATTTAGAAGAATGGCACATTATGTCAGAACTGATTGAAGCAGGTAAAGATCACCTATCTGATTCTGTTAGAAATAATGAGCTTGTTATTATAGACAATGTGTTTGACGAAGATAGCATTTCTAAGTTTACTGCAACTATAGACTCATTTGTGGCCCATTCTTAATAAATAACAAAAAGCTTTTAAAGAGTATGTCCACTAAAAAATGGCAAATTTCAACCTTCTCTCAGTTTATAAACGAGGAAGAAGAACAAACATTTGTGCCTGATTCGTCTGCTAATGTTCAACCTGATGCAGGAACTACACCAACAGTAGACCCACAGACTACTCCACAGGAACAGCCTCAAACCCAACCAAACGGGGAAGAACAGACAGATCAACCGGTTGAAGTTGGTGATAGCAATGCACAAGAAATAATAACCCAATTGAAATCATTAGTCGAAGTAACAAGTGACAAGCTTTCTATTGGTGTTCCGTCTGATGTTAACGGTCATGGAACAGCATACGGTAACATTGAAAAAGCAATCCAAAAAATAGAAGATCACGTTCATTATTATTCAAAGAAGAACGAAGGAGTAAAATTCTATTGTTGGAATCTTGGTTGGAATGATTATCAAAGCGGAAGTGCAGTTGAAAAGAAATTCAAACGAGCTGGAGTCAATTACGAAAAGTATAAGTTCATCGATTTAGGTCAACTTGTTAAATATTTTCAAGCAAACCCAGACGATGCAGGTCTTCTAAAGAGCGTCTCAATTAGCCTTGAGAGTAAGTCATCAGATGAACATGCAGAATCAATGTCAAGCGGCGAACAAGGAAGCCTTGACTAAAAAATTTAATCTATGGCCGGAATCACTCATTTACGTGAAATATATGAAAGGAAGGGTGAAGAGTTCATTAAGGACCTTCTTTCCAAGTATGTGATAGTCAGCGAGAAACTCGATGGTTCAGCTTTTTCATTAAAAAAGGAAAAGGGTAAGATTGAGTATTACAAGAAAGACGAACCAATAACATACATGCACCGTGTGTTGAGCAAGTTTTACGAACCTGCAATAATACATATGGATGCACGGATAGCTGCATTGTCTGAAAAGGGAATTAACCTCCCAGACAATATTGTAGTCGGATTCGAATATTTTCCAGGAAAAGACAGACCATTAAACAACATACTTTCTCTTAGCTATATCAACAGGTTAAACGAAACCGGAAAATCTGTTAGAATGGTTCATGACAGAAAAATATTGACAGATTGGGCAAAAGCCCTTGAGGTGGCGGAACCTCCCATTCTTTTTCAAGGAAACTTAAGCGAAGAGCAGAAACAGGGAATACTTGAATTTGTTTTTACTCCGTTCTCAGAACTGACCGACAAATATAAATCATTGTCTTTCTCAAAACATATCGTAAAGACTCTTAGCCCAGATAAAATGGCAATATATGAGTCGGGTGACAAGGACTTCGATTCGGTCGTTTTTAGGTTTTACGAATCGGTTGGAACTGAACCTTCTACTTTCTATGTAACTAAACTAGTAGATCCAAGCTTTAACTCTGAAAGCTTTAGTAGGCCTCAGACAAAGGGAAAGAAGTCTGATGATTATGTATGGTTGACTGTTTCCGACATAATGAATTTCATTGAGAGCTATTCGTATCCTGAATTAACATCAATAGAGTTAAAGGGAGAGAATTATGACCAGAAATACGTTTCATTGTTAAATGAAATTTATAAGAGGTTCATCAATAAATATGGCAATAAATATAGAGAGATAAACATCAGTATTCCTGAATACCTGAAGAAGGACGAGTTTAATGTGAACTACGACCTCATTAAGGACCCACAGGTCATTAAGTTTATCAATCAAAATGAAACATTCAAAGAGGTCTATCGAATAGCCTTAAATGTCTTTAGAAAGAAAAAAGACAAGGTCAATTCAAACTTCTTTAGTGAAAGTATGGTACAACACCTAAACTCTCAGATTGATAAGATCCAACGGGTCATTTCTAAAGAATCAATATTTGAAGGTTATTTTCCAACCTTCAATGAATTTATAGGTGGAGTCAGTGATGCTAACTATTTTTCTCAGTTTGACATAAGAGAAGGCAAGAAAAAATCAGAAAAAGTAAACCTCTTGGTCTCTGATTTCCAACCATTACATAATGGGCACATAGAGACTGCAATGACTCTTAAGAAAAAGAACGGACATCCTGTAGTATTAATTGCAATTGCTCCAGACAAGCCAAATTCAAAGAACCCAATCCCAGCAAAAGAGGTCCAAGACATACTTAACAAAGTTGTCAAGGAATATAAGGAAATCATATGTGACTGCCGAGTCATCAATAAGGGAATAATCTCTGAGATACTTAAAGCAATTAGACCTGATTATGACCCTCTGTTTCTTGCAACAACAACAAACAGATTGAGGGACTATGCATTACAGTTAGAACATGCAAGAAGAAAAGCATTAAACTATAACATACGAAAAGAATTTCAACTCCTAGAAGCGCCAGTTTCAACTATCACTGAGGAGGTAAGATCTGCTTTAAAAGCAAACGATTACTCTTCATTTAAAAAGCTTGTCCCTAGGGCTGTCTATTCCGGTTTCGTTGCAATCGCTCCTAAGTTTCAGTCAGAAGTTCTTTCTGAGTCTACAAAATACGATGAAGCTAAAATAGATTCGACTATAAACTTTCTTTCAGGTTTAAAGGGTCAAGAAAAGACAGAAGCAGTCGATCAGCTTCTTGAAAATTTTACAAGAAACCTCGTAACCTTTAATCTCAATAAGACACTTACTCAAATAAAGGAATCTATTATTGAACGTGGGTATTCAGCAAAAGCTGCACATGATTTAGCAAAAGCAATAAGTAGATTAAATCTACCTGAAGAAGAGGTCGAAAAATTTAAGACCTTTTTATTTGAAAACGAAGGCCTTTCAATAGACCTTGAAAAACCAAATGTTATTGATTTAAACCAATCTGGTCTAAATGAGGAAATAATAGACACAATAGTTCATTATCAAGAACCAGGTATAGGGAAGGGTCTAGGAGAAGCAATTGCTCTTCTTTTTAAAGGAGGACTAAAGGCTAAGGTCGGAGACATAATGATAAATGAATCTTCAATTGAAGTAAAAAAAGACAAGGGTAGACTGTCATCAAGTAGAAAAAACGGAGAAAACTCGTTTGTTTCTGGAAAGGAAGTCCTTCTTTCACGTGTGTTAGACTTAATAAAGAAACATAACATTAATGAGAGTGTTCAAACATTCATATTAAGCATTGGAGAAAACGGTCTTAATATCAATCTTGAAAACATGAAGAACTGGATGACAGTCAAGGAAATGCTAGAAAAACAGGGAGTGTCTTTAGACGAGTTTGCAACTTGGTTTGCAGATATGTTTTCTAACCACCTTTTTCATGTTCCAGAAACGACCGATTTAATATTTGAAAAGACAATTGATGCTTTTGATTCAAGCGTGTTGGTCGATGAAGATTCTAAAGAGTTAATTAATTCAGTCCTTTATGCAAACTTTAAGTATTATGCTAAAGTCGATGGGTTTAAGGGAATGATAGGTATTGGGACAAGATTAAAGAACAATAATTCTATAGTATACATACCTGAAAACATATCATATCAGGACTTTAAAAAGTTCATTTCCCCCGATTCAGGATTAAGCTGGTCTGACACAAGACATGCATCCTTCAGAATTCACGTCAACCGCCAATAGTTCCTCTATAAATAGAAAAAAGGAACTCCTGTGAAAAAAAGTGAACGTGGCGATACAAACTATCGCAATTACATTAAAGGAAAGGAAAAGCTAAAATTTGGTGTTCTACCTCACCCAACAGGAGACTCTGCATTTGACTTCGTTAAAAGCCATCTAAAGAAGGTTTCTAGCTTCAACGAATGGCAAGAAACAAATTATAGGAAATGATAGTAAAAAGGCTAGAAACTTTCGAAAAACTTATAATCGAATCTGAATTAGTTCAGATTAATAATGCTGTGTTAGACGTCGTCCAAGCAGATTCTTCTTCATGGATAGAATCAATGGACAAGTTTCTCGATATTATGATTGAAAATGAGAAACAGAGACTTAAAATAGTTTTAGATCTCCACGACTTAAGTCCAGGTCTTGCTGCATTTTTGGACGAAAAGACCCTGAAAAACGTATTAGCTTACGTTAAGTTTACAAAGAGTCGACTTGAGAAAAAACTTGCAGATTTCGACAATTATGTTAAGACTGGACATGCAAGTCAACGAATAAACTCAGCTCAGATTTCAAAAGACATTATAATGCTTGCTGAAAGGTTACAAACCCTTCAGGCAATCTATAAGAAGATTAATGAATTGGTTAGACAAAAGGGAAAAGATCCATTTAGCAACGGAGTCTTAAAGGGCCTGTATGACGAACTAAACGTTAAGGAAAGAGAAACCAATAATAATTTAGTGGTTTTTTCGAAGAACTCGTCAGATCAAATAAAATCACTCTTTCCAGGAATTCAACAAAAACCTGAAAAAGAGCAGGAAAACATTACAATTAAATCAGCAGCAGTTGCATTAGCTCTAAATAAAATTGGAGACAACACAAGAGATGAGACTACTAAGAGAAAGACCAAATTCTATGCAGGCAGTATCTTTGATGATTTTATTAAAAACGGAGGACAAAGCGAACGCTATCACAAGTATTACAAATCAATCGAAGAAGTAGACTATCAATATCTAAGTGTCTTAGAAAGAATTGAAAAACTAAGGACATGGAACGATCCTAAGACCTTTGATGACGAAGTTAAGAAGATTGTAACAATGATAACAAGCACAGGTCGAGTGTTTAGTGAGACTGTTGTCACTCACCTTACAAAGAAACTAACAGAAGCTGTTGCTGAAGCTCAAGGACATCTTGAACTTAAGAAAACAACGTTAGCTGATAATAAAGGAATTAAGTTTGTTTTTGAAAAGAGGTTACCTTTGTTTGAAAGAGTTGACCTTCCAGTGACGGCTAAACAAATAGCTGAGACGTCCTTCTTAAAGAGAGTCCATGATTTCTTCGACAAACTTGGAAAACTCATGCCTTCTCTTAGAGATACCGAGATGGATAAAGCAATGGTGAAACTTGGAGATACGATTAAACATTTCTCAGCACCAGTAGTTCACAAAGCGGCAGGTGCAATTGGAAATGCAATAGGAGGTAAAGAAGGTAAAATTAAAGCTCACTCTCACGTTCATTCAATTTATAAAGACAAATACTTAAACGAAGAAGGAGCCCCAGGTTTAGCCATGCAAACCCCGTCGTCTGTCTCTTCAATGGGACCTATAACTCCACCTACACCGACTTCCGATGGTTCTGGGGATAAGTTTGATGGCAATGTTAAGAAAAAGTATAAGAGAAGAAAAAGGTCATGAGAAACAATCAAATAGTTCTTTTTGAAAACTTTGGAACGAATGATCTAGAGTTAGATTTTTTCGACTCAAGCACTAACTCTAGAAAATCGTTTGATGTTTTCTTATATGACGGACCAGGAGACGATGACACTGAGACTGAGCTCCTAGACTTTAACATTAAGTTTTCAGTTAAGATTGAATCCAGCAAAAATGGAATATCTGGAATGTATGTCCAGATCAAGGAAATATCCTTTTCAATTAAAGTAACAACATATCACTCAGAGTCAGGAGATATATCAACTGATGAGACCTTTGAATTTAAGGAGACTGATTTTTCAAACCAAGACGAGTTTGTGACGGTTGAGCTTAAAAACCTACCATTCTACATTGACTCAGTAGACATAAGCATGGGTCAGTCCCTAAATAAAGATAACTTTAAATACTCAATAAGCATCGGTAAGTCTAGTGACTAGTGATTCTATTGCTTTCTTTATAAATAAAAAGAAAGCATAAGGGATGGCTAAACTAACAGTCGCTGATTTATTTGGAGATCCTGGTCTTCAAAATTCATATGCACCCCAAGTTAGGGATCATATTATAAGTCAAGGTAAAGGATTTGGAGTAGATGCCATATTCAATAAGTATTCCCTTTTCAGGTATTCTAAGTTTGGAGCAAACATTAACACATACAATGTTGGTCTACACTATCAAGGAAGGTCAGCAGTTCCTAATGGAAACCCAAACGCTTCACAATCTTCCCAAAACCTACAAAACCAGGTGTTTGGTGGAGGTAAGATGAAAGAGATAGGTCCGGACTTCCAGGATGTCATCGATAATCCAGATGCAAAAACCATCATCGAATACTTTAGAAACTTTAAGGATGCATCCGAAGATGCCTTAGGCCCTACTCCATATTCATGGACAGATTTTCTATGGTGTAAACACTATGGTAAAATTCCAAACAACCGATTAATAACACTTAGAAGATATCCATTTCCTGTAAACGACAATCTCAAAGCCGCAAAAAATCGAGTATTGGTCCCACTTTCTCAGGCTGTAACTTGGTTTGGTGAAGAGACAGGTAACAAATTGAGTCAGATAATTCCAAACAAACTTTCCATAAACTGGAAACAGATTCAAGTGCAAGAACAATTAGTTGAAGGTAACGAAATTACCGTGAAATCTCTATTGAGTCTTTTAGGCAAGGATAAAGCAGACGCAATCCAGCCGTTTTTAAGTACGTTATATGACCTTTCAGAGTATAAAAAAGACGGTAACTATTCTAACGGGTCATCACAACTTCTTTTTACAGGATATTTTGAGAATATGCAGAAGTATTTTAAACAGCTTTATACAAACGGACCTTACTGGGACCAAATATTTGGTCCGGTCAGCGTGATTGACAGAACGATGATAAGAGACAGGGGTCTGTCTACTGGATCATATGCTCAACCTATCACGATAAAGTTTCATTACAACCTACGCTCATACGCAGGAGTAAGGGCCAAAGTTGCATTTCTTGACCTTCTGTCAAACTTTTTAGAATTGACTTATTTAAACGGAACATATCTCAACATACTAGAAAGATATGTCCCAACTGCTGGTGCAATCTTAAACGACCCTAAGGTAAATGAGCTTGTCAGTTCAGCCATGCAGAGTGGAAACATGGACAAGGTAATTGAAGCCATGAAAGTTTTGACCGGAAACATGCTTTCAGTCATACACACATCTATACAAAACGTAGGAAACGATGCCAAAAAAGACCCAACTGGAACTATTGGAAACGTAGGAAATACGTTGGTGAATAACTTTCTAGCAAGCTATTTCGGTAGTTCAATGAGACCTATAATCGAAAGAAGTCCGTTAAACTATCGTCCAATCGGAGAATGGCACTTAGTCATAGGAAATCCATTAAATCCTATCGCAACACTTGGAGACCTTATATGTAAGGACGTTCAAATTGAATTAGGAGACGAACTGGGCCCTGATGACTTCCCAACTGAAGTTACCTTTACTGTGACTCTGCAAATGGCTAAACCTAGGGACCTTTTTGGATATGAATCGATATTCAACTTGGGTAACGGTGCAATGTATGTCAAAGACCTTAAATCTCCGTCTAGCCAGTCTAATACCTACACAGCAGGAAACACTCAACTTAATTATAAACCAGTATATAGCGACAGTGAAGCAAAACAGGGTAGCACTGCAAATAAAGCAGAAGCAAACCAAGGAGTTGATATTGGACAGATTAGAAAGAGAATTGAAAATGCATATGGTAAAGGATATAATACTGACCTTATTGATTCATACTTTGGTTCAAATAAAGAGATAGTGTCTCAAGGTATTCAGAATCCGTCCGAACGAAACTCAAATCCTCAGATTATTCAAAACGTAGCAGGCGGAAGCTCTACCCAGACAACAGGAGGTCAATAAAAATTAAGAAGAGATGATTTTATTAAAAACATTAAGTAAGGGTTTCTTTGTCAAGAAGACTGGAGAAAGGATTGTTGAACTTGTTCGTGGAATCTTCGATTTTAGTGCGCTTGGTGGATTCAACCAACACTCTGTTTATAGAGTGACAGATGATACTGCCATGAGACCTGACCTTCTTTCTCATTACATTTATCGAAATCAGAACTTAATGGACTACCTTCTAAAGTTTAATGGAATATCAAATCCATTTTCATTATATCCAGGACAGATAATTTACGCACCGCTTGAACAAGATTTATTGTCTTGTGGAAAACAGATGCTTAATATATCGTCAGACAGGTCGGCTAGGTCTTCTAAGATTGAATTAGTTAAACCAAAGACTCAGCGTGATAAATCTAGGATGGACCATCTTAATAAAATATCTAGGGACCCAGTCGCTCCGCCTAATGTTGTTCTTCCAGGAGACACAAGCATTAAGATTAGCGGAGGAAGTGTGGTATTTGGAGAAGACGTAACTCAAGTTCAAAAAAGAGACTGTCCTGAACCTCTATCCCGTAGTAGAATAAAAGAAGCACTCATAAATAACAAGATCTTTAAACAATAATGGCGTTAGACTATAAAATATTATCGATAAGCCAACCTAAAATTGCATTAGAGACGCTAGACAAACCATATTTAGAGAAAGCAGATGGAAACAATTATAACGTCCAACCTGCTCCATCTGAAGTAACCGGTGCTATAACTCCATTTGTAAAAATCAATGACCATTATATAAATGGAAGCTCAATAATTAATTTTCAGGTCACTCAGAATTCATTTTTACCTGAAATCTCCATGAGCTTTATAGACCATGACAAAGTTTTCACCGGTATTAGGGCTCCTAAATATAAACCAATAATGAGCGTTTATGTAAAATCAACACACACTCAGCTGAAACCGTTTCGTGCAGATTTTTTGATAACTTCAATAAGGCCATCATATGGTCCAACACCAGTTTATGATGTGCGTGGAGAGTTATATGTTCCTAATCTTTATAACAATGTTAGTAAGGCATACTCAAACATGTCTTCATTTGATGCACTTAGAAAGATATCAGAGGAACTTGGTCTGGGATTTGCGTCAAATGAGGAAAAGCCAAACGACAAGATGACTTGGTTGGCACCAAACATAAACTATCGAGGTCTCATTAAGAGAATAATTGAATATGCGTATAAGGACGAATCAAGTTTCTTTACGTGTTTCATCGACAGATATTATATGTTGAATTATGTCAACATTGAAAAGATAATGCAAGCAGGAGACTTGGATGAAACTTTATTGGGTTTAAATCAAGCGTCAATAGGACAAACTAGGTTTAACTATTCAAGCCAAGAGGAAGCGAAGTTTCCAACACCAGCAATAGTAACAAACCACCCAAATGCAAAACAAGGAGACTCATTCATAATCAATTATGGATTTATGAGCGAACACGGACAAGTCCTAAAGGAAGAATTTATTAGAAAGAGGGCAATGTGGTATGACCATGCAAAAGAACAAAAGGTTCTTAGCTTTTACCAAGAACCTATAACTAAACAGACTCCAACTCAAGGTCAAGAATATCAGTTACCTCAACTTGAAGATTTTAAAAAGGGAGAGATTGTGAAATGGTTAGGAATAGATTATCATAATGCCCATAAGAACTATAAGTTTGCACGACTTATAAATGACCATAACAATAGAGAATTAGATAAAAACCTTTTAAAGGTAACACTTAGAGGATTTAATGCATCTTTGACAAGAGGACAAAAGGTTTTGGCCGCAATTTTCGTTGACACAGCAGAAGAACTTGCAATTGAAACAAATACTCAAAATACTCCGGCAGGTTCTTTGGATAGGTCAACATATGTCGATGAATACACGACAGGACAATACTACATAAAAGACGTAGTTTATAAATATAGACCAGTCACACCTGAAAATAAAAATAGGTATGTAACTGAGCTTTGGTTAGCCAGAAAAGAATGGAAACCAGCAAAAACATTCGGTTCATAAAATGCCAGCAAATTTCTTAGACATATCAAATAAGACCAATCGGTTTAGAAAGGGATTTATGAACGGAGACCCGTTCGATGAACCTACATACTTAACGTTTGCTATTGATTTTGACTTCACTGGTGAAATGATTGATCCTTTTACTAATCTGACAGCAAGCCCTCTGTTTCATGAAACAGACAGCGTTGCCTCTGCTAAACAGTTTTTAAATAAGTATGATTATTCAGCAAATGCTAATTGCATTCCAGCGATGAAGCAGCTTTTACAGAGTATAACAGACGAGACTCCATGGTATTTTCAATCTATTGATGGAGTAGGAGACTTATGGAACATTGCAACTAGAATGGGTCCAAAACTAAAAAGCGGGGCTGTTGTTTCAATAAACACTTTAGAATCATTAGACCTAAGGGTTTTGACAATAGCTAACCTTTATAGAAAGCTTGCATATGATCAACGAAACATTCGTTATAGACTGCCTGATAATCTTAGGTGGTTTAGTATGGACATTTACCTTGCTGAAATAAGAAACTTTAGGGAGATTCTCGAAACAGGTATTACAACATTTGGTCTTAAGAAAAACAACGATGCAGGTAACCGTCTGATTAATGAAGTGAAATACCCTGTCAAAAAAGACGATCCTGGTACAATAAACCCTAATGCACAGATATCTATATCAAATGCATTAGATCATTTTGGCTATCTAAGGTATAGGTGTTATCAGTGTGAATTTGATTTCTCAGATTCTTTAAGGGCACGAGACGGTTCTGGTTTTACAGTTTACACTCCTGAAAAACCTTTTTCTTCAAGCTTTAAAATAAAGATTGGGTATTTCGAAGAAGCACATGCACTTAAAGAACAGTTTATAGGCGGAGGTAATAGTCTGGACCTTTTAGGAATAGCAAACGATTTAGGTCCGTTTGCAAACGTTGCTAAAAATGCTTTATTACGTGGTGAAGGTGCTCTTGAAAAGGTTCTGTCGGTTCCTTCTCAATTAATAAACACAGGAATAAGCGAGCTTCAAAAGTTAGTAGAAAACGGTTCTTTAGGAAACATATACAACCAAGACCCTCTATTTAATCACACAACTCCTCTATTTAACTTTGGTCCTCAACGTAGGGCCGCTAGACGACCTGATGATAACCTCGGAGGAGACGTTTATCCGACAACTAAACTTCCAAACGGTCCTAATGACCTTGGGAAGATATATGATATTGATGCAATACCAAACGGTCCGACCGACTTGGGAGACAATTATCCTGATTTTCAAATACCAGATGGTCCCAATACAATTGGAGACGTTTATCCAAACGATCAGTTACCAGACGGACCTCAGGTTCTTGGAGACGTTTATCCAAATGGTCAATTACCTGATGGACCTGGCTCAATAGGTGATGTCTATCCAGACAGTCAACTTCCAGATGGACCTCAAGTAATTGGAGACGTTTATCCAGACTCTCAAATATTAGACGGACCTAACTCAATTGGCGATGTGTATCCAGATAACCAATTACCAGACGGACCTGAAGTAATAGGAGACGTTTATCCAGACGGACAGTTACCTGATGGACCTAATGTCCTAGGTGATGTCTATCCAGACGGCCCTGGACCAAATGGACCTTCTGATTTAGGGGACGTCTATCCGAACAATCATTTAATGAACGGCCCTGACACAATTGGAGATGTCTATCCAAACGATCAACTGTCAGGTGGTCCAAAGTTTCTAGGTGATAATTATCCAGATGAACAACTTCCAAACGGTCCATCAGACTTAGGTGAAAACTACAACATTCGACCATTAGACAATGGACCTGAAGATTTAGGAAACGTGTACCGTGACTAAAAAAGTAGTATAAGACTTTATGATAAACGATATTAAAAAGGACTCATATGGGTCTGAATATGCTGGAAACAAATATTTAGGAATAGTAGTCAATTCAGAAGATCCTGAAAAAATAGGTAGGTGTAAGGTTCGCGTATATGGTGTGTATGAAGGAATAGAGGACGCTGATTTACCTTGGGCAAACCCGTCACAAAAATCTACATATTTTGGAAAAGAAGGCAAGGGAGGTTCTGTTTCGATTCCTAAGAACGGAAACCTGGTCCAAATTGAATTTGTAAACGGTGACATATATTCACCAGAATATGGACAGATTCAAGAAATAGCAGATGACGTTAGGGAACAGTTAAAGAAGGAAGGAGAGTATTTAGGCTCCCATTACATACTTTATGACGGGGACGAAGGTCTTAAAATCTATTTTACAGTAAAGAAGGGTATAACGATTGAGAACAAGGAATCTATGATCCGTATCAATCAAGACAGTTCAATAGAAATAGTTCATAAGCAGTCTCAATCTCTTATTGAACTTAAGGGTGGAACGATACGGATAACATCAGACAGTCAAATAAACCTTACTTCAGGGTCTCAAATAAAGGCAAGTTCAAATAACGTTCATGTTGACGGTCAGTTTACACGGTTAGGTCACAGCACAGTGACAGGTCCTGCACTTTTAGGAGATAAAATGTTTGCATTATTAACTGTTATGGCAACTTTAATCGATTCAAAGTTTCCAACGACACCAGGTTTAGCCGCAAACTTTGTCGAGACATTTAAGACACTTGCAATGTCAGATACGGTTACTGTTTCTAAGTAGGACAGGATTCATATAGAGGTGTTCTATATTAGACCTATTCATCAGTTTATTTAATAAGGAATTTGGAGTAAGGGATTGAAGTTTATAACCTAACTTTATTAAGTGTTGAAAGTTTTTAAACATCTTAATAAACCTAGAATCATACCAATCTTTTCCATGACTGTTCATGGAATCAGAATAATCAATAGACTTCCAAAAATGACTAGGTTCAATCCACTTAAGATTGACACCAGCGATGTAAAATCTAATGTCTTTATTGTTAAATATCGATTCAGCAAAAATCTGAATAGCAGTAGAGACTGAATCTGGAAAGGAGGTGGGTCTAGGTCGATTTATTTTAACTACACGCTTGAACCTACCTTCAATTGAAGTAATAGGTTCTTTGAGCCAATCACTTACTATTAAAGTGGTCTTTGAAAAATCAATGTCATGTCTCTTTTCAATTTCATATAATACGTCCGAATCATGAAAAAAAAGATAATCTGGAACAAACCTAAGCCAAATACGATTGACACCTAAAGTCACTACTTCAGGCTTAATCATTTCAAAATTTATGTCTAATATTTGAGGTCCATTTCCTAAGACCAGGACGTCCATCCTAGGCTTGCTTAGAGAAGAACGTATGTGACTCAATTGCTTTATCATCTATAACAAAATCAAAATCAACCGGTTTTTGTATAAACTTATGAAACTTAACGTTCCATTTACGTAACTGATTCCGGGTCATTTGCATTATTTTTAACGACTCTTCAGGTCCTTTAGATAGACCACGTCCAGTCCATATAATTATTGTGTTACCTTCATCAAATAATCGATTTACAGTGTTGATGTTGTTTAGTATTGGTTCTGCCCTTTCATAAGCCAGACCGTCTGTCTTAGAAATGGTCTGGTCTATGTCTATTAAATATGTCTTACTCACATTACTTAGTCTTTTTAACTTGTTCGTCAATCCAAGCATAAGTGGAAGCAAGACCATCATTTAATGGTTTATTAGGTGACCATCCCAATTTTTCCTGAATTAAATTATTATCAGAATTCCTACCTCTTACTCCAAGAGGACCTTCAATATGGTTTAAGGAAAGGGTTTTTCCTGATATTGTAATTGTCCTGTTTGCAAGGTCGTTTATAGTGACCATTTCATCTGAACCAATATTGACCGGACCAACAAAATCAGATTCCATTAATTTTCTGATTCCTTCAACACATTCATCAATATAAAGAAACGATCGGGTCTGTTCTCCATCTCCCCAGATATCGATTGACGTTCCAGTTTCAGCTGAAGCAACCTTTCTACATATGGCAGCTGGAGCCTTTTCTTTTCCGCCTGTCCAGGTTCCTTCAGGTCCAAATATGTTATGGAACCTGGCTATCCTAACATTTAAGCCATAGTTTCTATGAAAGCTTAGATATAACCTTTCACTGAAAAGCTTTTCCCAACCGTATTCTGAGTCTGGGTTTGCAGGATATGCTGAATCTTCTTTACAGTTAGGATTATTAGGGTCCTCTTGATTGTATGCAGGATACATACAAGCAGATGAAGAATAAAATACACGTTCAACGTTAAACTTTACACAAAGTTTAGCAATATTAAGATTAATTTGTGAAGAGTTGTGCATCACATCCGCATCATGTTCTCCAGTAAAAATATAACCTGCTCCGCCCATATCGGCAGCAAGCTGATACACATGATCAAACTTTCCTTCTCTAAATAGAGCATCACAAAGACCCGGTTCTCTAAGGTCTATTATTATAAACTTGTCTGCTGCTGTTTTACTAAACTCCGGCATCTTTAAATCGGCGCCAATTACATAGAATCCTTCATTCTTAAGTCTTTTTACAAGATGGCTTCCGATGAATCCACCTGCACCACATACTAATGCTCTTTTCATTTTCTTAATGATTTTATTTTTTGATGCTCAGAAGGAGTGACCTTACGTGGTCCATATTCTCCAAGCGATTTTTCTATATCTCTAATACCCTTGACAAGTTTTTTAAAGCCCAACGGTTCGACTGAAGACTCTTGGTCAGAACCCCACATCGTCCTGTCTAATGTGATATGTCTTTCGATCCAAGTCGCTCCCATTGCAACTGCAGCAAATGTCGTCACCAATCCAAATTCATGTCCAGAATAACCAATTTCAAATCTATGACCCGACCCATTAGACACCTTTTCAAGCCATTTAATGTGGTTTAGGTTTAGTTCTTCAATTGGACTTGGATATGATGAATTTGTGTGCATAATCACATCCGGCTTAATTCTATCTATTATGCTTTGAATTTGATAGCCTTCACACATACCGACAGATATAATGAGAGTCTCAAAATGTTTTCTACAATATTCTAACAGGGGCTGGTCTAGAGCAAGAGCTGATGGAATCTTTACAATAGTGTGATCGATTTCCCGAGCAAATTCAGCAGAGTTAAGGTCCCAAACTGAAAGAAACCATTTAATCCCTTTAAGTTTACAGTATTTGTCAATCTCTTCATATTCTAAATATGAAAATTCTAAATTCTTCTTATATTCAAGGTAAGTTATTCTGCCCCATGGAGTGTCACGTAAGACATTTTTCATTTCATCAGGAACGCAGATATCTGGGTCTCTTTTTTGAAACTTTACATAATCAGCACCTGCTTCAACTGCTTCATCTATCAGTCTTTTAGTAATCTCAAGACTTCCATTATGATTGATTCCTATCTCTGCAATTATCTGGGTCATATTTTAATCCCAAATTTATTTTCAACAGGAGTCAAAATAGAATCTTCCTTTGCTCCAGGATATATTATACCTTTAAAATTTATGGAGTTTTTTGATTTAGACTCTTCAACAAGTTGAACCAGTTCATTAATTCTATTACGTTCTAAATAAAACCTTGAAGTAGACTCGTATTTCGATGCAAGATCCCTTCTGACCATTTCCATATGATGCATTATGATATCCTCCTTAGGAAATATACGCCATCTCTTATAAGACTCATCTCCAAGACCACGAGTAGGATCTACTCCTGGAAAATACGGTTGAAATTTAGTATGTCTGGCCGCAGGCGTTATTTTATGAATGAATGGAACCAAATGAGGAGAATAACCTCTATGTAAAGTCGGTGTTACGTAATTCAAATACGAAACAGCAGTCGTTTCAAGGTCCTTTTCTTCAATTATTGATTTTGCTTTTCTAAACTGTTCCGTGTCATAAAATTCGTCAACGTCCATATTCATAAAATGAGTACAACCCTTCTTTAGACATGAGTCCAACCCGGCATTTCTCTTAGCGGTCTCAAATATTTTAGACTGCATGACGTGCATCTTTATGGGCTTAAGCTCATAAAAGTTCTTAAATAGAGTCAGAGAATCAATGAGACCTTTTTTCTTAAGTTCATTAAGAATACATAAATCAATAGGCTTTGCAGGCTTACCGAACCATGATTTCTCCTGATACTGAACATCTATAAAATCAACGTCCTTTCTGATCTGTTTTATTGATGATTCAAGTAATTCAACGCCATCAAACACACTATATGATACTCCTAATTTCATAATGAATATTCAAAACCAAGTTCTTTTAATTTTAGTAGGTCATTTGAATAGAGATGATTAAAGGACTGCATGACCTGTTCGTTCATATAAAAGCTTTTGTAGTTTGGGAAAACGTTAGTGTTCATCCATTCTTCTAGTGGAACGTCTGCTGAACCTTCTCTAATTGAATCGGAATATTTGACTTGGTGTGAGCTACCAATTTCAAATGCAGCGACTTCATCGAGTTTAGAACTGAATAAGTTCTCAAACACATCTATATTTTTAGAAAGCTGAGAAACGTCTATCACATAGTCAAAAGTCCACCCCATCTTTTCAAATATTTCATATTTTTCAGAAAACTGGGGAATGAAGTGTTTAATGTCATAAAAAGAAGAAGAGCCACATGAAACTACTCCGTTTATCTCTGATATTTTAGAAATAAAATCGTTAAATGACAGGTAACATGATTGATTAAAGTGACCAGCCTTAATCCATTTGGGGATCTTTTCTAAGAATCCGCTCACCAATCTTTTATATGGGTCCCTAACGATAAGGACCTTTTTATATGAAGAATATCTTTCTAAATCGTTTGTATCAATAAACGAAAATTCCTGGTTTGGACTATACCCATATCCTATGATTTCATGTAACTGCTCAAACTCAGGTAAAGGTATTTCACGAGATTGTAAAAATAATGCTTTTACAAAAGAACACCCACACTTAGCATTCCAAAACACTAGGACCTTGTTTTTATTATCGACTATTAAATCCACGTTATTGTTTTATTTTTTGTAAAATGAGATCCCTAACTCTTTCACCGGGATTCATCATTTTCATAGCTTTGTTGAAATTTTCCTGCATAGCTGGAAGTCTACTGAAATATTCATAAGGAGTTAAATTATTAATCTTTTGAATTAAATCGTCAATGTCATTAAAAAAGATGACACCGTTTGGATTAAAATATTTTTCAAAATTCGTGCACCCACGATAGATTGGAACAGTCATCGTTAAAAAACAATCCATAATCTTTTCAGTAAGGTAGTTCTCTTCACTTGAATTTTCAGGACAGATTGAAAACATAGACTTAAATAAAACAATCTTATCGGTATTTTCACCGGTTCCAGGTAAAATGCGATTGGGGTCTACTGGTAGATATTTTGAACTCCAAAATCTTTTTGGGACTGTTATTTCGTCCTGTCTGTTCCAAAGCTGGTGTCTGACTTCGTATCCAGGGTAACCTTTTTTATTCGTGCAAAGAAAGGAAACGGAGAAATCCTTGTCTATATTTTTGTTGGGAATAATGTAGCTTGATGCCCAAATATCAGTTGTTGCCCAAGGAATCGAATTTATAACACTTTGGTGTTTAGTTATTATAGCATTAAATTTATCAGCGTTTTCCAATAAAGTCTCAACAGACTGACCGTAAAACGTAGGTTCGTTTATGTCCATGAAAACCTTTTTAACGCCTGATGGGGTTTTAGCAAGGGTTTCATGGTCTATATAATTCATGTAAATATCACACTTAAACGGAAGGTCAACTTGAAACCAAGGTTCCCCATTATCGTTCCATTTTCTAGAGAAAAAAGTTCTTGCTATCATAGCACAAAATTGGTTGTTTTTTTAGACAATGGGCACTCTTGATAAAAAAGAGGTTTGGTCATAGCATATACATTAAAATCACGTAAGGCCAATGCAATAGGAACATCACAGTGAAGTTTGGTAGGAATCACTGAATCAATTTCTTTTAATGCATGTTTCTTATACCTCTCAGTTATGTAAACAACAGCAGTCAACGTTACCATATTGTTTAACTTAACAAATCTAGGATCTCTGGTCCTAACAAAGGAAAAATCCTTTTCTGAAGCCATTTTATCTCGGTGTTGAAGTTTCCAATCCTTCATTACTCCATATTTACTTAAACAAAGATAAACTGCATCTGCATCATCAGGAACTTCAATAACCATAGACCTAACATGGGCAGTAGTTTCTGCGTCATCCTCAAATACTAAACATGGTTCGTCTATTTGATTGACGACCTTAAGGGCGTTTTTCATACTGAGTGCACAACCCATAACCGGGTCGGAATCTATAAATGTTTCAAGCTTGGAAGCATTGATACCTGTCCGCTTAAACATATTTGTGATTCTTTTTGCCCGATTTGGTTTAATGCCACCAAACCAAAAAGCAGGAATTTTAGTCAAATCAATTTTCATAATTCAGCCTTGATAAATTTTATTTTGCCGTATCCTGAAACACTAAGAAGTTTATACTCTAGGTTTGAAAGACCGCTGCTTATTTGCTTATTAAATCCAGAATTTTTAGCTTCCAAAAACTGTTTCCAGTTTTTCTCACGTATGACTGGATCCATATTACTAACATGTGAAAGAGACCTGTATTTACCGCCAGGTCGTCGAACAGGATTACATTTACCATTTAACAAACGATGGTAAAAATCATCATCCTCTGCTCCCCATCCCCAATATTCATTACTAAATCCGTTAACTGCTTTAAATGAATCAGTCGGAACAATAATGACTCCTCCCCAATATTCAGCATATGGAATCTCATAACCGAACTGTTCTACATAAACAGCTAAGTGTGTTGGATCAGGTGAATATGAATAGTCTACATTGATTGGAATTAGGTCAATGTCATGAAAACAATAGTAATCGAAACCAGGACATTCATTAACACCTATGTTAAATAGTTTAGCACGATTGAATGGCTTATTGTCGGCCTGTTCGACTATAACTATTTGATAGTCATGAATATTATTGACATTTTCAAGGTACGCAGTTATGTATGGAAGAAATACCTCGAGGTGTTGGTCTCTGTTTCTAAATGAGACAATTAAACATAATTTTTCATTTTGGCCCTGAACATTGTATTTCAAGTCATCTGGTATTTCAGTTGCAATATCTACGTCAATATTTTCAAAAGAATTGTCTGGTGAATACCTAAAAAGTCTATCTTTGATAGACGAATCAACAAATTCCCGGTTCTTTTTGTAAAAATCCAGGACCTTTAGATAATTTTTTTGATTTACATTATTGATAAACGTAAAGTCTATCCCTATCATCCTCGATTGATTTGCAACGAATATCGGAAATGCCTGATTTGAAAAATTTTCGACTATTGGAAAAGCTGAATTTTCAAGAATTTTTACCTGACATTTGGTTGAAAGATAGTTTACGAGAAAATAAGTCATTGCAGTACTTAGGTCTCGATTAAACACAAGGTTCTTATATAAAAAACCTGGATAATTTTGCCCCATTGCCGGCTTGTTAACTATAAAAAAGTTAGGATTGACTAGAGTTGGTCCCAGTCTAACTATTAACTTCTTATCTTCACGATAAGTCATATCCTTTTTAAAGAAAATTATGTCACCTGCTTTTACATATTGGTCTGACTTGCCTGTCATCGTTACTTTAGGCGAAATCGCATATATTTTGTCATAACTTACGGCGCCTAATGCTTCAACTAAAAGATATTGACAGATTGAAGGGTTTTGATTAAACTCTCCTCTGAGTCTTGAATACAATACATCAAGGCCAGCACTTGAAACTAATTTGAATATTGGGTTATATTTTTCCTTAAATTTAAGTTGAGTCTTTTCACTTATCGGTTCATATTTAGAATACAGGATGATTATGTTACCATTAAAATCATCATGATTGACCATAAATGAATCTATTGCATGTTCAACCTCATTTACCAAATACTCTGTAATGTATGTAAATAACGCACTTTTCATTTTTACTACTTATATTGATTTTTATAGTCTACGTCCCGATGTCTTTTAATTGGAAAGTATACTGTATTATTATTCCATAGGTTTCTACCTAGGTTTTGGATTTCACTAACTTTAAAGATGCAAACACAATGACTGAGCTCAAAGACTTCAGGATAGTCTTGTCTTCTAAACTTATTGTGAGATACAATCATTCGGCCGTTGATTCCGTTTTCATACATCATTAAATATGGATGAGAATCAACCTTAATTTTACATAAAAGACTTTTAGCTTTATGTTTCTTAAAGAACTTTAATGCCTTTAATACTAACTTCCATTTTCTATCTGGGTAAGTTAAATACAACATTATGATAATGTCGTCCTTTTTAAAGGACTTATTGGAAATAATGAGGTGAAACATGGAGTTCCATATTGGAGTATTATCCTGTGCTAATGATTTAGGTCTAACAACTACATTATAATCACCTCTACATTTATCTATAATTTTTTCGTCATCCGTCGTTATCCAGACCATTTTCCTATATTTTTTAGGAATTGAATTAAGAGTATATTGAAGAAGCTTTCTGTTTTTAAACGGAAACCCCTTAGAACCTCTTCTGGCAGGTATAACTATCTTCACGTTGTCTGGTAACATAAAAACTCACTTAGGCTCTTTTTTGGAATTGGCTTTAAGATAGATTCTTCACTTAAGTTCCAAACCTTAATACCACGACGTTCAAGCTCTTCAGTTAATGCCTTGAAATGACACTCAACCTCTTCTAACCGAGACGATTTAACTATAGGGTGAACACCATCCTCTGGTCTATAAAAATGACCGTCCGTAAAATCAACTCCGATTATTCCAATTTCTTTGGCTCCCATTTTATATGCAAGTATAGCAGCGACATACGGAGACGTTATTGAATAGTCAACAGTGTCCTTTGAATCTAGGTTATCAAGTTTTCCCTTTTTACCTAATTTCATGACTATTCTTTTATAGTCTAAGTTTTTTCCGTCATCACTTTTAAAAGTCCACCATTTATCGAAAACAAAGACAAACTTAGATTTAGTCGATTGAACTTGGTTTCTTCGTTTGGAATTTACAACACCAAATCTATTAGGATTGTCTGTTAAAACTAAATAAGTAGGAATCATATGGCGTTCTATGTCATTTACACCAATGGTAATTAAGTCAATCTTTTTAGGAAGATTTAAAATTGACTTTCCGTTTCCAAGAATGAGAAATTTTTCATTTGGGTGGGCCTGGATGAAATTTTTGAGCTCCAATTTGTCCTGATTATTTCCTTTTTTAGTAAAGTATTATACTAAGCTATGCTTCTTAGTTTAAGGAAATGAAAGACTATTATAAAATATTAGGAGTTAATGAAAATGCGACGGCTGCTCAGATAAAAACAGCATACCGTAACCTTGCGAAGAAACATCACCCTGATAAGGGAGGAGACGAAAACAAGTTTAAGGAAATAACTGAAGCTTTTGAGACATTAGGAAACGAAACAGCCCGTCAAAAATACGACGTACGAAGAAAAACGCCTGAGACTAGCGAACAATCCTTCAGCTCCGATTTCGGTCGAGCAGATTTTATCGATGGTTTTGGAACTAGTTTTAGAGATAGATGGTTTAAGGACTTTGAAAAATCAAATAGGTCAGTCGAAAACCTTAACATTTATATTAGAAAGGAAGTGCCTCTTGCTGATTTGATGAAAGGAGTCTCGTTTGAAATACCATATTCACGAACCATTGTTTCAGACGTAGGTATTGGTTCAATCTCAAACGAATCTATAACAATAAAGGTTAACCTTAGGGAAAACTGGCAACCTATTAATATCCTAAACAATAATGGTGAACAGACCTATTATATTAGGTTTATAGCTAAGGGTATGGGTGAAGAACAGGTCAGTATGAACGTAAAATACGCAGGTGACGCCTTAATTGACATAGTTTTTAAAACGGATGATACTTTATGGATGGAGCCTGATGGAACTGTGTATCATGTAGTTCCATGTAACCTGGTCGACTTGCTTTTAAAGGAACCAATCTTTGTGGATACATGTGTTGGAGAAAAGTTTAAGGTCAAATCATACGACTCATCGAATTTAAGTAGAATTAAGTTTACAATCTATAATAAAGGCATAAAAATGCCTAATGACGTGGTATCTAACTATGTGTTTATTGTTCAACCAAGAGACCTAAACACTAAAAATATTACTGAAAGTGAGTTAGAAACGCTGAAAACTATCCTAAAAAAGTGCAGATGATAGGATAATTACACACCTTTTCATTTTTACTTGGTCTTCTCTTAATAAATAAGAAAAAAATTAGACCAAGTTGGTAGCACCCGATTTTGCAAAGCTTTTTGCATCCATTGATAACCCAGCGTTTGTTATAACTAGGGTAAACGAGGCTCTAACTGTTAATAAGTCAGGAGATGATATTACGTTAGAGGGAACTGCAGCTGTTTTTGGAGTTAAGAACAATAACAATCGTATTTACGAGAAGGACGAATACCTTCCCCATCTTACATATTTACAAGAAAAAATCAAGAGGGGTAAGCTCTTCGGAGAATTAGACCACCCAAAGGATTTTGATATTGCTCTTAAAAACGTTTCACACGTTGTTGAATCTCTTACATATGATGAAGGTTCAAATAGAGTTAAAATACGTGTAAAGCTTCTTGATACTCCATGTGGTAGGATAGCAAAGACTATCGTAGAATCAGGTTGCACAGTATCAATCTCATCAAGAGCTGCTGGTCAAATAATGAATGAAGGAAGGGTCAAACTTCATAGAATCTTCACATATGACCTAGTGGCAGAACCTGGCTTCGAGGAAGCATCTCTTCACAGGACCACTTTAAATGAAAGTTATGATTATAACTATAATAAGCTTTTCGAAGCTTTCGATTCTTTGAAAAAGGAATCTGTTATCTCCGTAAACAATTTCCAAAACATTAGCGAGAGCCTCGGTCTATCTGAGTCTATTCAAGTTTACAAGATAAATAAGAAAAACATTTTCAACGATTTCAACGAAAATAACATATTGGAAATGCAGGGTGCATACATCACAGCAGAGCAATTTAATAAGTACACAGAAGTAGTTAAGGAAAAATTCGACCAGTTAACTGGGTTGATAAACGACCTTAAATCAGGAAGGGTTAATGAGTCAACGACTCAAGATCCTAAACTGGTAGAATACGTTAACTACTTAGCAACAGAAATTCAGAACGTAACTAATTACGCTGACTATCTGGCAGAAATGCAAAATAAGAGCATCGGTTACTCTGAACATGTTGGCACAATGGTCAACAAGGTTATTGGTTTCTCCAATTACCTCACAGAGAGCGTTAACCAAACTCGTGGTTATGCAGCTTACTTAGGAACTACCTTAAACGAAGCAGTCAACTATTCAAATTATTTAGGACGTAACTTTAACCAAAGCGTAGGTTACATGAACTACCTAGCAGAGTCTATCCAAAGAGGAGTAGGATATACTGAATATGTTGGAGAAATGGCTGAGAAAGGTATCAGATATTCTGAATACTTAGGTAAGAACATTAAGAGTGTTGTTGGGTACGCAAACTATCTCGGTGAAACACTTGGAGAAAGCATCCAATACTCTTCTGACTATCTAGGCGAACAACTTGAAAAGACCGTTCTATATACTGAACACGTTGCAGAAATGATGAACGAATCAGTTATACCTAGTGCTAAGTTAAGAACTCGCAGATTACTTGATGAAGTTAAGAAAGTAGATGAAGGTCTTAACATATCAGTAGATGAATCATCACCAGTAGATGACATAGTCGAATCAGTAGATAAGATACTTAACTACGTTAAAAACAATACAGCAAAGGCAGTATTAGAGAATCAATATCCGTTCTTAAAACTACTCAGCGAAGATAATAAGTCTAAGTTCTATTCATTAGACCAAGAGACTAAGACAGCAATTGTTGAGACACTTAAGTTCTCTGTTTATACAAATGAAGCAGAGGTCCTTAACTTAATGGAAGCTGTTCTAAACCAAAAATACGTCGGAGTTCCTACCTACATAAAGTTCATGCCACAAGGTTACAAAGAACTTTTTGAAGCTATGAACGATGGCGAAAAGAATCAACTTGCTGTGAAAGCAACAACATTTGTGTTGAATACTCCATATCAAGTTAAAAACTTCTGGGATTCTTACGATTTTCGTAACATCCAGGAGAGGATATATACAAATAAGAGAAATCAAGAACTGCAAAAGCTTGACGAAAGCAACCAAGGTAAAGAAGGATTTGTCCACGTTAGCAAGATTGCAGAACACCAAAGAGGATATTCAAACGAATACCTTGAGTCTCTGAAAAGAAGGGCTCGAAACTAAAAAAATCCATTTTAAAAATGGCATCATTAAAAATTTTCAAGAGGCTTAACGATAACGTTATCAACGAAACGTGGAAGCCTATCGTAGAAGCACATGGTGGTAACGTGGAAGCAAGACCTTGGTTGTCAGATTACTGCCACTATCACGCGATGTTCGATCAAACTGCAACTCCACAACAACTGTATGGAGCTCTTTTTGAAAGCGGTGCTCCTGGTCTGTTTTTCCAACAACCAACATCGATCAGCCAAATCGGCCAAATCTCAGCTCCAACCAACAGCATGACTCCGTTCACTGCAGGTGGTGCAGCTAAAAACGCTTACTACCCAGTAGGCAAAGCATCAGGTTCTGGTGACAAGTTCCCAACCCTTATGCCAGTTGCAATTCAAGTTGCATCTAAGACTATAGCATTCGACTTTACACCAGTCGTTACTATGGACGCTCCAGTTGGTTTCTTACCTTATCTGGATTACGTATACTTAGGTGGTAACCTGGATTCTAACTACGAACCGTTCCTTATCAAAATCCAAGGTATTACACCTTCAACTGCCATGACAACAACTGGTGGTGGTGTTTCAACTTGGGGAGATCTTGATAACAACGTTCAAGCAACAATCGTAGTATCTGGTCAGACTTTGACTCTACGTTTTGTAGGTTTCTCTAGGATGGATGCAAACCCAATCCTAAGGGTTATCAACGACACTTCGAGCACAAACACAATCGCAACATATGTAGCTAACGGTAACACAATTACCTTTACTGCATCTACTGCAGATTATGACTTCACAACTACTACCACAGCAGCTCTTACTTCAGCATTAGAAAACCATATCTCTGGTTTTACCTCAATGTCTGATGACGACTATGCAGCTGGTACAAGCCCATTTGTTGGTCCATTCCTTCCAGAATACGGAGACGAAGCAACCCTTCCAACTGGTATGAAGAGGGAAGTAGCGGAAAAGAACAAATTCCGTTCAATGGGTATCAAGATGTTTACTAAGTTCGTCGAAGCAGTTGACGACCAAGTAAAGATCTCTGCAACAATCAACCAGATCCAAGACCTTAACAGGGTATGGAACTATGACGTTATCTCTATGTTGGAAAACACAGCAGTTAACGATGTTGCACAGTCAATCAACAAGCAACTTGTTGTAAAACACTTACAACTTGGTAAGCTTCACACAACTAAGATTGGTCAAGTTGAAGGTTCAGGTATCACTACCCTTAACTTAGCAGCAGGTTTTGGTGGATTCGAAAACATCACTACTCTACAAAGAAGGGTTGCTACTAAGATCCTTGAAATGGCTAACCTTATCTACCACCGTGGTCGTTTCGGTAACGGTACTTTCGTTGTAACAAACGGACGTGTTGCATCTGCTCTTGCTGATGCTCAAGGTTACTCAATCGCTCCATTCAGCAACGATCTTCCATCAGGTGCAGGTCAACTGTATCCAGCCGGTAAGGTTTACGGTCTTCAAGTATACGTTGACCCTAACTTCAAGTGGGGAGACTCTCGTATATTCATCGGTCGTAAAGGTGGTGACGAAGAGCCAGGTATCAAGTTCATGCCTTACATCATGGCTGAAAGCTTCCAAACTGTTTCTGAGTCTACAATGTCTCCAGTCATCGCACTGAAGTCAAGGTATGCAATCACCGAAGCAGGATGGCACCCAGAGTCTCAGTACATCACAATGACTGTTGACAACCTTGGTATCCTAACAGGTAGCACATTAGTTCCTCAGTCGTAAGCACTGAGTGACTAAGTCACATAACAAAAACCCTAAGAGAAATCTTAGGGTTTTTTATTTTATAGAGATAGTGTCTCTTATAAATAACCAAAATAGATTTTGAAAAGATGAACAAACCAGTTGTATCTTATAAGGAATTTTTGCTTAACGAAAAACTTAACCCAAATTTGGCTAAGTTAGACGTTGGAAAAGGTTCTAAGGTAACAAAAGAAATAGACCCTGAACTGTCTGGTCTAAAAGTTGGCGGCAAAGGAGCTGGCAGCAAGTCACCTAATGCAGGTATGGCTAAGATAGAGACTCGTGGAGGTTCTGCACCTTCAAAGGAAGTTAAACCAGGTCTTAGTAAGCTAGACACCGGCAAGGGTTCTAAAGTATCTAAGGAAGTCAATCCAAAGAGAGAAGACCTTAAAGTAGGCGGAAAGGCTGCAGGCAAGAAGGAAGTAAATCCTAACTTAGCTACCCTTAAGAAGTAAGAATAAAAATGGGAGAGATACCGTATTTTGTAATAGACTTGGATAACCAGTCCAAGGTCAATATCTATTATGACAGGTCTTCCGGTGGTCTAAGGTATGAAGGTGTGATTCCACAAAATGAAAACCTAGTTCCAATAAGCGGAGCAATACCTAGTCAAGTGGAGACTGAAGTTTATGATGACGATGACCTAGAATCAACGGCTGAAAGCATATACAATTTCTTATCATCAAAATATGGAAAGCTTCCTAAATATAGTCTAGATGTCCCTGGGCTTAAAAATCAAGAAAGACAGATGAGCCAAGAAAACAATTTTGGTCCCATTATGGAATTCAGACAATGGTCTAATAAATATGCTGTTTATGAAAACAGTCTTAAGGACCTTGTTGGAAAGAGTGACGATGACGAACTTGACGTCGATGATGCTGCAATAATCGGTAGAAAGATATCTAAGATGAAAGGACAGGACCGTAAGAAGTATATAGGAATTGTCAATTTCATGGGAGCATCATGTAGAATCTATAATGAGATTTGGGCAAACTACAAACCAGTAGACCCTAAGAAGAAAAAATCAAATAAGGGCAAACTGTTCCAAGGAGAGAGCCCTGAAACTCCATAATGAGTGCTATTGCTGAATCGATAATATCTTTTAAGCTAAGATGGAAAGCTGATGATGTTGAACAACCACAATGGAATCAACATGAGCAGGTCGTACACTTGCATGAGACTCGTATCTATCCAGACTTAGATATAGTTAAAGCATCAGGTAAAGCTGAGTACTTAAAGTATAAATCAGCTGAACAGATATCTGGACTTCTTAGACAAATAGGAAGAGCGATTAAAGCAACATCAAATGTAAACTCATATGAGATACTTATAAATGCTGAGAAGATCAGATTTATAGACTATGAAGTTAGTGAGGGCGGACAGTTCTCTACCTTCAAACACATCATGTCTAATAATATCACAAAGACAGAGGATGGTTCGGATAATCTTTCAAGTATACAAATCATAGTAAACGGAACTCGTGTGAACCTGGACATCTTCGGTCAGGGCCAGGATAACCTAATAGTGCAGGTGATTCCTTCAGTCGAGCTTTCTTTTCAAAGTAAAGAAAGTCTTTCACGAGAAGCAGAAGCAGCAATCAGAAGGTCAAGTCGTCTTATGGACTTTATTAGAGACCGGTCTGAGTTACCAGCAGACGCAAAAGCATCTTTATTACGAGAATTAGGAGCAGTTAAAGATCGAGAAAGAAAAGCTCGTAATAAATAAGAAAAAGTAACTTAATTACACATGCCTGGATTACCACATTGGAATAACTCTCAAGCCGCAATTAATCTTTGGGAGCCTCTATACTTAAACCAGTTTGAGGTAGTGATAACTCCACCACCTTCAATTACTCAGGGTGTTAACCTTTTGGTCGAACACATTAAGAACTTAGACGGTCTTCCAGAGCTCTCAGCATCAGGTACGCTTGTAAAACAATATTACAAGTTTGCGGAAAGGACCTATGCACCAGCTAAGCCTGAAATAACCACTACTATACTTACTGTGCAGTTTGAAGTCAACCTTAATGACGCAAACGACATGTATATTTACAACACTATACGTGCATGGTTTGACCTATCTTCTGAACCTATGACAGGACGTCAGGGTCTAAAGAGAGATTATGGTACTGGCGAAATATATGTGGCCATTTTTAATAGGATTGGTGACATCTATAGGGAATACCGATTTAAACCATGTATGCCAACTGGAAAGCTAACTCAAATGAAGCTTGATTATTTGGCAGACGGTCAAGCTGGTATCTATGTATTAACCGCTCAGTTTGAAGCAGACGCATGGGTCGAAGACCGTATTGGTTCTATTGGAATATAAACTGAGGGATAAATAACTTAACTATGGAAATATTCAATCTTAGGTCAAACGACGTGTATGACTTTGATCAGTATATGGATTTGTCTAAGCCTTCTTTTGGCGGGCCTAAGCAAGCTATTGAATGGGATTCAAAGAAGAAGAGAAAGACGTTGGAAAAATGGACGAACACGGTGAAAAGGTATCATTCTTCTGAGAACGGTACAGAACACCCAAATTACGATCCAACGTGGAAGGCTTTTACTAGCGATTTAGTTCACAAGCAAGCTGGAAAGAAACCGTCTGAGATTAGGCATGCCATTCCTACTACAGGCACAATTGAATTAAAAGAAAATAAAGCAAATAGCATGAGCATTAAACAAACACTCCTAAACGAAGGCAGGATAGCTCTTTTTGAAGAGTTTCAGCAATTGTCTAAGGAAGGAGGCGACAACCCGTTTCCAGGATCTATAAATGTACTTGAACCTGAAAAGCTTCCTAAGCTTGATAGTGAAAAGGGTAAAGCTCCTGAAGTAGACGAAGAAAAGCTAAATCAGGTTCTTGAAAACTTTAGCGATACTTTAGACACACTAGTAGGAGACATCGTTAACTCAATGGAAATTGAGAAGGAAGAAGCAGCAGACCTAGTAATAGCAGCCGTAACTAAGATGTTTAAGCCTGAGGAAGAGGAAGAAGAGGGTGAAGAAGGCAAAGAAAAGAAGGAAGGAGAGCCTGGCGCAGAAAAACCTAAGAAGAAAAGGAGAAGGCCACGTCCTAAGAAAGCACCAGGTGCAGGACCAACAACCCCTCCGACAGGAGCCGCTCCAGGAGCGGAACCAAAGGAACTTAAACCAGAAGAAGGAAAGGAAAAGAAAGGCGGTTTCCCGTTTGGAAAACCAGCAAAATAAAGAAAGGGAGCTAAATGCTCCCTTTTTAATTTTATATGACTGCGTCTAGTTTGTATGGCGGAGTCTCTGAAAGATAAAATATCTTCTTACCTCTCATCTTAGCCCATTGAATCTCACGGGCAGTCGAAAATCCAATGTAATTGTCTACGTCAATAACGTAAATCACATCAGACTCTTCAATCTTAGCAAAATGTACCAAGTCTAAGGTAGTCTTTTGTTCTTCTGTCCAGTTCTTGGCATCTGCATGACCAAAGGCTGCAACTGAATATACAATATTTCCACCTAAAGTAAGTTCTTGGTTAGCTTTTTCGAATTGCTCTTTAAATTTAGTAGAGCCACATAATGTTATCTTCATGATGATTGTTGTTTTGCTTTAAATTTCTTTTCTATGTAATTCATAGATATGTAGTGCATTGAAACTGAACCTGAAACAGAACCGATTAAGTAAGTTATCATTAAAACCGGCTGGTCAAAGTTACTTACAACCTTACGTATGACTAGAAGCCAGATTCCATTTGAAAGAATTGCAGCTAACGCATGAAATAAGAGTGAATCACTGTTTCTGGCTCTCCCAACTAATGTAAAACTTGCATTCTGCAGGATCGTGAGTCCTAACATTATTAGGACATCTTTAATTATTTTGTCAGGTCCTCCAATTGACGGTCTGTACTTAATACTGTTATCAATACTGAGATGGCTGAATCTAGGTCATTTAGAATGTATCCACATGCATAGTTGAGCATTGTATGTTGATGTATATTGTCCGGTTCCATGACACATATAACGGGCTTAGAAAATGCCCGTGCCCAGGCGATCTCCATAACAGTTCCAATGGAGACTTTCTTTGCTCCTAAAAGGTTTACAAAGATTGCGTCTGCTCGACGAACATCGTTATAGTCCCTGGTGTTTATACCCTTAGCCGAGGTTAGTGGATTGTCCTCGTAGACCATTTTAATAGTGGAACCTTCTTCGATTTCCTTAAGTCTTTGTTTACCTCTCATTGGAGATATTGTTTGAATATGAGATGGGACTGCGTCTCTGACTTTTTGTCTCCAATCTGTGCATTCGTTATAAGTACAGCCGGTTATTGCTCCAGCCAGGTATACTAAGTTGTTCATACTGTTTCTTCTTTTTGAAATAAATGAGGAGCCCTAAATTTAAGGTCATTAATTACAGTTTCATACACCCTATCGTGAGAGTCCTCGTTTACTTCGATAGTGTAATATGGAAAGTTAAACTTATCAAGTATTGCCTTGATTTCTTTATCCTTTTCGATTGCTGCGTTTTCGTCCTGCCACCTTCCAGCTGGGTTAAACTTATGGTGTTCAGTATTCCTTACCAAAAAGATATTGATGTTACTAAACATTTTGAAAGCATCTACGAGCCAACCATTGAAGTTGTCTGTGATACCGTAACCTGAATACGCCATACCCATTAGTAAAGGAGAATCTGTTACTGCTACATCGACATCATGTCGAAGACGAGCCTGACGGAAAAACTGCTTCCCAGCAATATATGGTTGAACTTCTAATGTCTTAGAATCTCGCAACCAAGTCTTGTCCTTGGCATATTCCTGGATAAGTTCTGAATTAATGTTTTGGGTCTTTAACTTTGCAAACAGCATTGCAGCATGAGTAGACTTGCCTGTGCCAGGACCGGCAAAAAAGTTAACTACAATCATGTGATTATTCCTCTGACTCATATAGTGAAAATGGTTTAAATTGAATATCAGGATAATGATTACTTAAAACCTGCATCTGATTATTGACTTTAGATTCAGTCAGGTTAGAATTGAGATAAATGATTCGATTATACTTTTGATTCTTAATACTAAGGACCTTATCGACAAGTCTTAATATTTCATAGTTCAAGATAAATGCCTGAACTCTGTTTAAAACAAACAGCTCTGTGTTGAACTTTGATTTAATGAGCTTATTGACATTGAGAATATAGTCAGACTTCTTTTTCTTTCCATGTGTCTCAACATATGTCTTAAGTTCCTTAACAAAGAATATTTCTATCTCTTTCATCTATATTCTTTTACGCTGTTATAACAGATGGGTTTTCAACAGGCTTTCTTTTTAATATTGCATGATCTACTATCCATTTAAGTAAATCATCTTCTTGACATATTATTAAATCAGTAGAATCTGATTCGACATAATTCACCAGGTTTATTATGTCATCTGATGCATTTCCTCTAACATCTGCAATCAAAGACTTTTTAATTGATGGTATAACGACCGGATAAAAAGGTTTTTCAATCATCCTTTCAATAAGGTCATAGTGTCTGTCGTATACGTGATACGAGTCTGCTATATGTGTATAAGTTCCTAAACCAATTTCTGGGTGAACTTGATTTATCATAAAAAGAACTTGCATCTGAAGAGTTGAAAAGAACGCAACGTCAGTGGGTGTTCCAGTGATAACGTCATTGCTTCTCATATGAACTGACATATGAAGCTTGCCTTCACGAACATGGAAATTGATATACATTGTGCATACAAAGTCCTTATTTCCCTCATATTGATGGGTCGGAAGGTTTAGATGCATTACTGCCTGTCTTGTGTTTAAGTCCTTAAGCAGACTCTTGACTACCCATTCAAACTGTGTAAATCCGTGAATTGTTTCGTTTTTAAATATAAGGTGTCCATATGCTGAATTGGCAGTACCATCTGGGTTTTGTAGAGCTTCCCAAAACTTAGAAAACTTGGTTATAAACTGGACGTCCTTTCGTCCTGCATAATACCATAACAATTCTCCAGCTACGTATTTTCTTTGTGATGATCTAACCTCATTTTCATATAGACATGCTTGAGGATTTTCCATAACCAAAGCAGTGTTTAAAAACTCCTTGGTTTTAGTTCCCCTTGGATCATTTGCATTGCCTGAGCGTATTAAGTCAGTTATAGATTCTTTATAGACTGTTGCGAAGTCTGGGCCTGTGTAAACTCTCATTTTTTCTTAAACTTGTAATTTTTAGAAAGGTCAGACGTTTCCGGTTTAGATTTTACCGCTTGCTTTGATGCAGGTTTTGAACTGGCCTTCGTATCCTGTTTTTTAACAGGATTTTGTATTGTGGTTAAAATAGGCTCTTCTATTGCTGAACGGTTAGAGACCTTTTTTAATGCCGAACCAATTTGTGGTATTGTCATGTTTTCTTTATTTCTATTTCAGAAAAATTGTCAACGTTTTTAACGCTGAGTATAGTATCGAAGAATTCTTCAGGAAGCCATTCATGAGATACTACGAATATAGTCATACGATATTTCTTAGCAAAGGTTTTAAGAGTCTCCACAACCTTATAAACAACCTCTCCGTCCAACGATGCAAATATCTCATCCAGAAATAAGATATTAGAACCGTTTTGTTTCATCATGATTATTTCTATTATGGAAAGCAGAATGACCAGGTTCATCTTTTTACCTTCACCGGTTGAGAGAGAATCTGGTGCTATTTCATGACCTATGTGTTTTATTATCGGATTGAAATCTTCGTCAAATTCAAAGGCAAATTTAAACTCAAGTGCCTTGGAAATCTTTAGGATTTTTTGGTTAAGGGTTGGAACTATATTTCCCATTATTATCTTTTTGATACCTGATTCTGAAAGAGCAGCTTCTAAGTCTAAGTTGATTTGAAGTTGCTCTTTTTTTGAAAATAGTTCATTTTCAGTCTCAGATATTTCATTCCTTATGTTTGAGATTAAATCCTCTACTGCGTTAGTCTCTTTTTTCTGTCCACTTGATTTTAGTTCCTCAATCTTGTTTTCAGTAAAAAATATGTTAGAGTTATTCTTAGAGTGTTTTTCCTTGATTTCTTCAAATTGTTTTGTCAATTCAGACTCTTTTTGAATTAAAGGAGTCACTTCTTTTGCAAGGTCTTCTCTTTTCTTGTTTAAATCATCACGTTCAGCCTTAGATTGATTTAGAAGTTCAATATGATCATGGTCTGAAAGATTAGACTCACAATGAGGACACTTTCCAAGTTCATAAAGATCAATCTTTTCAGTTAGCGAAGATATTTTAACTCGCCAGTCTTGGGCTAGCCTTTTTTTAGATTCTATAGATTCTCTAAGTTCCTTGACTTGTTTAGAAACGTCTTCACCCTGTTTTTTAATTTCAACTTTTGTTTTCTGGTATACTTCAAGTTGTTTTTCAAGATCTTTTATTTCCTTTTCTCTTTCAATGTTAGCTGAATTATTAATTTCTTCTAACTGTTGAATTGATCTTTGAAGATGGTGTTTATTTTTAGCAACAACACTTTCAAGGGTCGCTACCTCGCTTCTAAGGACACGACTCTCTTCTTTCACCATTTGACTCATAGAGTTGACCTCATCTAATCCAAATATCTTGTCAACTATCTTTCTTTTATCATTTGGATTGAGTTGGATAAAACTCTTAAAGTCATTTATAGAAAGATTTATTGTGTTAGAAAAGACAGGAAGAGGGATTCTAACTACTTGTTCCTCAATAAACTCATCAACCCTTCTTTTGTCTGGAAGGTTATATGGTTGTCCGTTTATCTTAAGATTGGAAAAGTTGGGATCAATTCCCCTTTCAAGCTCTACTTCGTCTCCGTTATTTGTTTGAAAGACTGTTTTAGTATATGCATTCTTATTCAGCCTATTTGGGATATTGGCCATCTTTTTACGAGTCGACCTTCCATAAATTGAGACGGTCAATGCTTCAGCAATGGAAGACTTACCTGCTCCATTCTGTCCATAGACCAAAACCAACTGAGGATTGTCAGCAATTTCAATCGTTTGAAGACGATTACCATATGAACAAATATTTCTCCAGCTCCATTTTTTAATTCTCATAGTCTCGGAAGCACGAGCTCTTCTCCTCGTACTATGTTTTTTACAGCTTTTATAAGGTAAAGTTTCTCGTCTGGTAAATATGTACAGATACAATTAGGTTCATCTGACTTTGAATAGATACTGCCAAACCCTAATAAAATGGAGCCTATTTTAAAATTTTCTATAGAATTTTCGTTTACCTGTGCATTTAATAGTTCCAAGAGCCTCTGTCCAGTTATGTTTGAACTCTCAGCATCTATTAGTGCGTTCTTTAACTTATGAAGTGCCAATGACTCCTTTTGAGCCTCTTCTGGATTTACAAAAAACCGTCCTGTTAAGTCAAAACAAACGTTTTTTTCAAGAGCAGCGATTGCTCTACGTGACATTGGAATAAAAGAACAAACTTCTATTTCTTCACCGACTGTAATTTGAGATTCAGCAAAGACTCTATAGTTTCCATCCTTTACTCGGCTTGAAACCTTAGGTGATATGAATGGTTTATACATGACTTAAATCTTTCATTGTTTTATAGACCTCATTAAACTTGGAAACAACCTTTGATCTATGTGTCCTTTCCATGTTTGAACCCTCTAAGTAAATATCAAATGCATCAAATATTCCAAGTTCCTTTTGAGCAAGGTCCTCGCGTTTGACTCGTTCCATTGGGTCATCTGAATATGTAAAAAATTCTATCTTTCTGGCACCAAATTCTTCTGATATTTCGTTAAATTTTGAGACATCCATCTTAGCAGCTATCCGAGTCTCAATCATGATATCGACAAAGTTGTTTTTGAACATTAGACGTATGTCGTCAATCTTCATGTCCAGGATGTCTAAGATGTTTACCTTAATAAACTTAGGAGACTCTAAGTTTTCTATATATGTTTCATTCACATCATCCCCAGTCACATCTAATACATAGAAACCCTTTTGTGAGTCTCGGTCTCCACGATCCATTGAATATGGAGTTCCTGTGTAAAGGACATTCCATTTTTCCTGTTTTAGGTGTATGTGACCTGCATAGACTCTCTTAAAATCACTCAATGATGCAGGTTCAATTCCATGTTCAACCTGTTGATGTTTATTGAGACTAAAACCGTTTATGTCAGCATGGCAGACAACATAATCTGCCAAATCAACATAAGAAGTGACCGTCTGTTTTAAGGAATCTATATTGTCTATCCAAGGCAACATTAAAAACCTATGTTTATCGTTTATCTCTAAAATATGAGGAGACGTAAAAACATGAAAGTTAGAATAGACTTTCTGAAGGATGCTGATAGAATTGACAACATTTGATGATTTGTAATAGACATCATGATTACCAACTATTGCATAAACTCCACGTTTAAACTTATCGGTTAAAAACCTAAATATGTTATCTGCTTCGTTATACACACGAACGTTTATGGAGTCCCTACTGTGAAATATGTCTCCTTCTAATAAAAGAATGTCTGTTTCAGGATTAAAATAAGGTTCAATATGTCGCGGAAAGATTTCAGTTAAAAACTTCCGTTGAATCTCACTCCATTCTAATGAGTTATTTCTTATGCCTAAGTGAAGGTCGCCTAAGAGAAAAACTCGGCGTATGCCATCAATCCTGATATTCTTCGTCAAGTTCATCGTCATCTTCTTCGTTTTCTACCTTTCTAGGTGATCTGGTTTTAAAATTGCTGTTTAACACGCCAAATTGGTCATCAAGGTCACTGACTAATATTTCCTTAAACTCATAATCCAGCATATCAAACGCTTTCTTATACTCAATTTGCAAAAGATTACATACTGCATCTAATACGTGAATTGAATTCGCAAAAATGCTATTGTTAAGCTCTTTTAAAAGGACATTAAAGACAAAGTTAACATCTGTCTTAGAAAACTTACGTTTTTCGTTTCCAATTATTTCAAGAAGCTTTGGATTTCTCTTATAGACTGCATCGAGTTCTGTCTGGACTACACTTAATCCTAACCTGTCAGTATACCCATCCGATTCTTGTAAGTATGAATCTGAATAAGCAGGTGACAGACGAATTTCCTGTGAATGATAATCGTCTCTTTGGATTCCATCACCTGTGTTATATGAGTTATTGAAGATCTTGTCGTTCTTCTTTAGAATTGCATGTTTATTCCTTCGTGCTTCAGCTTCCTCTTCATCTCCTTCTTCTTCATCGGATTCAGAAGACTCTTCGTCAAACTCTTCAAACTCTTCAAATTCACTTTGACTCTCATGATATTCTTCTTCTAGGTTAGAGTCAGTTTCAATTATATGTTTTTCTTCCACTTTTCATGGATTATTTTAAAAAGGACAACTGTCGTCATCGTCTCCAGACAAAATGGAAGCGTGTGATGCTGAAAGAACATCCTTAAGAGGTTTTAATTTTTTGCCAGTGTGTTGACTGACAGGTATTTCGTTTTGTATTGGTTTTTCAAGTTTCATGTATGATTGAAGGACGGGAGCAGGTTTAGAAACAGGTTCTTTAAAATTAGTAGAACGTGAAATCTTTTCGTATTCCTCGTTAAGAACAGCTTCTAAGTCTGAAAGGTCTTCCTCCTCTGAGTAAAATTCAGTTCCAGCTTCCAACCTTTCATTTAACCTATTATAGACATAGTCAATGTAAAACGACCTATAACTACCCTCAAACCCATCATCTCTATTCACTATAACGTTAATCTTCATTTCCTTGGACAAAGGAGGTCTAACAAGACCGAACAGAGTATCGACTGTGTGAATAAGACCGAATGATTCAGCAACGTCCGTCATACCTGGATTTAGGTTTTCAACTGACTCTCGCTTCATCTGAGTAGCGGTTATTATACACCAATTGTTTCTGATAGCAATTGCTCTCAGTTCCTCTGACACTGCTTTAATATGTCCATACGAACCTGAATGATCTTTAAGTGACCTCATCAAGTTGATATAATCGACGACTATTACTTTAAACTTAATTCCTGTCGATTGTTCTATGTTTAAGAAATAGTTTTCAATATCAATCGCAGTAGTGTCACCAGTCGGAAATTCCTCAACCCAAAGTTCTCCAAGCTTCATTTCCTTAGACGCTTGATTTAACTTATTTTGTATGACATCTAAGTGTCCGTCCTCAACTAAAGTCTCATAAGTTTTTACCGGAATGTTAAGAACATTTGCTCCAATCTTCTTTACATACTTTTCTCTAGAAACTTCAGTTGTTGCAACGCCCACATTTACACCGCTCATATATGCACGAGCAGCTATGTTTGATAGCACAGTTGTCTTTCCAACCTTTGGCCGACCTTGAAAGACAACTAAAGTCTTTTCATTCCAACCGCCACCTAATACCTTATCAAAGAAATGAAAACCAGAAGGAGTTCCTGATTTTAAGGTCTGCTTATGTGATGCAGGGTCTGAGAAATTTAAGCCCTTGCCTCTCTTTGAAAAAGAGAGATTTAACTTTTCACCAAGAGAGTCTCTTACCTTATTGACTATTGAGTCTATATTTTCAGGTTTGACTTCACTTGTCTTTAAAAAGGTTAACGTTTCAGTTATACTCGTATTAAGGTTCTTAATAAGGATGAATGCCTTGGTGTATTTGTAAAGAAAATCATAAGAATAATCCTTTAAGTTAACAGCAAACAAATCGTCAAACTCATTTTCTGATAAGTAAATGTTGTTAAGATTTAAAAGATCTCTAATCTCATTACGAGTTGGAAACTTATGATAAGCTTGAACATATTTCTTTATTTCCTTGAAAGATTTCTGAAGTGTGTCGTCAATAAAAAAATAGCTCTTAGCCATAAGTATGAGGTCTTTCTTATCAATACCGTCATAGTTCTTTGGCTTAATAACAATGTCATCATCATCTTCTAATATTAAGAAGTTGAAAATGACTTTCTCTAAGAGCTCAATATTTTCTTTAAAATCTATCATTTGGTCTTTCTTTCATAAAAGTTAAGAATTTCAGCTGGTTTTAAAAGGAAACCTGCTTGATTCTTAACTATCCTTTCTTCTTGTATCAACTGCGGCACAACCTGTTTTATAAAACCTCTAAAATTTTGTAGGAACTTAACGTCACCAAACAGGTCTTTAAGTAAATCTGAAGTGACTTGAAAGTCTTCAGCCTTAACTTTTTTCTTGGAGGCAACCTTTATAAAATGAGTAGACAGAGCAAACAAGAGATCCTCCTTTTGAGGAAACTCTCGTGAACTCTTATACATCCCTAGATGATATTTAAGGGGCAATTCCTTTTTTAAGATAAAATCCATTACTCTTCAGTTTCAGTTAAATCGTCATCATCTGTATCACCTGAGATATCTAAATCGTTAACTTCATCTGCAAGTATCTCAGACATTGTTGCATATTTGAACATAGGCTTTATGACGGTTTCATCAAGTTCCTTTAAGACCTTTTCAGTAAAGACCTGAGACGTGAATAAGTATTTAACCGGCACAGCCTCACCTGTCCATTTTATGATATAATTCTTAGCTTGGTTAGATTCTATTAAGTAAAGCTGTTCTTCACCAACCTTAAATGGTTTGGCCTTAGCTTTATCTGCATCAGACAATTTAGAATACTCTTTCTCTGTTAGTTTTTTACCACGAGCAACTCCACAACCTTCCCAACTCATAAATTGTTGAAGGCCTACATATCTGTTCATACCCTTTAAATGAGAGATATGAATTTCAATACCTTCTATTGGTTTAGCTAACCTGTTTTTCTTAATCATTATCTTAACGATAATACCGGTCTTGGTCTCTCCGTCTTTAAGCGTGCCTTTTCCTAGATATATGATAGTTGACGCAGCGTATTCTGGTCCTTTACCGCCACCTGTCTTTTTACCAGCATATATGTTAGCTGGGTCATCACCTAAGTGATTGGTGAATATCATTGGAACCTTAAGATTTGATAAATCGAGCGTAAAATTCCTAAAGGCTGCACGTAACTGTTTGGCTCTAAGACCCATATCAGATGTGTCTTTACCTTGGACTGCATCATTTCTTTCCTTTCCAGTTTCAAGCTGACCTATTGAGTCAACAAAAAGCATAAACTTAGCTGTTGGATTGTCATTGATGATGTCCTTAATTACTTTAATTGCACTTGCGACTGCAAATTTAACATCACTCACCGTTCCAAGACGAATATATCTTAATTTAGTTAGGTCTACTCCGAAATTAGAAAAGTCCTTTTGGTCGATTGCACCTTCAGTATCAATATACATTATGTAATATCCCATTTTCTGGGCTTCACGTGCAGCATTTAAACATAAGAATGTTTTACCTGTGCTAGGTTCACCTGCAATACAAACGCTTCGTGCATTTGGATATCCACCTAAAATAGAACCGGTTAAAGCTGCATTTAAAATGTAGTTACCAGTATCGATGTATTCTGAAATATCTGAGAAGCCTTTAAGTTCGACTTCCATTTTTGAGCTCTCAGCGAGCTTGTCCAGTTGTTTATTAAACTCGGAAAAAACGTCTTTTGCCTGTTTAGCCATTTACTCTTTTCTTTTTATAATTTTACGAAAAAAGGTGAATGGAGTTTTCAATTAAAAATAGGCGGCAAGAAGGAAGGATGACGATAATAGAAGAGTGTCTGTGCATTCACCACCAACTAAATGATGGAATCCTATCTTATGAAACTTTCCAGAACTTGATTGAAGTTTTGACTCAAGACCTTCGATGTTAGACACATTTACACCAAAACATTTAATCTCTGAAAAATATGAAGAAGTAATATCACCTAAGTAAAACACATCATTAACTGATAGATTATCTGAATCTATATCAAGACCTGCTGAGTTTAAGAGACCTCGTGAAATACAGTCCCAATACGAGTCATCCTTATTTGGATCAAACTCCACCGTAACTACGGTTTGATGTTTATCGTCAATGTAAGTATAGACATTTTTAACCTTTTCACTGTCAGTGACCGTAAACAAGATTAGGCATACGTCTGTCTTTTTACTTGGAGCTTTATCAATTTCACTCATTAGGTTGGCTCTTTTTAGAGTCAATCTTTTTGATTATTGACTCCTGAATAACACTTTCTGTTATTTGATTATTTATATGGCTACACAAATTCTTCAAAAATTCATTCTTATCCTTAGCATTATTATACATCATCTTCAATAGATTCATCGGAGGAAGATTAATTGTAATGTTTAAGTTAAGGTTTATAGAATCTGCCGTAAATTGATTAAAGAAGTTTTGATTTTGAGGAGCTGATGATTGAACCCTCCTTTCTACAGCAGATTCCTGAACAGGTTGTTGTCCTCCCATCTTGTTTTCATAATGTTCCCTAACTGTCTTTGGACTTTCAGCTACTTCGAGGCTAGTATCACTATATGGGTCGTCATCTGTTCCGCTCTTTGGAGAAACACTCACACCAGGATCAGCATTAATCGACCTTACTTGGTCTAGTGACATTGCTGGTGTATCATTGGTGATCATCATAAGATCATTATTTAGTCGAGTAACAGGTATGGAAGTTCCATCGCTCAGTTGTGCATAAATATCCTTACCTCGAGCGAAGACTTCAGATACAGTCACAAGCTTGGCGACCTTGGCTGGATCGCTCGATTTTATCCATTGCATCTGTTTGTGTAGGAAAAAATCCCTGTAAGTTGCAACCTGTTGTAATAAATCCGGATTCATACGTAATTTAATTTTTAAGTAAGCGTTTTTAAGACACTTGAACATCTAAGCTTTTCTTTTCTAGTTTCTTGATTTCATTCTTAGTCTCAACTCGAGCATTATAAAGACCGCTTAGTATTGTCCTTGCTGCTGAGTCGTTTTTAGAATTAAAGACTGTGTTATTCTTAGTCCATATGTTGTCTAACACTTCTTCTTCATTCATTTGGTTTATTTTGCCCAAATAAGCGTCTGGAGATATGTTAAACTGTATCTGTAGATTTGGATACATTGATGCAAAGTCATAACATGCGACTAGCGGATAGTATCCAGGGACAGGTTTTGCAACATACGCACCGTCATATGTGCTGTCCATCAATGGAGCTTTATCCAACGATGCCATCTTTCTTCCACGTGAAAGGAATTCACGACACATTAATGTTTCTGTGATATAAACTGAACTGAAAATTCGGCTTACATCGATACGTGCAACATTTGAGATCTCAAAAGCCACATCTAATAATTGAAGTTTGTCATCTATTAACTTAACAAGAATCGTGTCAATTATGTTATATGCAATGTATTTCTCAGTCTGTTTTTGAAACTCCATCATCGACTCGTTACCGTGCTCAAGTTTCTTAGTTCCTAAGACAAGGTTTGCGATGTAACCCAATTTATAGTTTTCGACAACTTTATATGGCTTAAGGTTCATAAAGACTTCCATGTAGTCAAGAAGACCTAAATGAGAAGGCATATATGCTTTACCTATGAGTCTTTTGTTTAATAGGGCTGCAGCTGGTTCAATTCCAATGTTTTTAGCACGATTAACAAGATACAACCAGTCAAATCCCATAAAGTTCCATCCGGTTAAAAAAGGAATTTTAGGAAGCATTTTATGGAAAAATGCACGAAGCATATTTTCCTCCTGTTCATAATAGACATATTTTAACTTAAATGTCTGACCGTGTGATTCGACGTATTTGTTTACAAACGCCATCATTTTGTCCTGTTGTTCCTTAGATAAATCAGCCATTGTTGATAAGACATAGATGAAATTATCATCACTTAAACATGTAATAAGAGAAACTCGTTCTTTTGCTTCATTTGGGTCTGGGAACTCGTTACTTGTAAGCCAAATTTCTATATCGGAATACCACTTATATGGTTTCTTTTCACTATATAGCTTGGCAAGTTCAGCTTGAGTAAACTTACTTTGTATTAGCTCTTCTGTTCTAAACCTGGAAACCCATTTAGTCTTTGATTTTTCAAGATACTTTCCGTCCCAATTTATGTCGGGAGTAGGATTGCTTGTAATCTTCCAGTTAAACATATCCTCATCTGTAAGTTGTTTACGGATAAAATCAACCTGGCCTGCCTCGTTAAAATAAGAAGCAATTAAAAGATTTTCCTTAGAGTTTATTTCTGAACTTATTATCATATTTTAGTTTTTTTAGTATCCTCGTTTTTGACGGTCGCGGTTTTCTTTATTCTTGGCAAAATAAAGATTGAATAGCTCTTCTGGTGTCATTCCGATTGCGAGCATCATATTGAATAAGAAGTGTTGAATGTCAACAAGTTCATATTTAAGTTCAAGCAGGTCTTTTGGAGACATCTGAGAAAACTTAATAGAATAGGAATCTTTATTGGATTTTTTCCAAGGTTTCCATACACCATTACCTATACCATCATTTATACCACCAAGTGCATTAAAAGTTTCCCTAAGTTCATCCTGGATAGCATGGTAATTCCAATCATAGAACTTACGCATCTCGGAAAGAGGTTCTTCTCTCAGTTTTTTAAAATCATGGCCGTAGACTGTTTCCTGAATATCTTTTTGAAGATTCATCAAGTCGCCCAATGTGTTCTTACTGTCTTTATATAGATCCTCAACCTCAAGTTGTGCACATGCTTGATAATTTGTGTTTGACATACTTATACTTTTTCTTAACTTCTACTCCAATTAGCTTTTTAGGTTTACTTACTATTGATAAATAACTAAGAAATTTCGTGAATAAGGTGTGACCTTATATCACTGTATGAAAATAAATAGCAAAAAAGACTGACCGAAATGGCTGATACGCTCCAACGAATTAATTTAAACAATCTATTATCAAGTGGTATTTACACATTTGAAATCGATGAGAGCCAAAACATTAGCTTACCGTTAACTACGGGGCGACTTATTATTGGATCAAGCAAAAAGGGACCTGTCAACTCAGTAGTGTCTATAACCGACCTTAAAACTGCAAGACTGGTCTTTGGTGATATTGACACTCAATTAGAAAATAAAGGAAGCTTCTTTCATAGAGCAATAGAAGTTTCACTTAGGGAAGGACCTGTTTATGCATTAAACGTTCTTCCGGTTGACGATGACGATAAGGTGTGGTTTACAACATTTAACACCGAAGGTTCAGCAATGAACACTAACAACTTACTGTCAGAGTTTAACCAACCTCTTTCAGACTTTTATAACACTCAAAGGTTATGGTATGCTGACTCTAACCAATTGAACAAAACTAAGAATATAGCATTAGGCGACGATTTTATCACTAACCCAGGTTTATTTGGTGAAATCGATGCAGATTCCAATAAGATATTTAGCTTTGCTAACCTTGGAAAGAAACCTATGACAGTTTGGGTTAAAATAGCAGATGTTACTGGATATGACCTTACCGTTAAGGAATACTATGGACAATTCGGAGACGATGTTGAAGTTCCAGCATTCTTACATCCAGATGACTTAGTTTCAGATTACTTCGTTGAAATATTTGCAATCGAAGGTAACTGGACAGATAACGTTAAACTTTCAAACGATCCAGTTTGGAAACAATACTTTAACGAAAGAGGTCTTATGAGAAGCAAAGTGAACAACTTCCTTTCTCAAGGAGAAGTTAAAGTCGTCTTAAGGACGGTCGGTAGCCTTATCCCAGACTTTAAAGACCAAACCGGTACTGTTGTATCAATCGATAAGGTAATCAACAGAATCTTTGTTCAAACAGAAGTTCTTTGTGGAGTAGATCATGATAAACTTGAACTTATCGACCTTACTGAGTCTTCATTTACAGACTCAAGCATGCAAACCCATAGGGTAGACCTTATAGGTCATGGATTTGACCAATTGCTTTACATGGCAGACGATTCTACTAACAAATTAGTGGACATACTTAGCTACCGTCAGCCATCAGAAGGTGCTCTTTCTTTAAAGATAGCAGGAGACCTTATTTCAGGAACTATTGACTCTAACCCAGTTATTACAGGTTCTGTTCCAGCCGGTCCTAACGACGCAATAGTAGTAGATGATACGGTAACTCCTAAGTATATAGTCGCTTACGAAAACAGCTCACTGTATACTGCATGGAAAAACGGGTTCATTAAAAACACCAATGAACACTTAACAAGCTATGTTAGAATAGATTCTGGATTTACTGCGACAATAAGTGGTAACACCTATAAGTTTATTAAGCTGTATCAATATGCAGACGTTACTCTGGTGAACAGAGAGGACGTTACGCCTACTATCGCAGGTTACTATGATATTGCCAATACGGATCTTAAGAGCTTTAAGAAAGTGTTTGATTTAACTGATACAAACTACTTTACTTCTTACTCTATTCTTGGAATAAACAAGATCAAGCTTACAATAAATTCGACAAACAAGACAACAATTGACGAGTTTATTAAGCCAAATAACTACATTAAAGCGAAACTCGTTGGAGACAGTCGTCCAAGATTCCTAAAGATTCTTTCGGTATCTTCTTCAACAACTTTGAGCCCATCTGAGACTTCTTACACGGTCACAACAATGGTACCGTCAGCCGCAACTATATCTGGTATATACACAGACAACAATGAGTTGCACGTTTATAAGGGAGTGAAGAACTTTATTCAGGAGTATAAAGGTTTCTACTTAGACAGCTTTAAGCTTCTTGAAAAACACCTGCCTAATAAGACAGCGGACAGACAAGACGATATCCTTGGATTTATCTACAACGATACAAACATAGCTAAGACATTAGCAGACGGAGAAACAGTAGACTTCCGTTACATAATCGACTCTTATGAAGGTCAGATTGCGCAGTCTTCTAAGTATTACTTGGCTAAGATAGCAGCAGACCATGGTAAGTGTTTAGCAATACTAAACTCTCCATCCTTTGCACAATTTGAAAAGTCAGTAGACCCAAGTTTTATTGACATAGCAACTAAACTGGTTTCCCCAGCTCATATCTCAACTGGAGGTAACTTGGATTTAAACCCAAGCTTCACCTTTAAGTTTGCAGACGGAGACGTGAATGGTATTCCAGTTTCAACATATGCAGCATATTTTATGCCTAACCTTATCATAATCGATAACGGTAGGAATCGTTCAGTACCTCCAGCTCCATATGTTGGAAACGCATTCATGAGAAAATACTCTTCAGGAAACACGTTCTCAATCGTTGGTGCAAAGAAAGGTATTTTATTAGACCCAGAAATCGTAGAACCAGAATACTTCTTAACTAAAGAAGATAGAGATTACTTGGAACCAACCGGATTTAACTTAATTGTCAAGCGTAGAGGATTTGGAAACATGATTCTTTCGAACAACCTTGCATATCAAAGAGTACGTTCAGCACTTAACAACATCCACGTGAGAGAAGCACTTATAACTATTGAGAAGGATATTGAAAGGATTCTATTTAACTTCTTGTTCGACTTTAATGATGAGATCACTCAACTTCGTGTAAAATCAATCGTTAAGAATTACCTAGACGCAGTTTTAGCAGCACGTGGTATTAGCTATTATGAAGTTCAAATTGACGCTAAGAACAACACTAACGAAATCATCGAAAACAACGCAGCCTTGCTTGACATACGTGTAGACTTCCCAAGAGGAATTCATAAGTTTATAAACAGGATTACGATAACACGTGTCGGTGGACAGTTATCAAGCTCACAAACAGGATTTACACCTTCTTTCTAATCGGAATGGGAAGGAAAAACAAAAAAGGGAACCAAATGGTTCCCTTTTTTAATTATTGTAAGTTGTACTTTAGTTGGAATCGTTCTGGTCTTTATACACCAGGTCTGATTTAAAGTTTGGGTCAATCTTAGCTATGACTTCATGGGTCAATATAATGGCATACGATTGGTTGTCCCATTCAACGTCAAGACCGGCATATCTCTGGTATAAAATCCTGTCTCCAGGTTTTAAGAACATAGGTTGGGCCGGTGTACCTTCACCGACTGCCACAACAGTTCCGATGTTTGATTTTTTACGACTGTCTACTGGTATAATAATACCAGACTGAGTCTGTTCTTGTTGTTCGTCTGGCTTTACCAGGACCCTGTCATATAACGGGGTAATTCCAATGTTTGATGGTGTCATTTGTGATTCTATTTTTGTGTCATTTTCAAAGAGTGTCTCGAACTCAAAAGGACCTGCTGTTGAAGATGTATTGAACTCATGTCCATCGAGTTTAAAATATAGTTGGTCTGGTGATTTAGTGGGATCAAAAAACGAATCGGTATTAACAATTACCGAACCATCTGTTTTAGTAATTTCCACAAAAAATAAATCTGCAATGAACCCATATGAAGAACCTTTAAAATAAGAATCCCTAAGCTCAATTTTTTGACCTTGATTCATCTTTGAAAAGTAAGAAATTACACAGTCCTCACTTATTCCCTTAATTTTAAGCCTTCTCATAGTCTTTCCTCAACTATTTTCCTAAACTGGTCTTGATTAAACATGTTTACCTTATTTTTACGCATCTTGTCAATTAGGTTTTCTAACATATCCTGTGGAAAAAACTTAGGAGCAAGTCTAATGATCCTGAGACGAATCTCAATGTCTTTTTTAAGGGTCTCCATCTCGGGTTCTTCCTTTATACCTATTACAGACCTTACTGCATTTGACACTATATCAACAAATCTTTCCGTATCATTTTCCATTATGTTAAGAAGGTCTTCCCATATTGAAGAATCTTTAACAAGTTCTATGACCGCTTCTGCTTTCTTTTCAGAAAGTTTTTTATGAGCTCTCTTAATAAAGTCTGAATTATCTCCTCTGAGAACTTTTTTAAGAACTTCTTCTCTGGGGTCTACTAATAAGTGAGTGTATTCTGGGTTATGAGCAATGTCACGAACCAGGTTTACTACACCTTTCTTGTTAATGGTGGAATCATCCATGGAAAAAGGGTCATTAGATGACTCCTGGACATCGAAGAAGTTTTTGTCTGTTACTACTCTTTTAGACTTTGATTGCATCTTAGGAATCGTCAGAACAGTCCTAGATTCACCTGACTTAACAAGCTGCATAAGATCTGTGTCTACTGACCAAATTATCGTATCTTGTCTGCTTCTTGAACATAGATATGCAATAATGTCGTCACCCTCAAGACCCTTAGTTTTGTATGATGCTATTCCACATTCGTGTAGAACAGGTAAAATATCTGAATAGAAGAAATCAAAAAACAAAAGCTTCTTATTGTCTTCCTTTCTATTTCCCTTATATTCAAATGTAACTCCCTCTTCGGACTCAAAATGATCTTTTATGTATTGTCTTCGCCAGCTGACAGAGTCAAATGCAAAAACAAGATGTGTTATCCTTCCTTTATATGGCTTAAGAATGCTCGACAAGTAGCTTCCGATAAACTTCTTAAAAGCAGATTGGGCCTGCGACTTTAGAAGAAAGTTCCCCTTTCTTTCCAAGTCCTCGACCCAATATTGCTCTCCGACCCGAGGGTCTTTTAGAAGGTTACCTCTGACTACTGCGAAGGATACGTTAATAAACGCGTTTCCATCAATTAGTAGTATCATTGGATTTGTTTTCGTCTGTAGGCTGCTCTTGTGGCTTAGCTGCATTTGAAATTGTTCTCAAAGCTTTCATCACAAGTTCAGTCTCCTCCATCGTGTAAGTTCCAGGTTTATTGTAAGCATGTTTAACTGCTGCCATTAAGACAAGTATAGCCTGGTCTGGTTTTAGTCCTTCTAGGAACTTTTGATAATGATCGAAATTATCATAAGTTATTGCACCTAATAGGACATGCTTTTTTATTTCTGGTAATGCTTTTTCTTCTGTATTTGCTTTTTCTGACACGACTTTACGACGTTATTTTTATTAGTCAACCATTGAGAATGGATCATCATCCTCATCTGGTGCTGGAGCACTAGACTTTTTTGAAGCAGGCTTCTTACCTGATTTAGGAGTTTCAAACGGATCTGGTTCTAAATCATGAGAACCTGAACTTGCCTTTGATGAACCGAAATCGTCCTCTTCGTCTAACTCAAGGTTTTTACCTTTAGCTGAAGCTGAACCGGAGCTCTTTTTAGAAGTCCTGTTTGCTGCTTCTCTAACCAACTCTACCATCTTAGTGTCCTTAGACGACAGTAATAGATTTTCAAGTAGAGTTGGATAGTGAACTATTTGAACAATAAGACCTGCAACCTTTGCATAGTCTTCTTCCTTCCATGACTTATAATAATAAGGTTCCATGTCTGGTGTATTTTCAAGCAACCAATCTTGAACCCATTTAAGGACTTTTGGATTTTCACTTGTTATAACTTCACGCTCGTCTGTTTTGATGACAAGTGGAGTCTGTTTTTCGTAAAACTTAGAAGACGAAAAGTCCCTAAATTGTTTAGTCTTACGAGTGACAGTTAACATCAAGTCTTTACCTGCCAGAGGGTGAAAACAGTTTACCGATGGTAGGTTGAATTCTGGGTCTGGGTTAAGTTCATCTTGGAATAGTTTGTCGATTTGTGCACCATAAGGAATAATCTTTATAGATCCTACTAAATCTGGACGGTTTGAATCCTGTTTAATGTAAAAAGGAGAGTAGATTTTGGAGTTACGAGAAAAGTTATCTGAAAGCTCCTTGTGAATTTCAGGTTCATCATCTTTAAGCTTCTTAATTAAAGTAGCTAAATCCCACAGGATTGATGATTTACCTATTGTCGATGGACAGTCTATGAATACCTTATCCCCGGTCAACGGGTTTTTAAGCATTGCATAGAATTTTTGATAACGTGTCTTTGATTTGTCTTTCATATAGGGCACACCACGTATAATGGCCTTATAGACACCGTTCTTACCCTGATCTGGTGTAGGATCGTAAATGTTTGGGTCATCTGCTTTCTTAGTTCCTTTGCTTTGCCTAGTAAAGTCCTTCGAGTCTAACGCGAAAATGTCTTCCATGTTGAAGTATTTAATTTTTTTTATCTTATACTACAGGATGTGCATTTGGTTTCAGTAAAAACAATGAAAGGAAACAAAAATTTGTTTCCTTTCTTAAGTTTAAACCGTGCGTTAAAGGCTCAGATTAAGCAGATACTTCTGACTTACCAGCAGCTTTTTCAGCTAACTTTGCAGATTGAATCTCCTCACGTCCTGTTTGGGCTAAGCCTTTCAGTTCTTGTAAAAGTTTCCTTGCACGAGTACCAGCAGAGTTGTTTCCTTTTTCGGCAAACTTTGTAGCTTCAACTTCAAGTTCAGCTACGGTTGTTTTGATGTCGTTTAACCAAGTTGACATATTCTCGAATTTTTATAGAATTATACCAATAAACAGTTATTTGGTTTCACTATGATTTGCTGCAGAAATGAACACTACATCGATATCCGACACAAATGGTTCATTTTTTTCATCGTAGTCTACCTCAATTTCACCAGCCTCATCACCAAGTGATTCATTTTCAAAATCATGTCTCAAAGTTGCTACTTTAGATGAATCCAGTGAATATTTTTCGCCTTTAAGCATTTTCTGAAACTCTGGCTTATCTTCAGTCCATCCTTTTTCCTGTAACCATGTGTCCAATGCTGGGTCTTCTATTTGGTACTCCATATACTTTTTGGTACCACCGCCGTCTGGTTTTTGAATATGCCAGTCGACATTGTCGTCCAAAAAGACCATTTTATAAGTAGGAACCTCTTCTACTACTGGAGGGGGAACGGCTGCTCCACCCATTCCAGTTGGGTCCGGAAAACCTAATGAAGTTGGTGACGAACCCATTCCTAGGGTAGGAGAATTTAAAACGGCTGTAGTTGGGTCGACTGCTCCTGTTGGAAGAGTAGAACCAGCCCCAGCAGTAGGGGTGCTTGGAATAGCTGCGCCTGCTGCTGGGATCTCGTCCTCATTTAATTTTCTATACTCGGTAAATGATAATATCTTTAGTGGCATATTCTTTATTTATTATCCGCACTTTGAACTACCACAGTCCACACATTTCGAACAGCCTTCCTCAAATCTTACGTTAGTACTGCCACAATCCTTACACTTAAATCTAGCAGCTAAAGATTGTTCTGACACGTATTTTTTAAGGACTCTCATTATTGCCTTACCGAAACTAACTATTTCTAGTGGACATTTGTCAATCTGTTCTACGATAAACTTAGGATCTGTTCCGTGCCTAAGCATACCACTTATCAGACGAGTTAAAATCTGTTCTTCTGGAGTAGGAGATGCTAATTGAAGTTCCTCTATTGTAACGTCCTTAGACTCAAACCTATATTTAGTCTGACGAACCTTCTTACTGACACCCTGAATAACACCTGAAACATTTTTACTCTCTGGAAAAGCAAATATTTCATAAGGTAATCCGTTCATGAGACCTATAACTACACCATACCTTTGTCCTTGAGCAACAACATAATGTAATTCAGCAGGTAAGTTCTCAGGCCTTTTTATAGCATCATGATATCCAAACTCATTGACATCCTTTTTAGAATTATCAGTGATTAATACACCATCTCGGCTACCGTCTCGATACACTGTGATACCTTTAAGACCAAGCTCCCAAGCCTTCATATATATTTCGCCTACCTTTTCAACAGAAACGTCTTTTGGAAGATTAATAGTAGAAGAAATGCTATGTGTGATGTATTTTTGAATGACTGATTGCATCTCAACTCTCTTAATCCAATCAATTTCAGGTGCAGTTGAACCTGCATATGGAGACTGGGCAGCATATTCTTCAAGTTGGGCCTTAGTTAACTCTTCTGGGTTATCAATACCGTGAACTATTTTCAAATACAACTTAAATCCGTCGTGAACTATTGCAAATTCCTGCCATGAATCTCCATTTGCATCAACAAAATCAACTCTGACATTTTCAGCATTTGCATTAATTTTCTTACGTCTAATATAGAATAAAGAAAAGACCGGTTCTAAACCTGAAGTAGTTCCAAATATTCTTAAATTGATATCCAATGCAGACACAGTCGATAAGGTTCCAGTTGGGGCTATAGTAGACCATGATATGTTTCTACGACCGACCTTTTGCATCTTTTTCCATTGCTCAGGAAATTCATTCTTAAGGAAATAGAAAAACGTCCTAGGATCTTCTGCCCATTTTGCTTCTAGCTCTGCATCAAATGCTGGAAAAGCTCCTCTGTCTTCGGCCATACCTATTGTAGAATCAAGTTCACCTTCAAGTTTAGTCCTCATTATCTGATCGACCATTTTTAAGCCTTCCTTAGAATCATAACCTAAACCAAGAGCAGCAAGAGTATCACCTAATGCAGTAAAACCTAAACCTGTCCTACGACCCTTTTTTCCAATTGAATATAAGTCTTCCCAAGTCTTTTTTTCAACTGCTTTAATATAGTCTGGCTCTGGGTCTTTGTCTATCTTTTCAAGTATCCTTTCAATAGACTTAAGTTCAAGTTCGACCAAGTCATCTGATAATTTCATACCATCATAACTAAGTTGATACCATCTCTTAAAATCAAACTTTGCATTTGGAGTAAAGGGATCAATGATGCATGAAAACATATTGTTTGCAATCAGCCTACAGCTGTCATGTCCCATCGCAATCTCAGCACAATTATGAACAAAAACTCCAGAAGAAGTAATAAAATTGCTATCTTTAGCTGAAGTGATAATTGCGAAATTATGAGTTTCTTCTACTGTTAAATCATACACATCTCTGTTTTCAACTTCAACGATCTGTTTAACTTTATGGTTATACAAATATAACCGTTTTTCATAAGCATTATTGAAAGTTTTAACATTAAGTTTATTTGAAATCTCAGTCAACCAACTTTTTCCATTAAAATAAGATTTCCTATAATGTGACGATAGACTTAATGGCAAATTATTTTCTGATGCAAATGAAACATACATTGAAGAAGACGGTTCATATCCTAATTCTAGGATCCAGGTTGAAATTATTTTTTCTAATTCTTCATTTGAAATTCCAGAAAAATTAGAATTTAACTCTCCCTTATTATTATAAAATATATTATTTGCTTTATAATTTTCAAATCTACATGAGTTTTTAAGTTTAAAAATAGGGTTCAAGCTACCTCTCATTCTTGAAGCATGAAGCTCTTTATGATCAACATGTGTCATTATTTCAAGATTTAGAATCGAATCATTTAAACTATTAAAGTCCTTATGATGGATTGCATAAATTTTTGAATCAACGTTTAAACCATAGTATTCAGAAATCATTCTATATTGTCTTCTGTCTCTTCCTGTATTCGAAGCAATTTGACGATAGTTTTTATTAGAAACATATGAATTAAAAGGCATTAACGAATCATTTTCTTTTAATTCTTCTGCTTTTACATATTCACCATTTCTTTTCATAATTAAGTGATCTGGTGTACATATAAATGTAGAATCATCATCTAAAATAACTTTAATTGTTTTAGTATTTTCCTTGGTCTTGAATGCAATTGCTTTTTGAATAGAAACGCGTCCGTTCTTCATTGAATATACTGGAAACTCTACATTCTGTTCTGCTAATTCCCTAATAGTGACAGCATTTCTACCATCAGCAACAGCAACTAAAGTATCTCCATCTAAGCATGGATTGGTCGCTATATTTTCAAACTCAGGATAGAGAGAAGACGGAGAGTAATAATGTTGTCTATCCCAGAAGACTATTCCTGGTTCTGCACAATCATGAGCTGCTGATATAATGACGTCCCAAATTGTCTTTGCTTCTTTCTGTTTCCAAACCAAAGCTTCAGTCTCAGATATTGCATCAATTGGATACCGAAGAACAAATGGTTTTTCGTCCTTCACTGCATTCATAAATTCATCTGAGATTTTAACCGAAATATTAGCCCCGGTTACCTTAGTTCGGTCTATCTTCTTCGTTGAGAATTCCTCAACTTCTGGGTGTCTTATGTCAAGCATTAACATAAGGGCCCCACGTCTTCCTTCAAGAGCAACCTCACGAGTAGTGTTAGAATAACGTTCCATAAAACTAGGAACTCCAGTAGAACTTAATGCTCCGTTTTTAACTTTTGAACCTGCCGGTCTGAGAGGTGAAAGATCTCCACCTACTCCACACCTTCTTTTCATTAATTGAGTCAGTTGCTGGTCAGCATACATAATACCGCCGTAACTATCAAATATTTTAGGAAGGACGATACAATTTGACAATGAACCTACTTGAAAAGGGTTTCCAGCCATTGCCATAACTGAACCCTGTGGAATAATTCCAAAGAAATCCTTAAAATATTCATAAATTGCGTCTACTGAAAGACCGTTCTTATGTAAGGCTTCTATTTTTGCGAACTCTGCGGCTAACCTTAGATGCATATCATCCGGCGTAGCTTCTATTCTTTTTCCGTCCGGATCTTTGAGCGCGTATTTTCCGGCCCAGTTATCAGCAGCAAACTTATTACTGCCAAAGTAACTAAGGTAATCTTGCATCTTTTAAAACTAAACTTTTTTGACAGTTATAACCCTTGTCAAACAGACAAATGATTAATAACATTTGATGTATAAAATGATTTGACTCAGATGTTAAGAATTTCGAACCTATGCTTTTTCATGTTTGATAGGCCTCTACATTCTAATTAGTTTGGAGTCGTAGGTTTTTATTTATCGATTATAGAAGCTCGAACTTGATATTTTGACGTAAAACGTCTACTGAAAAGATCTTGATGCGTCCTTCAGATTTCAAGTTATCCCTTAAACGATTTTGATTGATTTCTAAATCAAACCATTCGTTAGAATTAGGGAGTTCTACTTCGATAGAGCTACCATGAGAATAGGTGTATTCAAGAGTCTTTCCTGAGATTCGGTCTCTGAGAGCCTGCCATCTAACTCGGTCCTCATTAACTTCACTTTTGTCTACTGTTAAGACGATTCTAGGTTCACCTTTCTTAAAGGTTACGTCTTTTACATAGAAAGATATCTCATCTCCTGCTTTATACTGTCTGCTTGCTTTTTCATAATCAGCAAACTCAGAGTTATGGATAAGGCCGGTGTAGTAGTTTTCGAACTCAACGAACATTCCAATTCCGTGTGGTTTGTCGGTAAGACGACCTTTGTATTCCTTAGTGAAAGAAAGATCATATATCTTTTGAGGAAGAGTCTGCTTAATGTATTTCTTGTAAGAAACGATAAACAGTTTATTGGCTTCATCGTAACTTTCGACCATAACTGGAATTTCCTTGTTAAGGTATTCTTGAAAGTCATGAATAACGTTTGCTGCTGCATGAGAACCAGGCAAGAAACACTTAACTGAGTTTTTGTATAGTGCAAGGTATCCACCTTTAACCAGTTCAGAAACCCTGACATAAAACCATTTGTTGTTCTTAACAAAGTCTTCCATGTCTTCACGGTAAACTATGGCTGCACATTTTCTTTCAGAAGCATAGTAAGTTCCTTGGTGCTTCTTATAGACCATTACCTTAAAATTCCATTGGTCTTCATTGCTTGCAAGAGAAGCAGGATCAAATGAATATTCCCTGAATGGGATGAAAACTGATGCACCTGTTTGTAAGTTAACAGCTTCGATTACCCTTTCGGTAAAATCGATGTTTTTAGCCCTTACTGAAAGGATATCTCCAATCGAAAAATCCTTTATTGGTGCGTATACCGCTGATGGTGATTTGCTTGAATAAAACCTATCATATAGGTCCTGGGCATATGGTTCTTTGCAATAAACCTTCATGCCGTTTCGTACGTCTTGTGGGGTTAGTTTAACCCTATCGTTAAATCGTGATCTTGTTCTTGTGAATAAGTCATTAAAATCGATTGCTTCAACTGTCTGGTTTGTCATTGTTTTATGTTTAACAAGAAATTATACGTTACTTAAAATCTTCGGTTTTAACTAATTGCTCTTCCTAAAATAATTCCTGTGGAATCTGCTGCCTTTGAGATAACCTCATCTACGAATATGACAAATAATGGGTTAGATATTGAAAGTCTTTCCCAAGGTGGAAGGTCGTCTTGGTTGAAAACTGGGTGTAACATCCTGGCCGCAAGTGGACCTGCAGGAGCAGGAAGTGCACATGCACCTGATACCACTATAAAAGACAATGGAAACTTATAGATAGGTTCAAGAGTCGGAAGGACGTTTTTAACTATCCCAGACAGGGCCTTCATATCAATTATCATCATTAATGAAGAAGCAGGTATTGCTGCTTTTATGGCAGCATTAATTTCTGCCTTAATATTTAAAGGAGGAATGGCAGCATCAAATATTGACTTAGACACTCCTTTCTTAGATGGAATAGAATCGACAAGCTTGAAAAGAGGTTTTATTGGGTCAACCACTGAGTTAAACACAGAATCTATTTGATTTTTCAATAGGGCCTTCAAATCTGCAGATGATAGTTCTCCAATCCTATCAATTAAGTTCATTGGAAGGGCATTCTGAAGGAGCGAGACACTATTTAAAGCTGAACCAATTGCCTTAGACAACAGAGGTTTTACTATATTATCCAGATTTATGTTAATCTGAGTAGGTATCCCTGGAACCGCAAATATTGGAGTCTGTGGAAGACTTAGGAATGCAAATATTGGTGAAATAAAAGCAAGAAGGGTTCCAACGTTAAAAAGGTCCAAAGTCTTAGGAAGAGTTAAAGATGGGACCGACTTTAATATAAGCTGAAACACATTCTTAAGAGCTTCTGTTCCTACTTGTTTGGCTCCACCTGCAAGTCTAACTAAATCAAGTTCAGACAAAGCTGTTATTGCGGCCTCTATTATCTTCTCGGCCGCAATGAGTGCCAAAAGAACAGTCGGAGAGATTATTGTTGGAACCTTAACAGATTTGCTAGCAGAACAACAGCTTCTAAAAGGATTTGCCAATTGAATTGCACCTGCAGCTTGAACAAATCCTAAAGTAAGAGTAAGAAGGGTAGTAACCCTAGCAGCCTCAGAGACAGAACTGTTATAATCATCAAACTGTGAAAGGTTTGCCCTACCTTTAAGGGAACCGAAAACGTTTTTGTTTAATTTTTTAAGTCTATTTCTAAATTTATCGATGTCTGCTTTTTTCTTTAAATTGAACCTTTCATTTCCAGCGTCTACATTGAGTCTAGTGATGTATTTCAAAAGAAGCTTCTTAATATCAAAGAAATCCGAAGGAACTCCCTTAAACCCACCCGACGATTCACCTTTAAAATTGGTTATCATTTTTTGAAGGGCAGTCGGTTGCATCATTAATTTACCTGTGTCCTTAGGATAAGTGATAGAACCTAATTTTAGCTTTCCTATTGCACCTTGCGCATCTTTAGATATTGCCTGTGCAATTTGAGACGGTGTATACTTTTTTCCCTGTTTAATCTTTTGTTGAATCTTTGAGACGTTTTTGGTTTCAATATCACCTATCTCGTCAATCTGTTTCATTATTTTGACTCGCGTCCCAGTTATAAAGTCTTCAAACTCTTTAGTCTTATCAACTCCTTGTTGCATCACCTCATAATAACCATACTGAGGAGGTGCAGACTCTCCTTGGTTAAACGGAACGGCTGAACCGTTTGGCATGACAACTTGTTGTGGTAAGTTTGCAGCCTTTCTTGCAAGTTCTTTAGCAATTCGTGTTGCTTTGTCGGCTGCAGCTAAAGCAGCTAGTGGGACTTGAAACGCTCCTTTAACTGGGTTTCCAGACATTCCATCAGGTTCTATTCCTAATGGGTTTTTAGTGTCTTTTACTTTAAATCCCATTTCTTGAAGAGAGATACCCTTAAAAGAAACAAGAAATACCTTTCCGCCAGTTGGACTTATAAAAAGAAGAAACGGTGAAGGCACTATCCCACAGATTGCTAATAATATGACGAAGATGCCAAACGGAGTAGATATGACCATTAAAGGAAGCCAAATCTGAGGAAGCGGAATCTTTATTGGTGGACCTGGTGTAGGTATCTGAAGTCCTATTGGCCAATACCTAAAGGTTAGACCTGGTATCCTACCTGGAGTACCGGAAAGATCAGGTATTGGCATAAGGTTTACAAGAGTCGCTATCTTTGCAAATTCTAACCAGTAACAAAATGTGGTTATATCAGGAAAACCTGACTCTGTCCCAGAAACTGTACGAATACCTAATGGGTCTTTACCTAAAAACTGACGCACGTTGCACCCCTTATCATCACTGTCATCGGTCTGTATAGGAAAACACTTAACCGCTGACATCGCCTTCTTAAAGGCCTCCTGGTCAACGACATCATTCTCTTTTTTCTTAAGAGCATCTATGTTTTGTTTAAATAAATCGACTCTGTCTTTAAGCTCTTGGTATTGCTGTTTTTGAGTCAAATAACTTGAACCTGATACTCCATCGCTTAACACAGAAGAAGGTGAGACGTTTGGAGTCTCAAACACAACTATGTCTGCTGCCAACCTTCCTAAGTTTTTAATAGAATCTATTGTAAACTTGGCTTCATTTGGAAGGGTTTCATTTAAGTCCTTTGAGATCCTATCACGAATCTGTTTCACAGCATCCTTATAGAACTCTTGAAACTTTTCCAAGTCATTTATAAAGAACTCAGCATCACCTTCCTTAACGGACTTAGTCGATGAGTCCTTAAGTTGAGGGTCTATTAACCTCTGATCAATAGTAAGGCCCCTTTCATCTAATGTAAAAAATCTATTGAGAGGATCCATCATCTTCCAAAAGAAACCACGATATCCTGAACCTCTTCTATATAGATATGATTCTGAAATATTTTTGTCATAAAAATCCTTAATGTCGTCGGGATTCATAGGAAGTTCCGTAAAAAATATTGGAACGGAGACTAGAGGAGTAAATAGGTTTTGGCTTAAGTCCTTATTTCCAAGTATTTGGACTATTTCGGTAACCTCCTTTTGACCTTCACCATCTGGTTCATAGCTGACAACTGTTGTAAAAAGCAGCGAAGGAACACTTATTGTGCTTGCTCCAAAGGAAAAAGAGACTATTTCTTTAGACGTGTATTGGTTTATGGCGAACTTTAAGGCATCTTCAATGTTTCCATTAAAGTCTGATACTGTTTTTTTAGCAGATTCTAAAAAATCAACAGCTTCATTAGGAGATGTAATTTTTTGATAACCTGAAATAAGTTCATTAAACCTGTCATTTCTAGCTTCATAAAACGCAAGAATCGGAAGAAGGTTTAAATAGACTTCTTCGACCTTAGCTCGTATGGTCGCTGCCTTATTTGCGTCCTTTGCTTTTTCCTTCACAGAATCAGCGACCTCCTGTAACTGAGAAACACATTGAAGAAGTTCATTTGCAGCATCCTCACCGGCTTCCTTATTGTTTTTAAGGATGTCGTCCAACATACTATCGGTCAATTGGTCTGATTCTATGTCCCTAGATGGATCGAGTGGTTCTAAACATGAGTCTAGCACCTCAAGTTCCTCATCAGTAAAGGCCTGAGACTCACGAAGATCACATCGTATCTTTTCTAAAAGCTCGTTTATGTTATTGTCTGGCATAAAATTATTTACCGACATAAAAAGAAATGGGCCGTCCGTTAAGACAAGCCCATACCCATATATGAACGTTAGTTTTATTGTTGTGGATACTGAGGACTTACGTCTTCTGGTTGAACCATTAGACATTCAGTAGTCAAGAGTAAGGAAGATATTGAAGTTGCATTTTCAAGAGCAACTCGAACAACCTTAGCTGGGTCAATGATACCTGTGTCGTTAAAGTTTTCAACCTTTGCTGTCCTAGCATTATAGCCAAACCAGAAATCTTGGTTTTCAAGTTTTCCCCAAACAGAATGACCAGAATCTCCACCGTTTTCTAAAATAGTCATGAAAGGTAATTTACATGAACTTAATAAGATCCTTGCTCCGTTCTTTTGCTGTTCGTTTTCAAAGGCAAATGAATTTATTGATTCAAGAACTTCGTTTGCACACCTTACAAGAGTAAGACCGCCGCCTGGAACGATACCTTCAGCTATTGCTGCACGAGTAGCACTAAGAGCGTCATCGATACGGTCTATCTTTTCCTTGGTTTCAAGCTCAGATGCTGCACCAACTTTGATTATTGCAATACCACCCTCAAACTTAGAAAGCCTCTCCTTGTGCATAAGCTTTTGAGACTCATCGGAAGCTGAAGATATTTGCTTTTTAATGTCTTCTATCCTAGAAGCAATGACTTCTTCTTTTCCTGCTCCTCCAATGATTGTGGTGTAACCTTCACCTACGATTACTTTATCACAAGAACCTAAGACTTGGCCTGGATCAACCTTGGTAAGGACCATTCCCTCCTTTTCAGTAATGGTCTTTGCACCTGTAAGGGCTGCAATATCGTCCAACCTAAACTTACGGTATTCTCCAAATCCTGGAGCCTTTACGGCGACTGCATCTACTGAACCACGAAGCTTATTTACGACAAGAGCGTTAAGGGCCTCAATGTTTATGTTTTCAGAAATAATTAAAAGAGGTTTTCCCGCTTTTTTTGAAAATTCTAAGAAAGGTAAAACGTCTGCCAGGTTATTGATTCGACCGTCATACAACATAACCAAACATTTCTTATGTTCAGCCACGTTCTTTTCAAGGTTAGTGATAAAGTATGGTGAAAGAAACCCGCTTGAAAAGTTCATACCCTCAACAACATCAACATACGTGTTAAGAGCCTTGTTTTCTTCAATTGTGATTACGCCTTCAGGTCCTACTTTATTAATGGACTCAGCGACAAGCTGTCCGATTGTCTCGTCGTTATTTGCTGAAATCTTAGCAACATTTATTAAGTCTTCAGGTTTGACCTCTACTGCATGTTCTTTAATCTTGGCCTTAATTGCGTCTACTGCAATATCCATACCACGTTTAAGTTCAATAGGATTTGTTCCTGAAAGAACGTTTCTAAGACCTTCTTTAAATATTGCATGAGTAAGAACGGTTGCTGTAGTGGTGCCGTCACCTGCTTCAAATGCAACCTTGTGTGCAACCTGTTTTACCATCTGTGCACCTACGTTTTCAAGTTCATCGTCAAGAAAAACTTCACGAGCGACGGAAACTCCGTCTTTTGTAATTGCCAGTTGGTTGTTACGTGCTATTACGACGTTTCTACCGTTTGGACCTAGAGTCACTTTTACGGCATTTGTCAGTTTTTCAACACCGTTGAAAAGTTTTTGTCTGGCCTCTTGGTCAAACAATATGACCTTTCCTAATTTCCCCATTATGTTAGCTATTTTTTATGTAGTTTTTTACGACTTCTATCTCATCCGGTTTCCATTCAAGAGATCCTCTTGTCACTTTGTCTGATTTTCGAAGGACTGAAAAGAAAGTGTCTATTAAAAAGTCTGAAAGAAGACCTGATATATCATTTACCTCCTTTTGAGTAAATGGAATCACAGGTTTAACTTCCTGTCCAGTATAACTCTTAAATAGATAGTGTCCATCATCCGACAAAGTTATGTCAAGAGAACGACCGATAATTCCGAGACATTTTTGTTTTTCAGGGCAGTCTGGTAGTAGACCGACAATTTCTGAAAACTCTGATTCCGGAAGGACAATGTTACCCTTACCGTCTTTTATTGCTGTTATGTTTTCCACTATTTTTGGATTATTTCTTTTAGTTTAGGTTTCTTCGAAAGGGCCAGTAAAATATGAGCAAGAGTCACTACGTCCTTTCCGCAGTATTTCTTTATTTCTTCCAGACGACCTTCCCAAAAGTATTGAGTGACCTTTGAACCATCCATCTCGTCCTTAGGTGAATCGATGTCAAGGCATGCTGCAATTAAATCAAGCGGAGTAAAGCTCTCTTGCCACGCACCATGAGACCATATCTCAGTAGTGTCGACCACTTGAATCTCCCATGGTTTTTTATCGACAGTGTTTAAGATTTTAGGAGTATTGAGTCCCGTTATTAGGGACCTTTTTCCTAAGAAAGGTATGTCAAACCGTTTCACGTTATGCCCACACAGTTTAAGCAGCTTATTATCTTTGTTTGCCCCGTTTATGACATTAAAGGTCTTAACTAATACGTCCTTTTCATCCTCACCAACAATAGTCTTTAAGACAAAGTAAGGGACTCCATCTTGAGAAAACCTGATCATACCTAAACTTACGCATACCACCCTACCGAACTCAGCTTGAAGTGCAGCCTTATGAAGATAGAGGTCGTTATCAGACATAGTCTTATTCTCTGGGTGCTTGTCCATGTTTCTTAGATATTCTGTGCGTTTATGCCAGAGTTCCTGCATTCGGGGGGAAAGTTGGTCGACTGATGAAGTCTGTGAAGCCGTCTCAATGTCAAATAATAGAAGGTTTGAAAGTTGTTCTTCTGTATACATATTTATGTTTGTCTATAAATTATACACCCAAAGGTGAAACGGTTCTTGAAAAATTCATTTTTCCGCGTGACGGGCGGGCGCGATCTTAAGACTAAATAAGATAGAATAAGAATAAATAAGTAGGCTAAGGATCTTAGTATACTTAAGTTTTCTTAACCCGCCCAACCACCCATGTTTTACTAACAAAAAATCATTGGTTTTAAAAACCGCTGAAGAAAATGTAAGTAGAACTAATTTCAAATTGACCAAATGAACTTTGATAATCATCGGTATAGACTTTTCAATAAACCACCCAGGTGTATGTATTTCATATGACTTTAAGTCATTTGAATGGTTAGGAGTGTGTAACACTAAAAATACCAAAAAGAAATCTAAGCTACTTGAAGACCTTCAGTTAGCTTACGAAGGAGTCTCCTTTCTTGAATTAGGAGAAAAAGACGTCAAAGGAAACACTTACTCTTCGACCGAAAGCAAGAAGCTTGAAAATATGGTCAAGCTTTCAGGTCATATAAAAGAATGGCTCATAAAAAGAATAGACTGGAACCAACCAATTGTCGTTGCTTTTGAAGGTTTTTCATATGGGTCTTCTGGTAATTCATTAGTCGATATAGCACAGGGAACTGGAATCCTTAAGAAAGACTTGCTTGATGCCTTACTTAAGGGAAATAGACAAGGCTTATTTGTGTTTTCACCTGGAGAGCTAAAGAACTGTTTAGGTTGTAAAGGAAATGCAGACAAGCTAACTGTTCTAAATCAATTTAAGGCCGACCCTAAGATCCAAGAGGTCAGGGAAACCGGTCTATTTAAACTATTAAAAGATTATTCCTCAGACATCATAATAAAGGACAAAGTTGACTCTCCATTTATGGATATGGTCGATTCTTATCTTCCTGTATTAAAAGTACACGAGGTCCTTTTAAAATAAAATGAGGAAATGAAAGAGAAAGTAAAGAAAAGGGTTTCGACTAAGAACACAGTACATTACATTAACAACAAACAGTTTACGCAGGAGATCTTGAGATGCAAGTATGGACTTTTAAACGAAGAGACCGGTTACCAACACAAAAAAGGTGAACTGTCGCCTAAGGCAGTTGAGTTCTTTATGATACTTGTAAATAGAGCCATCCTTAAACTCAAGTTTTCAAACCCATTAGACAAAGAAGACCTTATTCAATCGGCGCTTTTTGACTTGGTAAAATACTGGCAAAACTTTGATGAGACGCGTTCTAATAACGCATTCTCATATTTTACACAGATTGCTAAAAATGGTTACGCCAAGGAATACAAAAGGATTCACCATAAGACTGGTGTGGATAAGACTGAGAGGATTGAAATAATATCTCTTAGCCATGGAGGTGAGAGCGAGATCTATTCTATATAGGGAAACTTTCATTTTTGATAAATAAGAAAAAGACAGTCGAATGTTACCACTGAATCTGATGTTTTTTGACAAGCTAGGAGAGTCGTATAACTTTAAGTTAGACACTACGATGACCAGCTCAGTCTCTGCTCCATTAATCTGGCCGGACGGCGTTTGGACAGGTAAAAACTACCTGACTCAGACTTCAATAAACCTATTTGATACAGTAAACATATTTGTATTAGAAAACGTATCTTCTACTTATAAGTTTCCTACCCTAAGTACTGGAGGTTTCATAATCTTTAAATGGAAGACAATCGACAATTCAGAAAACCTTTTTCTGTATACTGTCCAGACAGATCCGGAAAACGATGATATGCCGTTTATTGCTAAACAGGAATCAGTTGTCATAAACTTTTCTGATTTTGATTATGACTCTGTCATTGACTTAAGTTATCCTTTACAAATAAACATTGCGTTTAATCCTACCGAAGAAATTGCATACACTAGGACCATTCAAATGTTTTATAACGATGGTTCAATAGTTGGTGACGGTTTTCTTATCATGGAAATGGAAATTTATGGTGAAGGGACGGCAGAGGACGAAAGGTTTAGGGTATGGTTACAAAACTTTGGCATAAAGTTCAACCAAGAAGATGCGTTAATACTTAAAGATTATGATTTAAAGGAAGGCCTTCCTGATTGGAAGGAGATAAATCAAGCAAGGAAAGAAATATTAGTCAACCGAGACCAAGTGTTTCCATATGTAGGAACTTACAAGGGTCTTGTAAACATTATAAACCTTTTAGGGTATAAAGATGTTTTAAAGGTCAAGGAATATTGGAAGAACATTAATACTAACTCTCCATATTTCAATAAGACTGCAATGGTTGACATAACAGACCTTCTAGACGATGGAAAGATTGATTCTTTAAATCTAATAACACTTGATAAGGACATCAAGGACAGCCAACAGTTTAAAAAGACGGCCTTTCTTGCACTTGTTTATGAATTTACTAAGCCAAATGGAAACTACGATGCTGAGGGTCTCCCTGAAGTAGAGGAGACCACTGAATTTGAGGTAGACGAGATATTTTATAAGCTAAATAGACTATCAGATAAGCTTAAAAACGAGTTTCTACCTGTAAATGTCGTGATAAAGGACGTCATAGGAGAGTTTGTTTATTTTGAAAGGATACCTATCAAGTATTGGACGGATCAAACGCTGGTCTATGAAGTTCCAATCAATAATAGGTTTGACCTAAAGGTCAGTGTTCCTAATACAGACTCAATCGACTTACGGATTGAGGACGTAAAGACCCTTTATAAAAACAGTGAGGCTAACCAGTTTCCTTGGCTTTCATATAACACCGAAGGAAACTCAAGTCCATATGAATTTAGCCAAAAGTATCCGTTGTTTCAAATAGATGCGATATGTAATTTGTATTCTTCTTTTTATGAGTCACTTATAGACAATGCATTTTCAAATCATGGTAGGAGACCTGAATGGCAGTTTTCAGACGATCATGTTGGTCCAATTGGCTGTCCTATTGTTTTAGAACTTGATGTTCCAGAGTTAAGGCTTTCAGACCTTACTGGAATCACAGTCGAGGAACTTGTTCCTGAAAACATGACAATAGAAGACGGTAGACTTGTAAACTTACATGAGGTTGAATGGACGATAACAAAACCAGGCCCAAATCCTTATTATTTCAATTATAGAGGTATTGCAAAATACTTATACAGGCTTCCACATATACTTCCGTACCATGGAACATATTTAGTTGAAGCTAAGGTCCATGACCATTTTGGCGGTATGTCACCACATTATCTTCGAGTCACAGTGGATCCTACTAAGCCTTATATAGTTGCAGTTACTCGTGTAAATGATAAGTTTAATTATAGACTAAAGGATTTATATAATCTTCAAGTAAAGGATCTGGCAGGTTCTTATGTGTATGATGCAAATGCAAACATAACCAATAATGAGGATTCTTTTAATTCAATTGACATGAGTTCTAACCTGTTTAACATGTGGGAATATATTAATCAGTTTGGTATTGGAAGAAACATGTTTAATATTGAGATATTGGATGATGACACTGCCACTTTTAAGGCGTATGATGATGTAACACTTGATAGTAAATACAAAAGATGGTGGGGTGTTGCCGAGGGACAACCTGGAATGAGATTAAGGGACCTAGACGGTGTTCAGATTAAGGACATGTTTCATACTAAGATATATCAAAATGTCTGGTGTTGGGACTTTTTAAATGGATTTTACTTAGAAAGATACGAACCAGGTACGAGCATTCAGATAGGCGGTTACGTTCCATACATTATTCCGTCTTTCACTAAGCTTTCTGACCTTGTTGAAATTTTAAACCAGACCGATCATCCTGCTTTAAGTCAATACAATTTTTGGATTGAGAAAAACAATATACATGCTCAGGCAAAATATCATAGCAAGCAACTTCACCATGTTGTCATAATTTCAAAGTCAGGAGACACTTCTAGCTCAGTTTCAGGAGTCGCTCAGACTCAGGTTTCTAGCCCAGGAATAAGTAGCCCAGGTCATAGGACTAGTAAATACACTTTCTTTGAACCTGTGTGGGCATACAGCCAAACTTTTATTGATAAAATGGTCCAAAAGTTTCCAAATATCGATAGAGAGACCTTCTTCTTAAGTGCACCAACTTCTGATATAATATCAGGAATAGTGTCAGACCCACAATACTGGATAAACAAGAAGAGCTTAAAATATAATGCAGATAAGACAGAACAGACAGGTTTTTTAAAATCTGTGTTCGATGAAAACTCATTGAGCATGTCTCAGGTTAAGATAACAGACAACCAAATAGTCGTCCCTAAATATCTAAGTGTATTTTTCCTTATAAATTCAGTATGGGGAAAGACCGAGACCACTTGGTATCTAAGAAAAAGGAATTCCGATTCAACCTTTACAGACATTATAACAATAAAAGGTGGCCCGTTCTTTATTTTTAGGTTTCCTGAAACTGGAGACTTTTATCTGAGGGCAGAAGTTAAGGACAATAAAGGAAACATTCATGAATTGGACTACGATCCGGTCGTTAAAGTCCTTGAAAAATCAGATTACATAGAATTTATTGAAAATAGGTTAAATGAAAGAAAGGTCAAGATTTTAAAGAACCTTTAACCTATCAATAAATAAAAAAAACTATACAGTAATGGCATTTAATACGGTCGAGATACCAATTGACGAAATTTTAGACACGGATTTTTATCCTGAGGTTGCAACCAAATCAAACGCAAACTTCGCCCTAGTAAAAGATCAAATAGAGGCTCTTTTAAACGGGTTTGAGATAGACATCGCCGCTGGTAAAATAGGAGTCGACACGCCAGTTAACACAATAAGGGTAAAAAATTTAATAGTCGAAAACGGGACAGTTCTTTTTACAAAGACAGGACCTTCTCAGACTCTGTTCAGCGTCATAATCGATGGTTCTAATGAATCTTTAATGAACGTTGACAAGCTTGTTGCTGATACATCGTTAACTTCAGCTGCTCTTACTGTCACCGGAGCATCTTCTACTCAGACTTTGACCGTGTCTGATGATGCCACTTTTAGTAAATCATCAAGCTTTGTGTTTTCTCAAGCAGAAGATTATGAAGAGACACAAGTTGCTCTGACTTATGATTCAGGCTGGGCAGTAGGAACAGTTAACCTGACTAGTGCAAGTCGTAGAAACATATTTTTGACCTTAACTATAAACGGTGAGCTTTTAATCTATAACCCAGGAACAAGCAGCTGGAACGGGTCTTTAAATGGAATTAAGCTTTATGTTAAGGTTGATGGAACTGCACCGGTTGAAAAGGGGCAACAATTTAACCTGTTCCTGGCTAAGATTCTTTCAGGCACAACTCAAATATTTCAAAGCTGGACGACTTTTGCAAACAGCAACACCAAGTTCGTTTATCTTTATCCAGATACCACAACTGGACAAAGTGTGGCATTTGGAAACAATAACCCAGGAGCTAACCCTAACATTAAGTTTAGCAACAATCCATTAGATTCATTTATTGGACTTTATGCAACTGTGCTTTCCGATTCATCTGATAACAATGGAGTGACAACCAACCGATTTATTATAATCGGAGACCGTAACATGAATTACGTCTAATCATACAAATAAAAATAGAAGCAAATGGCAGTAACTTCTTTTATAAAACCCATTACCACTAGGAAGGGGATATTCTATTCATTTCAAAGTGCTAATGATGACTTAACATTGACATTTAATAACAGTGTCAATAAAGCTAGGTTTACGCACTTTGCTTTGCTAAGGCTTCCAGACATTGGGGTCCCAACCGCATTATATGGCAATAAGTTAGTTCCTAACAACTCAGTACAGTTTCTTGCTCCAGGTGAAACACCTTTAATTGAGGGATTGAACACAGACCAAAACATAAACTTGGCTGAGAGTTTTCAAAACTATGCATTAAACTTTGAAGCCCTATTACTTTCTTTGGATTCTCATGATAGAAGTCTAAAGCAAAAGGTTTCTGAAAGGATCTTTTGGAAATGGCTCAAGGAGCTTGGAGCTATTCATTGGAGAGATGCAAATGCTCTTGAAAGAAATGCAAATGCTCTTTCTTCAGATGCCCTTAGGTTTACTGAGATGGATGAAAATGCAACCATTTACAACCGTGTCGTAAAATACATTGGTGAAATTGACGTAGTAAACAGCGTTAAGACCAAAGACAATGCATACAGTGAAATTTATATTTACGTCCCAACAAATGTAGGAACAACTCCTCATGTCTTATTCAAGACAGTTGACGATGTCAATTATACTCCAAACATGATTGTCACAAACAATCCTGCTGACCCATTAGACATAGAGTTTCTTTCAGGCAGACATTATTCAGATGTTCATCCATATGGACTAAATACTAACGGCTTCTTTGATCTTGATGATGCAAGCGTCACCTCACAGATTGCCGAGATGCCTACTTCCAATGCAATGCCTCCGTCTTATTCGACTGGAAGATGGTTTAATGGAACCATCAATAATTCATATTATACTGACAGTGACTTTTCATTGGCAAAAAACCAATTGATAAAGAAGACCAAGAATTCAGTCACAATCGATTATGTAAGAAATACGCTAGACGGAGTTGTTATAGACTTTGATCTTGCTAATTACAAACTGGCAAGCGAAAATCCAAGCATTAAGACCTTCTCTTCGTTTAATGACTATGTTGCTAATAAAAACTTTGAGTTTAACGTAGTACTTCTCTACTATGAAGTATTTGATCCAAACAATCCAACCGACTCTGCATTAAACTTACACGGCGTACTATTTTTAAATAAAGTCGAACAAAACGGTCTTGAGTTTAGAATCCCATACATAACTAAAAATAGACCAGATGTAGTAACTAAGGTTAACGGAGATGCTTTTGCATTTAAAGTTAACGTCAAGACTGATAACTCAGTCGAAGATGTTAGGGTAGAGCGTTCTATAAATGATTTCTCCACGTTTTCATTAGACCTGTTCACCGACCTTTTGACAGTATATAGAAACCTTTCTACCTCGTTTAACGATAAGTTATTGGAACTTGAAACCCTTAAAGGAGAGTTACAATCAGCTAAGGACTCAATACTTAACACCTCGTTTATAAATGGAATGCAACAAAGGCTATCCACACTTGAAAATTCGTTACAAAACAGCCAAAATCTGTTTGATAATTCTAATGCATTTTCAAAACTATTAGAAAAGATAAGCTCAGACCTAAACAATTTCATCGAAGGCAACACAAGTGTTGAGGTCAGCTATAATTCAGACGTTATTAAGTCAGGAGATGGAGTCAGGATTGAAAGAAAACCAAACAGGGTGACTGTTCATAACGACAACCAGACCTTTAATATTAGCAACAACTCTATATATGATTTAGAGTTCTTTAGAACTCTTCCTTTGTCTAAGTTTGCTAACTATTACAGACACGAAAAAGGAGGTAACAGTTTTGTTTCTCCAAGTGACATAACTCTTAAGATTGACGATTCAAGTGTTACTTGGAAAAAAGGTCAGACTTTTGATTTGGTGTTTAGTGACCCAATCGACCTTGGAAGTAATGACATAACAATAGTGACGGATGCAAACAACCTTTTAGGTAACGGAACATATGGTAAGACTATCACTGTATTATCTCAATCAGATTTTGGCACCGATATGACCCCTATTTTTAGGCTAACATGTATCGACCAAGTGGGTCTAAATTTTAGAGTAGATAAATTAAGATAAAATTTCTAGAGGATGACAAAAAAGTATACATTTGCAGACCTTCTGCAAGACTTAGGGGTTCAAATAACTAACATGCAAGAGCTTTATAATAAGCTCTCATTAGTTCTTTCAACTCAATCTGATAGCGTACAGATAAACCAGGTTAAGTCCGACGGTACGATAGCGTCAATTCTCGTCCCATCATTTGGATACCTAAGCGGTAAGATTGATAACGTTCAAAAGACGTTTGATTCTCTTTTAAATGCAAACGGAAACACTATTGGAATAAAGAGTGAAAACGGAGACGTTAGAAAGTTTCAAATGACTGACCTTGCCTCACTTGTTCAGGACTTAGAGACAATAAATTCAGCAGCTTTAACTGCTCCTACTTCTTTTCAAGTAAAGAATAACTGGTTCTTTGAGTCCTTTATTGACCCTCTTCTTTATGTCTCAGTAGATGTTGCACTTTATGTCAATGACGATATAGACAGGTTTGAAGTTCATAGAATAATCATAAACGACTCTGACGATGATATTTCGTCTTATTTTGATCAAACATATAAGGGTGTGAACTCTATTAATTATTCAGACCTTATAACAGACCTTAACGAAAGAGGAATATCATATAACGAAGACATTAACATAGTCGAACTTCCTCTTGCTATTAATAGGAATCGTGGGGTGTTTGATATCTTAAAAATATACGAAGATACTTTCGTTGAATCCATTAACGGTGAAACTCTTACTTCTACTGTTAAGAAATATAAACTAAACACAATAAAATACACAGACATCACAGTGTCTGATAAGCCAAATAAGATTTTAGCAATAGGTGATTCTTTTATAACTGCTGACAACTCAGAATACATCATAGTTTCAGTCGATAAGACTCAAAACACAGTTGTCTTAAAGAGAGTTTTTGGTACTCAGGGAATTTCACAAGGTGCTTCTGTTCTTAGGATTAAGCCTCTACCTTATAAAAAACCATCAGTTCAAGTAAACGTAGGTTACAATGAAAGAGAGGTAATCTTCTTAAGACCAATTAGTGCACGTCTTGATTTAACCACAGATTTTCTGTCTAATGGATTTGGAGTGTTTACTAATGAACTTCAAATAACATTAGCAGACGGTTCTACTACTACCCTTGATTCTTTCTATAAGAATTTCGTATCAGATTTCGGTATGTTGTTTATGTCATATGCAAAGGAAAAGAAGGTTCCTTCTGTTTTAGGAGCTGTTCCTGATGCTCCGTCATTAGATGTAAGTAACTTTAAGGTTACTCAGGTAGACCAACATATCACAAACACAGCAAACACTAATGATATAAAGAGTAAGCTTTCTAAGAAAGAACAGCTTAGTACAAACATAAAGGAAATCGACAAGTCTATTGATCAGATCAAGTCTGACCTTAACACTAACAAATCGTTAAACCCTTCTCAAAAACTTAAATTAGAGAAGGACCTTAAAACTAAGACAGACCAAAAGCAAGTTGCTTTTAACCAGATGTCTACAACTGTTAAGGAAATAAGCCTTGCTGTTCAGAATACTCCACAGTTTATAGTAGCACCTAAACATAGGGTTCGTGGTTTTTGGCACCTGCCTTCACCTAAAGTAACAGCATATGGAACTCAAGAAGTTGTTCAATTTAAAATAAGGTATCGTTATCTTAGTCAGACTGGAACTTCTCCAAACGCTGAACCTATATCATATGTAGATCAAAATGGAACTAAGAGGACAGGTTTCTTCTCTCCATACCAAGAATACCTTTCTGAACCTAGAAAGAAAATACTTGATGAATCTACTGGTTTTTATAAATGGCAAGAAGAAAACACGGCTGACCCAGACACAATTAATTGTAACCAACTTGAAATTCCTATAAGAAAGGGAGAATCAGTCGAAATATCAATTAAGTCGATATCTGAAGCAGGCTTCCCAGATAACCCAATAATGTCTGAATGGTCAACTCCAATAATAGTGCAGTTTCCATCAGATGTTGCAACTGCTGAGGAAGGAACCATTGCTTCTCAGAAGATATTCTCTGAAGAGGCTAAGATTGCTTTTCAAGAAGAATTAAACTCTCGCGGTTTGGACCTTCACTTACAGTCTGCATTTACCAAAGGTGATAAATACTATGCTCATACCCTAAGCGATGTTTCTAGCGGATTCTTTGGGTCAAGTGGTGAAATCATAGATGCATACACCAAACTTAAGGAAATGGCTGACACAATTGCTCAAATTCAAGCAAGCATTGCAACCGCAGTTGGTCAGATTGATGTTAAGATATTAGACACCAACGGAAACGAATTTTCTGTCGTAAACGGAAAGACCGTAAACTTATTTGCAGGTAACTACCAAGACAAGATTAAAGTTGTTGGTTCTAGTTCATATCGTCACGGTGCAATCGTTTCTGCAGAATACACAATCTCTATACGTAACACATCAAGCACTCCGCTTGAACTTGTATCATATTTAGTAGGTGGTATAGATGAGGGGGCTCAGGTTTCTTATCCAGGTGGTGTCCAAGATGCAGACTATGGAAAGAATAGAAGGTACGATAAGGTTCCTATCACAATAAACAGTCAAGTAGCTGGAGAAATAGGTGGAATAAAACAAAAGACTGGTCTTCAATCGTCTCAGGTTCAAAGTCAATTCATATACTTAAGATATAAGGATTTTGGTCTTTCTAAGGACCTTAGGGCTGGTGATAAAATAGACCTAACCACTCCGACTTCTTCTACTAACCCTCTGTCATATACTCAGCAGACAAGCTATGCATACGACGGTCGCGACATAACATACGCTAGCCAGACAAGAAAGGTTCCATTTAATTTTGGACACTACCTTCCGTTTAATCCTAACTTATCATCAATTGTTGTTGGTGGTACTAATACTATTAACTTTAACACCGATACTAATGTTTGGGATGGAACTTTCACTGGTTCTACTGCAAATGGTAGTGGATACTTGTCTGAATTTTGTATTCATAAGTCTCACCCAGACCTTGATTATTTAGGTTTTGACGCAGACACAACTTCACACATAGCTTCTTATTTTAGACCAGCATACACAGCAAGCGAATACAATTCAGGAATTCAAAAATCGCTTCCATTTGCTCAAGGTCTTCATTTTGAAACTTCAGTTGATGAAGGGACCAATATATTTGGTGTTAAATACTATGCACAAGCTGAATATCAAGTTTCAACTGATGCAGGTTTAGCAAACTCACAGTCTTCTACCACCTTAACAGATAGGGACTTTCCAATTAAAATCGGTTTCTCACCAAACGATGAATTCTTAATAGGAAGGTATACATGTGGTTCTTATCTTTTCATAATGCCTAACACCTATGAAACTATATCAGTTGACGGAAATCACCCAACTCTTTCTAGGAAAATAATCACAGCTGGTACAGAGAATTCAATTAACATACCTCTTATATTCCAATTTAGATGTTCAGACAAGCTTGGATATATTGGTGGTTTTAGAACTAATGAAACACTTACTAATATAAAGTATAGTAAGACTGTTGGTTTTGACATTTATGTAAAGGGTCAGACACCTTTTTCATTTGACGTAAATGTCAACTGTCAGTTTAAACAGGACACAAATACGACAACTAACTTGGTATCTGATACAGGTTCACAATCCGTATTAACTGTGTCTTAAAAACTATATATGATGAGTGAGTGTAGAATACAAGAAAATTCTTCCAGGTTCCTCTAGCTTTCAGTTAGTCAGGAGCAACCCTAAGCTTACAGGTAACGTAAAAGTTACGGTAGACAGCGACCAAAACGTTTGGTTAAATTCAATCGATGCAAACGATGAACTGGCCAAGGATATGTATAAACGTGTCCCAGTGGACGTTACTAAAGGACATGAGACCAATTTATTCTCATTCTTTAATGACGGCTCTACTCCGCCAGAAATAGTGTACGACCTTAGGGAAAAAGTAAACACCAATTCAACTTCATTGAGGTTTGAAGACCAATATGATTTTTCTAACTATTTTAGTGGAGTCAAATATTTAGTAGATAGAAGATACGACGAAAAATTTAGTTTTTTTGCTCCAATCTATCTTAAAAGTGACCTTCCAGATGTCTTCGTTATCTTTAAGATAAAGGGCCCAATGGAAGGAAACGTTACTCAATCTAAGGATTCTTATCCAATCGATAAGAACCAATACATGACCGACCTCTTAAAAAAGGCAGAGATTGTAAAGGTTTTTGATCTTTCAGGCGAGTCTAAGATTGGCTCATACATTAGAAATATCATAAACAACCCCCTGTTTCCGGACAATCCTCTTGATATTAACTTTGAAAGGGATAGATTTAGCTATTACAATGGAATAGCATATAAAACCGGAGCCTTTGCAGCAGCAAGCGAAAACTTATATTCATTTTTTCAAGAAGGGAACCCTATTCGTGCATTCGAAGAGTATATTACGCTTGGATACCAGAGGAACAATATCATATTTCCAAATATCTTAAATCTTGAGTTTCTATTTAATGATGAAACTGCAGAAGACTATGAATTTAACAGGTATTTTGGTTTTTATTGTAACCTAGTAGAACTTGATTCTGCTATAATGGACACTGAGACTCACTATGACCTTAAGTTAAACAATCCTAAGTTTAGGTCAAGGTATCAGCCTGATGACTCTATTAAATTTATTCAAACCAACCCTAATGGTTTAGAGTTTTATTTTAAGTTCGTTGAAAAAGGAATAACTTCAATTTCATCTGCTTTTTCAGATGATAAAAACATTTTCTTTTCATATGTTCAAGGAAGAGATAAAAACCTTCATCTTATAAAGCCTAACAACTTTGAATACATAGACCAAGATTCAGGTAAACTTACTTTGACCACGACTAAGACTGACATCGGAAGCTTTTTTGGTCCAGGAGAAGTTTTCATTGAAGATTCGGCTGATTTGTTTATTGGAAAAAGCCAAAGTTTTGCTGAGATTGAGGTTCTTGGAAACTTTAGGACCGGTGATTCAGTTAAACTATATCACCCAGGAGGAACTAAAAAATCAGGTTTACTTCGATATGATGAATTCATAGCTGTTGAAGGATATAACGATCCTGACCTTGATAATCCAGGAGACTTTTATGCATACCATTCAGATTCCGGTACAGGCGACACGTTTTATTTTAACTGCCTTGGAACAACTGAACAGGTTGCGTCTGCTCTATTGGGCTGTATAAATTCAGTTAAATACAAACCTTTTATTGGTTTAGGATATAAGAATCGTCTCTGGGTGAAAATAAATTCACCAGGTAATCATGACCTCCAATTTTCATTTGAATATTCATCTCTAGTTTCAAACACATGGGATGTCATTAAAATAAACGGGTATGAAAGCCAAACCTATTTAGAAAATCATAAGTTTAACTTCATAGGAGGAGACTCTTATGGTTATCATTTAGTGGTTGATTCAGGTCATAAAAATAAAATAGATTCGACCATAACAATTATTGATGGTGAGCCTTCATATGATCTAGTAGTTGAAACTGATAAAAATTGGGTAAATGTTGTTAAGACTGCTCATGCAATTGAGTTCATAACATCAGACGACCTGTCTGACCTTAAAAAAGCTGAGTTAGCTGTTGCTAATTATGACCTTAAGATCGGAGTCTTTTTAGAAGAAAAGGCTCAACCTAAGCTTGTAAATACACTTGCACAGTTCCGTAGGCAATTCCATTTTAGGATAGGGGTTCTATCGGTCCTTGACCTTATGGATTTTGACTTCGATCCATATTCTAGCACATATTCCAGATTTCAGGAGATGGACCTTTATAAGGATTTCTATGTTCCTGAGGGAGTAAATGGTCTTGACCTAACAAACTTTACATACACAATAGTTGGAACAGGTTCAATAAGTATTGACGGAACTGTTTATGAAACTGGTGACCTTATATCAGGAACAGGAACTAAATCATTTACTGTTACAAGTGGAGATCCAATTGTTATTAAAAATAATGTGGCAACAAACGGAGACATTCGCTTAGACGTGCCTCTATGGGATGAAAACGAAGAGCTGAAAAGGTTTAATGGGTTTTCAACTATTCACAAGCAATCAGCAGTTTCTGATAATACGTCAATTGAATATCAGTTTAGGGACAAATATGTAGACTCAGCCCTTTCTGAATATGAGATTTTAAATGAAGTAAACACTAAAGACTTTGCAATAAAGAGTCAAATAATTCCATACATCTGTAAGTGGGGATATGAAAAGAGCCTAGACATTCGGGACAATCCATATCGTTTAAACACCGAATTTGTGTTTGGTCAAGACAATTTTGCGCCTAACCAAAACGAACCTACTGCAAACCCTTCACGGTTTACACATGAATGGTTCTATATTGAGTCTGCGTTTGATTATTTAAACGATGAGTCTTTGGTTAAAAAGAACTATTTTTATTTTGACCAACCATTAAACTTGTCTAATTTATTAAATGATAAGGATGAGTTTTTAAATTACTTTGCATATGCTCCATTTTTTGGACAGAAAGAAGTAGCTAGAACTCAACATAGATACACGATAACCGACATTGAAGGTTCGACAGGTCTTTATGAAACTCTATTTAAAGGATTTAGAATCTCATTTAAAGAGATTGCTCAGAATCTCGGTCAAGAAATAGATGGTAAACCTAGTTATGTAAGAAATTCTGACAGGTTTAAAGACTATAAGTTCACGTCTCTTTTAAGGGTGATACCAGAAAACATGTGTTCTGATTCAACTCAGCCAATACGATTTAGATTTATTGAACATAAGGACTATAAGTTTGTCCTTCTTTTAATTGACATAGTATTGAGCTCGAATTATGGTGATACTACCATTGCTCCTAATTTCTTATCAATAGAGCCGATGTCTCCAGGTGCAACTGACGACTCTAAGGTGACTCTAGATAATTTTTATGATGTAAATCCTTACTTTAACTTCCTTCCATTCTTTCATGGAATATTTGGAGACTATAGAGTGAACGTAAACTCTAATGGATTGAGTGATCTTTCCTATGCATTTTTGTATTATGCAAAGAATAAAAAATACAATACCCTGTTAGATTCGTTCTCTAACATTACTTTGACTCGTAAAATAGATTTTAGCACTTCAGGTGTTTACATAAACAATAACAGGATATTCATAAAGAGTATTCCTAACCCAAACATTCCTAAATGGGTTTCTCAGTTGGACGATGAAATCCGTTCAGTTGATACTAATGCATTGCTTTACATGAGAGGTCCACAGATCTCTACGCTGTCTCAGTCATGTTTTGGAAGTGAATACGTCCTAAGTGCTAGAAATGGTGTGTTTAGTTTTGCAGATTCAATGCTAGATTCTATTGTTAAAAACGATATTCAGATAACTGATAGGTTCTATAATGCAGTTTCTGCAACCAATGCAAACTCTTCACTGTCTAACCTTGCAATAAGTGAACCTAGCTTACCTTTGAGTGGGCCGTATTATGGAGTTCCATTAGACCTTTCATATTTTGTCCCAGCGTTTAACCAGGCTCTTTGGAAAGTCTATAGATTTTTCCAGATAATGGGAGGTAAGGACTATTACACTCAACTTTTCGGAAAATTGTCATTTTCTAAGTTTAAGGAATTTGTTAATAATATGTCGTCTGTCATAGAATACGAAACATGGCAGCTTGATTCAAACGGAAATGCAGTTCAATCATCAGACACTGAGTTTTACGTTGAGATTGAAGAACCTGTTGAATTGGTTAAAAAGAGTTTCCCTAGTTCAACTCCTGAATATCTTCAAATTATTGCAAGTAAACCAAAAACAACTGCAGCTGGAAATAAACTCAAGAAACAATCTCTTGAATTAAATCCTCAGTTGGCTGGCTATCAATTTGTCAGAAACGAACTTAAATCAAATGCAACAATTTTTAGGTATAACGGTGGATATGAACCAATCTTTAAACCTCTAGTTGCATTTAAGAAAGAATTTGAAGCAACATTTAGTGGAACCCCGGATCCCCAAATAGTTTCATTAGCAAACGTTAGGCTAAACTTAAATGATCCTGATATATTTGACATTAAAAACTTCAATCATATAAAAGTAGCAGACACCAGAATACTCTTATTAGAAGAGGATGACCGTTATCTTCCGCAATATCCATTAATCGGAGAGGTTCCAATAGGTCGTGATGATATGTTTTTATTACAATCTAACTGGGACTGGGGCTATCATTGGAAATACTCTGATAGGTTTTTTAAGAATCCAGTGTCAGGGACTTTAAGAATAGAAGAAGATCAAAACTTCTTAGCTAAGGTAATGAACCTTCCATTAAACCTTGAAATCAATATTTTCAACTCTCAAAAGGTTACCCAGGACATCGATTCAATAGACATGACTAATTTAGATTTGGCATGGCAGGAAACTAACACAGAGGTAGTTGGACGAATTAATGTTCAAAAGATACTTCGAGACTATTTGTTTAATGCAGGAGTTCAATCTTCATTTACCTCAACATTTGTCGATTCAACGAATACGATTTTAACTGTGAATAATGATTTCTTAGGCAAGCTTACACTTACTGATTACATCAATTCATATATAGTTTCAAACTTAATACCTCTTTATGATATAAATTCGGTGGAATTTTATTCCAAGGAAAGTAAGACTGTAGTTTCAAATACCCAATCAAGAGGTTCAATAGTAAACACAGTTGGCTTTCAGTTTCTTTCAAACGATTCATCAAGGTTTCAACAAGG